TCAATGGGCTCTCAAGGCGGGACAGGTGGCACTGGAGGAACCGGCGGAACTGGTGGTATTGGATCAACTGGGTCTCAAGGAATTCAAGGGTCGCAAGGAGGCACAGGCGGCACTGGTGGCACTGGTGGGATTGGCTCTACAGGGTCTCAAGGAGGCACTGGTGGCACTGGAGGAATAGGATCTACAGGGTCTCAAGGAGGCACTGGTGGCACTGGAGGAATAGGATCTACAGGGTCTCAAGGAGGCACTGGCGGCACTGGAGGAATAGGGTCTACAGGATCTCAAGGAGGCACAGGCGGTACTGGCGGAACAGGAGCAAGAGGCGCTTCGGATTGGACTCCTAATTTTGGTGGAGGAGTTACTTATGGAGCAGATAGCACGTCATTTGTAAAAGCTTCTGGAAATGCAAATACTTGGGATGGACACCTTTATTCCACTCAAAGTTATACTAGAGGTGTTTACTGCTCAATGCGATCTAATACTACTGGAGTATATGTAATGATTGGATTAAACACTGATCCAACATTAGATGCTTCATATACTAGTATTGACTATGCTTGGTATTTTGTCGGAGATGGAACGTTAAGAATTTATGAAAATGGATCAGATATTGGTCAATCCGGTTCTTATACAACAAGTACAGTATGTTCTATAACTTATGATGGATTTAATATAAGATATTGGAAAGATGGAGTAGTTCAAAGGACAGTTTCAAGAGCTGTAGGAAGTCCTTTATATTTAGATGCAAGTTTTTATACTATATCTTCTACATTGGGATTAACAAACGTAGCTTTCGGGCCAATGGGTGAGTCTGGAAGCGCCGGGTCTGCTGGCGCTACAGGAGGCACTGGAGGCATTGGTTCTACTGGAGCCACAGGTGGAACTGGTGGGACCGGAGGTACTGGCGGGATAGGTTCAACTGGATCTCAAGGTATCCAAGGTTCTCAAGGTGGAACAGGAGGCACTGGAGGAATAGGTTCGACTGGATCTCAAGGCATACAAGGATCTCAAGGCGGAACAGGCGGAACAGGCGGAACTGGTGGAATTGGTTCTACAGGATCTATAGGCTCTACTGGGTCTGCTGGCCGAAACGCGTTTACTACAACTACGGCGGCATTTACCATGCCAGCGGTTTCCTCAACTGTTGTAGTGAGCGTAGGAAATACTGACTGGATGCAAGTAAGTCAAATTATATATATAGAAAACGCTGGATACTTTTCAATTAATTCTTGGAGTAGCACTACTTCAGTTACTTTAACAAATGTTGGATACACTGGGAACGCCGCACAAAATACAGTCATATCTACTGCTAGAAGAGTGGGTCCAGCAGGGCTCATTGGAGTTACTGGTTCTCAAGGAGGCACAGGAGGCACAGGTGGCACTGGAGGAACCGGCGGCTTGGGGTCTACCGGATCTCAAGGCATTCAAGGCTCGCAAGGGGGAACAGGAGGAACAGGGGGAACTGGTGGCACTGGCGGATTAGGCTCCACTGGGTCTCAAGGAGCTGGAGCTACTATAACAAACAACGTAGACAACTATGTTGTTACAGCTACTGGTTCAGGATTAAATGGTGAAGCGAATCTAACATTTAATGGTAATAAATTAGGAGTAGCTGGATCTATAATGGGCAAAGGAACATCTTATATTCTTGCTGCTAATGGAGCTATACCATTTGATTTGAACTACGGAAATGTTTTTGTTGTGCAAATGAATAGTGGCGTTAGCGCTACTTCTGTATCATTTTCCAGTAGAGGATCGGCTACAGGAAATGCTGAAACTGTAATAGCAGTAATTAAATATCTTGGAAGTAATGCGATTACTTGGACAGGATCTGGAATATACTGGCCCGGAGGTATAAATCCTACATTAACTAATGTGAATGGAAGATGCGATGTTTTTGCTTTCACTTCTATTAGTTATAATAGCGGATGGTTTGGATCTATAATAGCTCAAAACTTAGATAGCACAGGATTTACTATATGATTTTTATAGGATCTGGATTAACAAACTCTTGGGGATTGCCATATATTAATCCAAATTTTGGCACAAGTGGATCAAGCGGATCAAGCGGAACAGGAGGCACTGGAGGAACCGGAGGTACTGGGGGTACTGGAGGGGGATCTGCCGTCAACTTTACCCAAATAAGATTCGAGGGCGGATCTTCTACAAGCGGAACGCCGGGGGCAAGTAATTGTATTTATGAAATCTATTTGTTTGTAAATGGGCAAGTAGAGTTGAGGTTGGGGAACTGGGCAAATACTGGAGGAATATCTGGGCATTATAGCGCCACAGGATCTGGAGTCTCATTCTCGCCAACAGCGAATACTACTTATGTTTGGAATGCTGCGATAACTGCTACTACATTTTATTCTAGCTATCAATATATAAATGGAGCGTTAAGCGCATCCGGATCAACAGCTCCATCGTTGGGGGCCTCTTCTACAGGAACTTGGCCTCCAAGCGGTTGGACAAGTTTACAAAATGGAAGCGTAGACGACAGCTTTGTAAATGTTCCAATAACTTCAACTACTTTTTTCGGCACAGCTAGAACAATTGCGTATGTTGGAAGCAATGCTTACATCACATTCGGATCAGGATCTAACGCCTATTTTAGTTTAGGTACTACAAATCCGGGGCTTGATAAATTTATGTTTAACGCGGCAGATAGAAGCTATCAAAGAGTAGCATATAGAACAGGATCTAAATAATATGCCAGCACCAACAATACGATATGATTTTACTCAAGGATATGGAGCAAGCGCTTTAACAGCGTTTAACACTTCAATTCCTGATTTGAGTGGAAATGGAAACAACGGAACTGTCAATAATATGACGGCGGATGCTAATTGGCTTGGATCTTTTAGGTGCGGAATGTTAGATATAAATAACACAACAAATACTAGCGGCAAAACAATACAATGCGCAAATATTACTCATCAAAATGACTACTCTATTCATATAGGAATACAAACTGGTCCAAGCGGGGCAATGGTTGGTTTTCCATGTATTATAGCTGGAGCTTACGCTTCTAGCACTCATGACTGGTGGATTGGATGGAATGATACTTTTGGCCCTATGCGATATTCAAGAAATGGAGTCGCTGTTTTATCAAGCTCTTCTTATGGTAATATAGCAAATACTTTTTATATGGTTGCAGTAACTAATGATTTTACCGGCGGTGGCGCAGGATCAATATTTAAAATTTATAGAGCAAATGGAACAGATGGGGGAACAGCAACTGGAGGCCCATATGCAGCCTCAACAGCGGGAAGAGTGGGAATCTGCAAATATGGAGGATTCACGGATAACTATCAATCAGCAATTCGTTTAGGTCATTTTATGTTTTGGAATGGATCTAGATTAACGGCAGCAGAACACGATGATATAGCAAGAAGATATTATTTAAAATACAACTTTACAGCTTTAGTTTAAATTATGAACCAATATTATTACATGAAATGGGACGACGCATCTCAGTCGTACATAATGCAGTATGGCCCGACTTTCTTGCCAGAAAACTTTGGAGAAACTTCTGGCTTTGCAAATGTCGCAATAAATTCTCCAGACTTAATGTTTGATTTAAGCTGGACTGGTTTAGCGGGCTATGCTTTTTGGAAATTTATAGATTCAACTAAGCCAATTTGTGGGGTTAATCAGAAAATAAAATCTCAAATTTCATTAGACCAAAATCTTAAGGTCGTCAATATACAGTATTTTCTTGCTGACTTAGATTCTGCAGATATAGAAACATTAGATAAAATTTTTATTGCAAACGTTACTCCAATAAGAGACCAGTATTTGAAAATGACTGATTTCACTCAAATCCCTGACGTGCCAATTTCTCAAGACGCAAGAACAGATTTTGCTGTATTTAGACAACAGTTAAGAGATTTGTTTAATGTAGAAGATCTTTCTACAGTAACTTGGCCTATTATTCCTACATCTGCGCCGAATATTTCTATACCGCCTTTTCCTCATATGCCAAAATATAACCCAGATCAGACTATTTTTGTGTAATTATAACATATGAAGGTTGTTGACATAGCTCAAGAAATATATTTTGATTTAAATAGCCCAAGCGATTTAAGTATCGCGGCTATAGCTTTTTGGGTTAGAGCGAATGTCGGGGCGCTTAATAGTTATCTTTTTTCTAATTTTGTAGTTGATGAAACAACCTATGAGATAGTTGACGCAGACAACACAACAGTTCAAATAGATATTAATGCTGTAGCAATCCTAAAAAAGATGTACATAATACACAGATATGCTGTAATCATTAGATCTAAATTGACTTCTACAGATTCCGATGATGTTATAGAAGTAACTCACAATGACACAAAGGTCAGAAAACTAGATAAAAATCAACTGATAAAAACAGTAAGCGCCGAAAAGAAACAAGAGGAAGAATCCCTAAAGTTGCTAATCAGCGCCTACAGAGGCAAAAAGTTTGTTCCCGGCCAAGTTGTTGGAGACGATATTGTTGCTGGAGCTTTTCCAGACAATTATCCATACATCAGATCAGGAAGAACTTATGGCTATACTGCTTATTAATATTCTGCGTTGTCTTCTAGAATTTTAGAGATTTGATTTATCTCAAATTTAATCTTTTGCTTCAAAGACTTAAGCTCTGCAACGACATCTAGTGTTTGCTTTTTTGTTTTGCAAGATCGCAGCTTCTCCAAGAGTCTTTCGGCCTCCGCTTCATAGAACTCAGAGGTTTTAATAAGCATATCTAAATTGTCCATAAAAAAAGGGGGAGCTTTCGCTCCCCCAGTTGTTTTAGCGACTACGGCGAGTTGCTCGCTTGGTCAAGCTTTGAGGATCTGATGCAGCAGAAAAGCCGAATGCGTTACGAGGCATACGCTTAGCATCGGTTCGATGCTGATTGATCTTAACAACCTTCTGAACATCAGTTACCGCAAATGTTCCTGCGGCAGACTCTGTAACCGTAATAGTGTACTTATTCATAGCAACTATATTGTTGCGGCGATATAAAAAAAGTCAAATTATTTTATAGGAATTACATTAACTTTTTCTTGTTCTTTTTTAGGAACGATTATCTTTAGAACACCATCTTCAAGATGAGCAATAGATTCAGAAACGACAGCAGAGTTTGGCAGCTTGTATTCTGCTGAGAATGGGGTTCTCTTGTTTCCTTGTTTTGGAGAAATGGTGACGCAAACAACATTTCCTTTAGAAGTAACAGTTATTTCATTCTTTGAAAAGCCCGGAGTGTCAAGCTCTAATTTGAACGCCTCTTCTGTTTCTTTCCACAAGTCTAATGTTAGGTAGCTGTTTAGTTCTTTAGTCAATTGAGTTGATGATTTAAGTGTGTAATACATAGGTATCTCATTTAAGCAGAGGCCGTGCCACTATATTTTCTTTAGTTTTTCTATGTTTTTACGAATCTTTTGAGACTTGCTGAGACGCTTTGTCTCTTTAGGTGGGTCAACAAGGAACGAGTCTCTGATAAGAATAAATAATTCAACAACTGATTCTCTTGAGAAGTGGCTGTTTTCAGGAGCGACAGGAGAAGTATCTTGCCATTCAATAACAAAATCAGCAAGAGCTTCTAGCTTTGGGGTGTGTGTCGCCTCTTCATTATTAACTGGAATAGAATAAGATTTCTTGAAAGTAAAAGTTTCTTCTAGTTGATACTTCTTGACATGAATTAAGATGCCTTTATTTTTTTTAATCCAAGCAACCTCGTCGTGTTCATATTGAGCGTGACGAACATCTGGGATGCAAATTATTCTATCGGACTCAATTTTTGGTAGACTAGAAATTTTTTTAGCTAGTTTTCCAATCCAATGAGTTCCTTTAGATTCTTCACGTTTTACTTTAGCATAAAAAACTAAGAAATCTCTAATAAGAGCCTTCTCTTCTCTTGAGCATAGTATTGGATTTATATTATACATAGACTTTAAGGCTTCGCGGCACTCCTCCTTCAATTCGTCGGCCAAAGCCATGCGCTCAAATGCATATCCAGAGCCTTCAAATAAAACTCTTAGCATATTGCACAAAGAGTCTTTGCCGTCTCCTGCTAGTCCTGATATTCCTATTATTTTGTTCATTTTAAAAATACGCTCCAATCAACATGGTTTTTGAAATCAATCGCATCACTTGCTAATCTTGGGGCCATTGGCTTTGGCTTTCTAATAAGTTTTAGCCCAGCTTCTTCTGGCGTTTTGCTTCCCTTTTTAGAATTTATATCTTTGTGGCAAAGAACCATATTCTCCCAAGTGTTCGGGCCTCCTCTTGATTTTGGAAAAGGATGGTCTATATTTGCTTCTTCTGGTTTTAATTTTTTACCACTGTATTGGCAAATACCTTGGTCTCTAAGCCAAATATTGTTTCTAGTAGGACGAAATGTTTTTACGGGTACTTCAGAGTATTTAGACGAAGCAATGATAGTCGGTACTCTTATAGACATCTTGCTTGTGCGAATTTCTAAGTCGCACTTTCTGACAGGAAGAGTTAGCCACTCGTCCCATTTGACGGCTTGAATATCTTCTATGTCAGAAAAATTTAAAGATCCATCTTCATTTTTCTTATAGATGACATTTAATGCCACACAATTGGGATGCACCAATTCACTGAAAGCATCTCTTACAGATTTAACCCCAATTGGTTGCCACCTTTTGTTGAGGCACAAGCAAATAATTTTATCCTCTATGCCCATGACTTATCAAGTATAGAATTTTTTTTGATTAAGTCAAGATTTTTCTAGACTTTTTTAAAGTTACGATTAAGATAAAAATGATGAACAAGACATCTAAGACTAAGACATCTACTAAGAAGGCATCAAAGCCTGCAACAACTACAGCAACGAAGAAGGCGGTTAAGAAGACTGGTAACACTGGTAACGTAGGCAAGCCAGCGCCACCGGGAAGTTCAGGAAGCTCTGGCTCCTCGAAGAAGAAGTAAAACAACACGGCGCGGCTAAAAACCGCGCCTTTTTTATTAATAAATTATGAAACTTTCGTCAGAAGAATCTTCCCAATCTAGAGACTCAGATGCCTTCGCTTTCCTTTTGAATTGGCTATAGCAAACAGCGGCTCTTTGTTTTTGTTGCGGGAAATCCTTGTTCATGGTAGGATCACCCATACATTTTGATACAAATTCGCTTTGCTTTTCGTTTTTTCTAGGCTTTGGAAGTGGCATATAACAAACATTACACTTAATTTAGAGACCTAATATCAAAAATATCAACAGCCACTAAAGTATTGCCATTAGAAACTAAGAACGTATCTTCATCTTTAACAGCAGAAACTTCTCCTACCCATTCGCCATCTGGGTCTAAAACGCGAACAGTCTTTCCTACAAGTCTTGAGTTAATGTCAAGTTTTGTTTCTTTCATTTGATTTTTATTTTTTTATCTATATTGGGAAATGAAATGTAAATATCTGAGTAAGCTGAATTAGGATCTAGAATAACTCCTAGAACTTTCAAAGCATCTTCTGAAAAAGAACTTGCTCTTTCTAAATATTTTTGCTCATAAGATTCTACGCTTGGTTTATTTGAGCAATTACAATTAGACAATCCATCTAAGCAAAAAGACAAACAGTCAACTAACTCTTTTGATTTGGCCACTTCTGTTGGGCTTGATGAAATAGCCCTACAAAATTCTATAAGTCCTTTAATTTCTAGCTCCATAGTCAAACATAATGTCTATCATCTTATACAATATTACATACACAAAATAAACAAAAAGGACAAATTGAATTTTTGATGCAATTAAACACATCCAAAATCCCAAACAATAAGGGCAGCTTAACAGCTTAATAAAAAAGTTATCGCTATTATAGCTTAAGAAATCAAGATAATTTGACTTTTTATTATTTTGGATCTTGAAGCACTTATACTCTATAAGCTTTGAAAATGAAATAAGACGGAAAATCTTGCCATATTCGACAAGAAATTCCGTTTTATACAACAAAAATGATAAAGCCGCGCAAGATGCGGCTTGTATAAAATTAGCCTGTATGTCCATATCCGCCTTCTCCGCGCTTGGTTGCAGGAAGAGTTTGGGTGTTTACGAAGTTGACAGAGGCGCAAGGCTCAATGATTATTTGAGCAATTTTATCTCCAACCTTCACTTCGAAGTCTATATTTGCATCAGTATTGTACAAAATTACACCTATGTCTCCACGGTAATCAGAGTCAATTACTCCAGCTAGTACATCAATGCCATTCTTGTAAGCTAAGCCGGACCTTGGAGCGATTCTTCCATAGTAGTTCATTGGAATGGCCAAGCTTACATTGGTTTTAATAAGCTTTCTTCCAAGTCTTGGCACAACAACAGCTTCTGCTGCATACAAATCATAACCAGCCGAAAATTGAGTTCCTTGAGTCGGAGTTTTGGCCAAATCGCTAAGCAACTTGATGTGTATATCCATGCCAGTATTATTGGGGCACTATAAAAAAAGTCAACATAAAGTTTGATTTTTATTGATCCTTTACCATATTAAGGTATGAACATTATTGAATGTTATCAGCTCCTCAACGAATACTTCAACAATCATACCTGTTTTAATGTAAAGAAGAATAGAAAAGAAGTTATTCTTGTCTCGGACGATGAGGACTCTGAAAACGCTGCTCTTATTTGCGCATTGAAAGAAATGGAAAAGGCAAACGTGCTTCGTTCTTGCTCTTTGAATGGCGAAGACTACTGGGTCTTGGTAAAGCCTCTTGAGTCATTTTCTCAAACAATCGAAGTTAGCGGTTTGGTTGCTGCTGGGATCGCATCTGTAATAAATGATATGTGTCAAGCTCTTGGAAGCGATTCTGAAAAATGTGATGTTCTTAATATTTCTGAGAAAGATTTAAAGAATCTTATTTATATCGCTTCAAAGGCTTCACCGGATTCATTGAAGAAATGATTTGACTTTTCGGAAAAAGCATCTAAAACTGTGTGCAGTCTGTTGTGCAGAGGTAGCCGAGCGAAACCACGCTCACTTAAGGATAGACTCCTTATTTTAAAAATCTTAAATGATCAACAAGCCCGTCAAAAGACAATAGGAAATTGGAAGAAATTCCAGCGTGCGTTCGGGAGAGGCCGCGTCGTAAATGAGTCCTATTTAAAACTGCTAGAAACTTCGTTCCTCTCAAAGGAAAAGGCGATGGTAGCGTCTGAAAAAAAGTCACTGCGTAAACAACAGACTGAAATAGCCAAAGGTAGTCGATAGCTAAACGGACTTGCTAAAGCCGGAGATGCGATGACTGATTCGGGTACTTTTGGGGTGAATAATACTTAGATATAAGAGTCTAAGTTGACCTGCTATTGCTTCGTAGCCAACTCAAGGAAAAGCTATAAGGCGATGGTAGAAAGGAAAGTCTCTGTGGAAACACAGAGCATCAAGGATAAAGTTTATGACAAAATTAAAATCTATACAAGATTCTGATATTTCTTTAGTCAAGAAGATTAAAGAGTTTAACTGCAACGACAGTTTCGAAAAATTATCTAGTTCTTATGATAATTTTTATTTTTCAATAGCCAGAAGATATTCTCAGGCTTTGACTAAAATGGGGATGAGCAAAGAAGAGATTAAGTCTGAAAAAGACTTTATTCTTTATAAAGCAGTTCAGTCTTTCGATGCGAAGCAGAAAACGAAGTTTTCAACTTGGTTCTGTAATTGCGCTAGGTATCATTTCCTGAATTATATAAATTCTAACAAGAAGTATGTTCTAAATGAAGGATTTGGAATAGATACCTTTGTTAACAAGGATATTTTATCTACTACTGATAAAAACACAGAAATGTATGACTATCTTTCTTCTCTTCTGTCTTCTTTCAAGGATCAGAGAATAAATGAAGTTTATAGGCTTAGATACTTTTCTAACTCATCTAAGTTAACTACTTGGAATAAAATCGCAAAGAAACTCAACATCAGCACTCAAACAGCCATTAATCTTCATGAAAAAGCAAGGTCTTTCTTGAAGAATAAAATTGTAAGTAAAAATTCTTTCGATTTAGTTTGACATTTTGTTTTTAGAGACGATAATGAGTCGGCATGAATGCTACTAAGACTGAAAATAAGTGGGACAACCGCGAACTGGGCGCCTTGTGGATGAAAGTCAGCAAGGACAAATCACAGAAGTATATGACTGGTCATATTAATTCCTCTCTTGAGGGAAAGATTGATATTGTTATCTTCTCAAACAAGGAGAAGAAGTCTGACAAGTCTCCGGACTTTCGGATTTACGCTTCTGATCGTGCTGAAAACAAGCAAAAGGAATTGGCTGGCACAGCCGCTCCAGCGTCATCTAAAAAGACGCAATCAACGTCTGAGGACGATGATGGGGTTCTATAATAAAAAGTAGAAAATCTTTTTCACCTACCTATAACAATAGGTAGGTTTTTTTATGCACTTTGCTGTTCAAGTTCCTCTAAATTCTTTAAGTTTTGGGCAAGTAAGTTTTAACTTGCTATATGAGTTCTTTAAAATGGGACTCAATCCTTCTATATTTAAAGCCTCTGAACATCAGATAGATTTTTCTGCTTATGACTTTGAGCAAGAATTTGTAGATTGGATTATTAGAAATCATAACGATGCTTTTTTAAAGCACAATAGAAATATTCCTATTATTAGAGTTTGGCACATTAATGATTCAATTAGATCGTATTCTAACAAGCAAGTGCTTTTAACATTTCATGAAACTGATCAACTTACTCCAATTGAATCAAATATTTTAAAGAGCAGCGATGTTTGCGTGACTTCTCAATACACTAAAGATGTTTTCGCAAATTCTGGAATTCAATCAACTGTGGTTCCATTAGGGTTTGATTCTAAGCACTTCAAAATAACAAATAAAAAGTATTTTGATGATGGTAGAATTACTTTCAATGTATGTGGTAAATTCGAAAAGAGAAAACACCATGCAAAAATAATCAAAGCTTGGATTAAAAAGTTTGGAAAGGACAAGAGGTATTCTTTGCAGTGCGCAATTAATAACGCTTTTTATCAAGATCCAGCAGAGCTAAAGTCTATATATTCTAATATACTAGATGGAAAGCCTATATTTAATGTAACGTTTTTATCTACCATGCCTAAAAATGCTACATATAATGACTTTCTTAATTCTGCTGATATTATTTTAGCTATGTCTGGAGCGGAAGGCTGGGGCTTGCCGGAATTCCAATCTGTCGGCCTTGGTAAACACGCTGTTGTTTTAAATGCCACTTCTTACAAAGAGTGGGCGAACGAAAGCAATGCCATTTTGGTCCAACCAAGATCAAAGATCGAAGTTTACGATGGCAAGTTTTTCTCTAAAGGAACCCCATTTAATCAAGGCAATATTTTTGATTTTTCTGAAGACGAATTTATTGCTGGCTGCGAAGAGGCAATCAGAAGAGTCGAGAAAGACAGAATCAACCATCAAGGGCTAAAAATACAAGAACAATTCAAGTATTCCACTACAGCAAACAAGCTGCTATCTTTAATTTAATATGCCAATTTATCTTTTTAAGAACCCTAAGACAGGTAAGATTATTTCTGTGTTTCAGGGCATGAACGACGATCACACCTATTCCGAGGAAGGAATTAAGTATGAAAGAGTTTTTACTATACCTAATGCTCAAATAGACACAGAATTTGATTTAGACTCATCGTCAAAATTTGTAGAAAAGACAGGTAAGATGAAAGGTACTCTTGGAGAAATCTGGGATTATTCTCAAGAGCTTAGTGACAAAAGAGCCGCAAAACACGATGGAGTTGATCCGTTGCGTCAAAAAGCTGAAGAGAAATACTCCAAGAAAAGAAGAGGTATGAAATATAAGAGCAAGGTAAATCCTTCAGAAGTTCCTAACATTCAACTTGACTAATTCCATTTTCCTCTAATACTGTGTAAATCATCTTACCTCTTTTTACCTATGAGCATACTATCTAAAGAATTCATTTCCAAATATAAAAATAAACAACCAAACTGGGGCTTCAATGGTTTGGGTTATATAGTCTACAAGAGAACCTACGCCAGACTAAAGGAGGATGGCAACACTGAAGAGTGGCATGAAACGGTAGAGCGATGCGTCAATGGCGCTCAGAAAATCGGCGCTGGATACACTGAGCAAGAAGCTGAAAGAATTTACGATTATATCTTTAACTTAAAGTGCAATCTTGCTGGCCGAATGCTTTGGCAGCTTGGCACTTCCACTGTAGACCGCTTTGGGGCTAACTCTCTTCTCAACTGCTGGGCTGTTGCAATGAGAGAGCCTAATGCGTTTTTGTTTCTTTTTGAGAACTTGATGCTTGGAGGTGGAGTGGGTTATAGCATTCGCAGAGAAGATGTCCATGAGCTTCCAAAGATCAAGAAAAGTGTAAAGGTTATTCATGAAGGATCTAAAGACGCTGACTACATTGTTCCTGATAAACGCGAAGGTTGGGTTAATTTGCTTTCGAAAGTATTGGACGCTTTTTACGTTACAGGTAAATCTTTTTCTTATTCGACGATTCTCATCAGAGGGTACGGCGAGCCAATCAAGGGATTTGGGGGCAAAGCTTCTGGTCCACAAGTCCTTATTGATGGAATCGATAAGATCACAAAACTCTTTCAGTCAAGAGAAGGTAAAAAACTTCGTTCAATTGATGTTCTTGACGTTTGCAACATCATTGGTAGCGTTGTTGTTGCTGGTAATGTTCGTAGAAGTGCTGAAATTGCTCTAGGCGATCCAGACGACATTCTATATCTCCGCGCTAAGAACTGGGGAACCGGAAATGTTCCAAATTGGCGAGCTATGAGCAATAATACTATCTATGCAGATAGTTATGATCATGTGCTTGACGAAATCTGGAAAAACGGCTACGAGATAAATCAAGATAGCGGCTATGCAAATGGAGAGCCTTATGGTTTCTTTAATTTGCCATTGTCTCAGAAGTTTGGTCGAATCAAGGACGGACCTATCTCAGACAACTCAATGTATCCTACTGAAGTTGATAACTGCGAGATGACAAATCCTTGCGCTGAGATTAGTCTTTCTAACTATGAGTGCTGCAATCTTTGCGAGCTTTATCTAAACAATATCACATCAAAGGAAGAGCTAATTGATTGCGCGACTCTTCTATATAAGACTCAAAAAGCTATTGCCTCTCTTCCATTCATTCATGAAGAAACTAATAAGATCGTTCACAAGAATATGCGCCTCGGCCTTGGCGTCACTGGCGTATGTCAGTCTTTGGATAAGCTTGATTGGCTTGATGATTGTTATGTCGCTCTTCGTAATTTTGATAGGACTTGGAGCAAGCAGCGCGGTTGGCCTGAAAGCATTAAGCTCACGACTGTCAAGCCTAGTGGTACGCTGAGTCTATTGGGTGGAGCAACCCCCGGCGTTCATCCAGCATTCAGCAAGTATTACATGCGCACTGTTCGTATGTCTAGCTCTGATGCTCTAGTGCAAATTTGCAAGGATATGGGATACCATGTAGAATTCCTTGTTAATTTCGATGGAACAGAAAATAGAGATACTGTTGTAGTTTATTTCCCTTGCCAAACTCCAGAGGGGTCAATTCTCGCAAAGGACATGGACGTTCTTAAGCAGCTAGATATGGTTAAGAAGCTCCAAACAGACTGGTCAGACAATGCGGTTTCTGTCACCGCTTACTACAAGCCAGAAGAGCTTGACTCGTTGAAGACTTGGCTAAAAGATAACTACGAACATAATGTCAAGAGCGTAAGCTTCCTTTTGTTCAAGAATCACGGCTTCAAGCAAGCTCCATATCAAGAGATTGATGAGGAGACTTATCTTTCGGCTATCGCAAAGGTTAAACCCATGTCTTCTTTGATTATCAATAGTTCAGATATGCTTGATATGGCTGAATGCTCTACAGGCGCTTGCCCGATTCGCTAATTACATAAATATTTACAAAATTGGGGCCTAATTTTATGGAATTTTCCATAGTTAGGCCCTAATACATTTTAACTATATGAAATTTTACGTCAGAGGCGGGATCGGCGATTTTTTGCAATGCTCTTGGTTTATCGCTAATAATAAAACTAAAGAGTTTATTGTCCATACACATTTTAAGCAAGCTGAATCTTTCTTTAAAAGTTTAGGCGCTGAAAATTCTTCTTTTTACTATTTTAATAATATAGAAGAGCACGATGCTCAGATTGATAAAATTATTGAGAACCATGGAGAAAACTCAACTACAAATATCAGAGAGTGTCCTAGAGCGTTTTATTCCGATATTAATTTTTCCCAAGAAAGCAAAGAGAACGCGAAATCTTTTGTAGAAAAATTTCAAAACAATAATCCTGTAATAGGAATTCACCCTTTCGGCAGTAGTTTCTCTTCCGATACTTATTCCAAATTTAATCTTCCGCCTAAATATATTCCGTCTGATGTAATTAATAACGTAATCTCTGATGAGTTTAATTATGTAATTTTTGGCTCCGCTTCAGAGCTTGAAAATTACGGAGTTAATCAATCTAAAAATGTAGCTCATACAAATATGAATGTAGAGTCATGTTTAGAGCTTGTCAAACTATGCCATAAATTCATTGGCACCGACAGTGGTTTTAAAACAATGTCTAGCATGAGCAGGATTGCCACTATTTGCGTTTTAGGTGATTTCGATGACAAAACTAGAGATCAATATTTTATAAATCAGTATGAGAAAGACGGAGTAATTAAAGTCTTCCGCTTAAAGAATATGAAAGAGCAGAGAGGCGATTTAATTAAATTTCTAAAAATCTAAGTATGAAATTTTCTCTTTTCTTAAATTCCAGAAAAAGACCAGAGCTTTTAAAAAATTTTTTAAGTTCTGTATATAATACGACTAACAATAAAAATGATATAGAAATTATTGTTAGGTATGATGAAGACGACGATCTCACTCACGCTATAGTTAACAATAACTTTGGGCTTGATGTCAGATTTATCAGAGGTCCAAGGCCATCTAATTTAATAACATCATATAACGAAATGGTCAAAACAGCAAATGGCCAAAATTTATTTGTATGTAATGACGATATATCTATTCTTACTAAAAATTGGGATGTCATAGCTTCTGAAAAAATTTCTAAATACTTATCTGTAAATGATATAACAGATCAAATCTACTACTGCTGGACAACTTGTAATAGTGCAGACAGAGATGTCGTCTCTGGATATTGCTCTTTCCCAATAATATCTAAAAAATCTACAGAAGTATTAGGGTTTTTTATGTATGAGGAATTCAAAACTCTAGGCGCAGACAATTCAATATACAGATTGTACAAATCAATCAAAAGAGTAATCGATGTCAAAGAGATAGAAATCGATCATATTTTACATAAAACAATAGAAGCCGTAATCTCTCCTGATGAAGTCGCAATAGAATACAGGAAAAAGTTTTTTGATAATCCTATAAATCCAGCTACTTTTGATATATCTAAAGAGGCAAAGATATTAAATAAATATATTTATGATTCCACTCAATCTAAGTACTTCGAGTAATTGTAAGATAAAAGATCTTTTTATTATTCAACCAGAATGCTTTTCTGATTACAGAGGAGAAAATTTCGAAGGTTATAATGAAAATCTTTACAATAAAATTTTTTGCTCAAGCGAAAGCTGGACTAAAGGAAATAATAAATTCATAGTAGATAGCTTCTCTAAATCTAGAAAAAACGTTCTTAGAGGATTCCATGGTGACGTGTTCACATGGAAGCTCATAGAATGTCTTAAAGGATCTATATATTTTGCTGTTATAGATTTAAGAAAAGACTCCGAAACTTTTGGCGTTCATCAAACGTTTACTCTTACAGAACACAATAAACATCAAATTCTTGTTCCAAATGGATGTGTAAACGCTCATTTTTGCTTGACTGAAGAATGTTTATTCCATTATAAATTTACTCACGAATATGTATCGCAAAAAGACCAAATTCACGTTAAATGGAATGATCCAAAATATAATGTTTTTTGGCCGATAGCAGATCCAATATTGTCTTGCAGAGACAAATAATTGTTTTCTTAAAACGTATCCAATATAATCTTTTTAATAGTATGAAAATTTTAATTACTGGTGGCGCTGGTTACTTAGGCACTATTCTAGTCGAGCAACTTCTAGCAAATGCTTCCGGTCTAGGAATTGAAAAAGTTGTTGTTTATGATAATTTAATGTACAAGCAAGAAGGCTTGTTCCCATTCTTATCTAATCCCAAACTTGAATTTGTATATGGCGACGTAAGAGATAGAGCCAAGCTTTCTAAATATGTACAAGAAGCAGATTACATTTATCCTCTTGCCGGAATAGTGGGCTTTCCTGCTTGCGATAGAGATAAAATTCTAGCGGTAGACGTAAATGCTAATCAAATTGATTTCATATGCTCAACTTCCAGAAGCGATGCTAGAATAATTCTTCCCAACACAAATAGTGGATATGGAGTTGGAGAAAATGATACCTTTTGTACTGAAAAAACAAAGCTAAACCCAATTTCTACCTATGGGGTCACAAAATGCGCTGGAGAAAAATACGCTTTAGATTCTGGCAAAGCTATTTCTTTGAGATTGGCAACTGTTTTTGGAACCTCATATAGATTCAGAAAAGATCTTCTTGTCAATGATTTTGTATTAAAAGCTTTAACTGATAAGTATATTGTTCTTTTCGAATCGCATTTTAAGAGAAACTATATTCATATTAGAGATGTAGCTGGCGCTTTCATTAAGATGCTTGTCGAGTTTGACAGTCATAAAGGCGAGGTTTTTAACGTCGGTCTTTCTTCAGCCAATCTAAGCAAACTAGAGTTATGCGAAAAGATCAAAGAACAAGTTCCCAATTTTGTTATTAAAACAGATAATTTTAGCGCCGATTTAGACAAGCGAAATTATATTGTTAGCAACGATAAGCTTGAAGCTACAGGATGGAAGCCTCAGTATTCTTTAGAGTATGGAATTAAAGAGCTAATTAAAGCCTACTCAGTATTTCTTCATTCTAATACTAAGCATACCAATCTATAAAAAATGAAAAAAAAAGTCTTATTCGTAACAGAAAAATTCTGCGATGGAACTCCAGACCTTGGTTTAACCAATAATTTCCATAATTTATTTAATTCATTTAGTATTGATTTTGGAAGTCAATACAACTGGAATACTATTCATCTAGATGAGGCGTATGTTGTATATGGAAACCACGTTGACAATTTCCTAGTAGATTACTGCAAAAAATGGGAAATAAATATTATAATTTATTCACTTCTAGGAGAATCTCCTCTTAACCCATCTCTTGAAACTTTTAAGAAAATCAAAGATCTTGGAATTTATCAATCTATTATGTGGCCTGATACTGGCCCAGATTGGGGATTCAAAACCATAGAAGAAATAGCAGATAGAGTAAGTTTACATGTTTCTTGGGATAATCCCACTTTCTTTTCCGATTTAAACTGTTTCTACAGAAATAATCATATAGATTTATGGGTTCCTCAAGATATTTCTTTATTCTATCCGCAAGAAAAGCAAGATTTGGATGTTAGTTTCATTGGAAGCCCAAGATACTATGATCGCCATGCTATTTTACAAAAATTAATTTCTTCTGGTATAAGTCTTTCTATTAGAGGCGGCCAAAGAGAGGAAATGTTGAGCGCCGAAGATTATGCCTCACTTATTAGAAGAAGCAAAATTAATCTTAATTTCTCTCTAAGCCCAGCTAATTTTTTCCAAACTAAAGGAAGAGTATTCGAAACACTAGCTTGCAAAACACTCCTACTTGAATTTAAGAACCCCTCAACAAGCAGATTGTTTACTCCTGGTTATGATTATGTTGAATTTTCTACAATGGAAGAACTAATCGGAGCAATCAAATACTATTCTGAAAATGAAGAAGAAAGAAAAAAAATAGCCCAACAAGGATACAACACATACAAAGAAAAATATTCTTCTAAAATTTTCTGGGAAAATATTTTGAATCGAGCCAAAGCATTTCTGAAATAATGCATAGCATGGATGTTTTATTTATTTCTCCGGGGAATTCTTCTGGAATATATCAAGAATTATCTAATACCTATGCCTCCATAGAACCACCTACATGGGCATTACTTTTGGCTCAGTCTTGTAGATCGTTTGGTTATTCTGTTGGTATTTTAGATATTAACGCTGAAAAATTGTCAGATGAAGAATGTTTAAATAGAATTATAAAATCAAATCCAAGGCTTATTTGTTTTGTGGTTTATGGACAGAATGTTAATGCTGGTTCCGTTAATATGTCTGGAGCCACCAAAACATCTAAATTTCTAAAAAATAATAATATAAATATTCCAATATCTTACGTTGGATCATATATCCAGGCTTTGCCCATAAAGACACTTTCAGATGAGCCATCCATAGACTTTGGATTTACAAATGAGGCTGTTTATGCTTTAAGAAATATTTTAAAGCTTAAAGATTTTTCTGATCTTTCTAAAATTAATGGTATAGTTTGGAGAAAAAATGGATCAATTGTTATCAATCCTCCAGAGTCAATTGTGCCAAATGATAAAATGGATTCCGATCTTCCCGGCTATGCTTGGGATCTTCTTCCTTATAAAGAAAAACCTCTTGATTTATACAGATCTCCATTATGGCATTCTGAATACGATTTAAATAAAAGAAGCCCATATGCCGCAATACAAACTTCTATAGGGTGTCAATTTTCATGCAATTTTTGCATGATCAATATAGTAAATAGAAATGACAATGATGAAATAGGAGTGGCCAGTAAATATAGTGGAATGAGATATTGGAGTCCAGAATTTATAATCAAAGAATTCGACAAATTATATTCAATGGGAGTCAGAACCATAAAAATAACTGACGAAATGTTTTTATTAAATAAAAAATACTATCTGCCTCTTTGCGAAATGATAAGAGACAGAGGATATGGTAAAGATTTAATAATGTGGGCCTATTCTCGTATAGATACCGTGCGCAATCCAGAACTTTTATCTATAGTAAAATCTGCTGGCATAAAATGGTTAGCATTAGGCATAGAAAGCGCAGATAAAATTGTCAGACTAGAAGTGTCTAAAGGCAAATTTGAAGATGTAGATATAAAAAGAGTAGTAGATCAAGTGCAAAACTCAGGCATAGAAGTTATGGCTAATTATATCTTTGGCCTTCCCGGGGACACGCTAGAAAGCATGAGAAAAACATTAGATTTTTCTAAAGAATTATGCACCGCTGGATGGAATGCCTATGGAGCGATGGCTTTGCCTGGAAGTCAATTATATAAAGATGCGCTTAATAATAATTTAGAACTTCCTAAGTCTTACGAAGGATATTCATTTCATTCATATGAAACTCTTCCTTTAGGAAATAAAAATCTAAGCCCTACTGAAGTTTTAAAATTTAGAGATATGGCATGCTTAGAGTATCATTCCAACCCAGATTTCTTGCGAAAAATAAATGATAAGTTTGGAAAAAAAGCGGTAGAAAATATAAAAGAAATGCTGGAGATAAAATTAAAAAGAAAAATTTACGAATCATGATCTCACAACTAACGAAAGAAGATCTTTTATCTTTTGAAGAGTTAATCGCTTCTGATTTTAACGCTGGTAAAATAAAGGCTCCAGTACATCTTTATAATGGAAATGAGGAGTCTATGATTTCTATTTTTAAAGATATAAACCCTCAAGATTGGGTTCTGTGCTCTTGGAGAAGTCACTATCAATGTTTACTAAAGGGTGTGCCTCAAGAACAAGTAAGAAAAAGTATACTAGAAGGTAAATCAATATCTCTTTGTTTTCCTGAGTATAAAGTATTTTCGTCAGCTATAGTTACTGGAATATTGCCGATAGCAGTTGGACTTGGCCTATCTGCCAAGATGGATAAGAGCGATCAATGGGTTTATTGTTTTGTCGGAGACATGACTTCAGAAACCGGATCTTTTGAAGAGTGTTATAAATATGTTAGAAATCATGACCTTCCAGTTAAATTTATCATAGAAGATAATGGCAAATCTGTTTGCACTGACACTCGCAAGACATGGAATACTGTTCGATTGACTAGAGAAGGTCTAATTAACAAGAATCTCTATTATTATAAATACGAAACAAAATGGCCTCATGCCGGTGCAGGGCAAAGAGTTCAATTTTAATATGAAATATTTCGATGAATTAAAAAGGTCAATGGATTATTTAGCGTCCCATCCAGACACTTTATTTATTGGTCAGGCAGTTGAGTATGCTGGCACTGCTATGACTAATACCTTAAAAGACGTACCTAACAATAAAAAGCTAGAACTTCCCGTGTGCGAAGATTTGCAAGCCGGTATGACAAATGGTCTTGCATTAGCTGGTAAAATCCCAGTTAGTATTTATCCAAGATGGAACTTCTTTTTACTAGCTACAAATCAAGTCGTTAGTCATTTGGACAAGATTCCAATGATTTCTGATTTTAAAACTAAAGCAATTATTAGAACTGGTATTGGCTCAGAAAGACCGCTGCATCCACAACATCAACATGTAGGAGATTTTACCGATGCGTTTAGATTGATGCTTAAAAATGTAGAAGTTATTAGATTAGATGAGCCAGAAGATATTTTTCCAGCATATGAGAAAGCTCTTACAAGAAAAGACGGCAAGTCTACTATCTTAGTTGAATGGGGAGATTACTATAGCGAAAAATAATGAATATTTATAGACCAGAACTATCGATTTTGATGCCAGCGATAAGAGCAGAAAACTGGCCAAAAGTATATCAATCAATTCAAAGCTCAACAAAAAGGACTTTTGAATTAATAATTATATCTCCATATGACTTGCCTAATGAAGTAAAGTCTTATAAAAATATAAAAATTATAAAAGATTGGGGAAGCCCGACTAGAGCAAGCCAAATTGGAGTAATGTCCATAGAAGGAAAATATGTTTTTCCGACTCATTCTGATGATTCTCTTTTTATTCCTGATGCCATAGATAAAAATTTAGATCTTTTGATAAGCAAAGGAGATAGCAATAAAAATGCTGTAGTAGCCAAGTACTCAGAAAGCTCTAATTATTCTCATCCAGAAAGATATCAAAATGATGATTATTATAAATTGATTAATGCTTATCAAACTAATCCACAAGTAGTAGATAAAGATTGGTGGATTTATAATACTGTTTTTTTACATTCTAGTTATTTTCTAGAAATGGGAGGATTTGATTGCAGATTCCAAGCTTGCCCATATAGTCATGCAGATTTAGCTATCAGATGCCAAAGCGATGGATGCAAGACTTATATGAGTGACCATCCAATTATAATGTGCGATCACGGCCAAGACGATCATGGTCCGATAGAAATTAGCCAAGTCTATGAAGACGCTCCTATTTTCAGAGATAAATACTCAAGAATAATAGATCCATCAAAAAATAGAATAGATCTAATGAATTGGAAAAACGCCCCTTCAATTTGGAAGCATAGATTTCAATGAAACTATCTATATTTTTGCCAAGTATCAGGACTTTCTATTTAAATCAATTATATGAAAGCGCTTTAAAATCTTGTAAAAAACACGATTTTGAATTTGTCATAGCTGGACCTTTTGACTTGCCTAATGAGTTAAAAAACAAAGCTAATGTTAAATTTATAAAAACATACTCTCATCCTACTAAATCTGCGCACATGGCGGCTTTAGAATGCTCTGGAGAATTGATTTACCATACAACAGACGATGTTTTATTTATTGAAAACGCCATAGATGAAGCTATAGATTTATTTCAGCAGAAATGCAGATCTAATGATGTAGTCTCAATGAGATATGTAGAAAGCCTTAATCACGAAGTAAAAGAAGAGTTTCCCCTTCATTATTGGACAGTAGCCAACTCCTGCCCTGTTCCCACATTGAACCAAAACTGGAATATCAATGTACATTTCTTAATGAAAAAAGATTTATTTATTGAATACGGGGGTTTCGATTGTTGTTTCGAATATTTAACTCAAGCTGGAGCTGATCTGCTTATTAGATTACAAAAATATGGATCTATTGTTTATCACTCTGCTGGAAATGTGACTACTGCAGATTGGTCTGGAGGATCTAAAGGTTTAGAGCATAAACCAATACAAATAGCCCAAGAACAATTAGACACTCCTTTGTTCTGGAGGATATGGAATTATCAATACGCGAGCAGAAAAAATATAGATATAAATAACCATAAATTCTATCCAGAAAAATGGGAAAGAAGATTTGGTAATTCTAATCCATCATCATATAATGAATTATTAACATGAAATACAAGATTTCTGTAGTAGTCTCTGGCATAAGATCAGATAATTGGTTAAATATATATAATGATCTACGCCAACAACTAGGCGCATCTTTTCAGTTAATTTGTTGCGGCCCTAACTTTCCGCCCCCCGAACTAGCTTCTGTTATAAATTTTATTTATATTAGAGATTTTGGGTCTCCATCTAGATGTTTTCAACTTGCTTCAACAGTAGCGACTGGAAAGTATATCTTTTCACTTTCTGATGATTGTATTTTGGAACACGGTGCCTTAGCAGAATGCATAGAGATAATGGATAGTAAAAGCGAAAAAGATGGCATGATAATGATATACTCAGAAGGCCAAAGCTTTACAGGTAATCAACATACTATTCCACAATACTGGACATGTGATTATCATAGCGGTCTACATAAAAAATTAGTTAATAGAAATTGGAAAATAGCTCCCCAATTTATGTATACTTTAGAAAACTATAGGAGACTTGGCGGATTAGATTGCCGTTGGGAGCATATAAATATGAACACCCATGATCTCGCTTTTAGGGTTCAAAGAGATGGCGGCATTATGCATTATGCACCACGAAGAGTGGCAAGATTCGATTGGAAACCATGGGATCCCGTAAATAAAATTCCAGTTCAACTAGCTTACGAATTAAATGACGAGCCGTTGTTTAATAAAATTTACGATGGAGATGCCGAGCCAGATTTAGTTATAGACTACAACAACTGGACAAAAGCTAATCCATTTTGGGAAAGGACATTTAAATTTGAATAATCTAATTAAAGTTAATCTAGGTTGCAGAACAAAGCCTTTGCCTACCTACATAAATGTAGACATAGACCCAAGCAATCAATACGCAGATAGAATAGATAACGCATTTGAACTCAACACTTTCGATGATGAATCTATAGATTTAATTGAATCTGTTCATATGTTTGAGCACTTATCATATTCCGAAACAGATAAGGCTTTGGATGTATGGTTTAAAAAATTAAAAAAAGGAGGCAAACTAAGAATCTCTGTTCCAGACGCCTCCAAGACTTCGGCTCTGCTTTTAATGACTGGCGATAAAAATTTAGTTAAAAGCATGTTCATGGGATCGCAAAGAGACTCTTGGGATTTCCATAAAAATATTCACACTAAAGAATCTCTAACCAAGGAGCTTCTAAATGCAAAATTTTCTAATGTAAAAGAATGGGATTGGCGCACAACATGGCCTCATAATTATATCGATACATATGCGAGTGCTTATTTCCCCACGATGAAGAAAAATTTCATTCTAGATAATGGAAAAAGCGTAGATTTTGGAGGCATTCTCATGAGTTTAAATTTAGAATGCGATAAACTATGAAATATAAAAATGTTCTTATTACTGGTAAAACTGGATCAGTAGGCTCTAATCTAAATTTTGGAGTTGGATTTCCTTCTTCTTCTTATGATTTGCGCGTCCCATCTCAAGCCGAAAAACTCATCAAAGACGTTAATCCCGATGCCATAGTTCATTGTGCCGCTAAAGTTGGAGGATTAAAATATCACCTTGAAGAAAAGTATTCTTTGTTTTATGATAATGTAGCAATAAATACAAATATCATTCATGCCGCCAAAGAGGCTAAAGTAGAAAGAGTATTATCTTTCTTGTCTTCTTGCATTTTTTCTGACTCCGCCCCTTTGCCATATTGCGAAAAACATATCCATCATTCAGAACCGGCTGAAGTCCATTATCCATATGGATACGCTAAAAGAATGTTAGATGTCCAAAGCAAAATTTGTTATGAAAAATTTGGCTTAAAATACAACTGTATTGTTCCAACAAATATCTATGGAATAAATGATAACTATAATTCAGAAACTGGACATGTTGTCGCTGTATTAATTCATAGAGCGTTTCAATCCACTAAAACTGGAGAAAATTTCATAGTATGGGGAGACGGAAAACAACAGAGAGATTTTCTTTTTACTCAAGATATTGCAGATCTCACTCAATGGGCTTTGGAAAATTATTTCGATAAAGAACCTTTAATCTTTTCTAACAATATGCCCACTGAAATTGGATATGTCGCAGAATTAATAGCTAAGAAATTTGACATAGAAAAGAAACTAGTTTTTGACACCTCTAAACCAAGCGGTCAAAAAATTAGAAAATTAAGCGGTAATAAACTAGCATCTATTAACAATTTTAAATTTACGACAATCGAAGAAGGAATATCTAAATCTGTTGATTGGTTTGTAGAAAATTATCCCAACGTAAGACTATGAATATGAAGTGGCCATTGATGCATAATAACATTTCACGCTCAGATGCAAATGCTATTATTGATTTCTTATCTCAAGATCCTTTGCCGATTCTTACCAATGCTTCAAAAGTAAAAGAATTCGAAGCTAAATGGGGAGAGTGGCTTGGAACAAAATATAACGTAATGGTAAACTCAGGCAGCGCAGCTAATGAGTTATCTTTGCTTTATCTAAAGTATAAGTTTCCTCAAGGAGGAGAAGTTATTGTGCCTCCAATGGCTTGGGTTTCAGACGTGGCAGCAATTTTGCAGAATGATTTTACTCCAGTATTTTGCGATATTAAGCTTAATAATCTAGCATTAGATATTGAAGATATTAAGCGTAAAATTACGAGCAGGACTAAGGCTATTCTATTGATTCATATTCTTGGATACAACGGTATTTCTGATGAGCTTATCCAGATTTGTAAGGAAAAAAATATTCTTCTAATCGAAGACGTTTGCGAGTCTCATGGCGCTACGTTTAATGGCAGAAAGGTCGGTACATTCGGCGACATTTCTAACTTTTCATTTTATTACGCTCACCACATGACCTCCATTGAGGGAGGAATGATTTGCACTGATAACCATGATATATATCAATTAATTAGAGCCTTTCGATCTCATGGAATGTTGAGGGAAACGACTGATGAAGATCTAAAAAAGAAAGTTCTCAACGAAAATCCAGATTTAAACAAGGATTTTGTTTTCTTGGAAGCAGCTCACAATTTCAGATCAACAGAAATCAATGCTGTATTAGCTTTAAATCAATTGCCTAATCTAGATAAGAACAATAAAATCAGAGCAGAAAATCTAGATATCTTTTTAGATAATTTAAATCCTGATAAGTTTTTTGTTGATTTTGATAGGACTGGTAATTCAAATTATGCTTTCACCTTAATTCTTAAGAAGCCTGATTGGGCATTAGCAATGAACGTGGAAACCGCTTTGCGCAATGCAGGAATTGAGTTTAGGCGCGGTTTATCTGGCGGAGGCAATCAGTTACGTCAGCCATATCTTAGAAGGATTTTCGGAAACAGTTATCTTAATTTTCCAGTTACTGATCATTGTCATAATTTCGGCTGGTATATTGGCAATTACCCAGAGCTTCCTAAAGAATACATTACCGAACTCACTTCTCTTGTCAATGATTTGCCTTCATGATTTTAGTAAAGTCTCCATTTAGAGTTTCGTTTTTTGGCGGATCTACTGATTATGCTGATTTTTATAGTCAGCATGGATCTTTTATATTTGGATGTACTATTAATAAATATGCTTATCTATCTATAAGAAATAAGCCTAAGATTTTATCTGAAGCAAGTACGATAAGCTATTCTAAATTCGAGCGAGTGAAAAGCCTTCTTGATATAGAAAATCCTTTAATTAGAGAAACTTTAAAATATTTTGGAATCAATGGGTCAATTGAATTTATTTCATTTTCAGACATTCCATCGCGCACTGGACTAGGCGGATCTTCTTCTTACTGCGTAGGTATGAGTCATTTGCTTAGAACTTTTTTAGGAAAAGAAATATCTAAAAAACAAATAGCTAAAGATGCTATAGAAATAGAAAGAAATATACTAAAAGAGAGCGGCGGAATACAAGATCAAATTTGGGCCGCTTATGGTGGATTGAACACAATAGAAATAAAAAAGAATGGAGATTTCTTTGTTAAGCCTTTATCTATAACAAACGAATTCAGAGATCATCTTCGAGATTCAATGGTGCTTATTTATTCGAATGAGCAAAGAGTTTCTGATAACGTCGCAAAATCTCACGAAAATAAAGATAAAACTCCTATTCTAAAGCTCGCTCACGAAGCGTATTCTCATCTTCTTTCTGAGGATATTAAGTCTATGGGCAAGCTAATGTATGACGCCTGGCTTGAGAAGTCTAAAATTTCAAGTCATGTTTCTACTAAATCTGTAGACTCTATAATATCTACATGCATGAATGCTGGAGCTTATGGGGCTAAACTACTTGGAGCAGGAGGGTGTGGTTTTGTTTTAATTCTATGCGATCCTAGCGTAAAGAAAAAGATATCTGAAATTTTTTCTGACAATATCCTAGAGTTTGATTTTGACTACAATGGAGCTTATACAATATTCAATAATTCCAATGAAATATCTTCTAGATGACTTGCATATCGGAATTGTATCTGGATATTTTAATCCAATACATTATGGACATATAGAGTATATAGATGGCGCTAAAAAGAATTGCGATTTTTTGATAGCTGTAGTTAATAGCGATTTACAAGTTTTTTTGAAAGGCTCTAAGCGATTCATGGACGAAGAGCATAGAAGAAAAATTGTTTCCAGTTTGAGATCTGTAGACCTTTCAATAATTTCACTCGATAAAGATAAAACTCAATGCGCTACTTTAAATAAAATTAGGCAATCTTTTCCTAAATCTAGAATCTCTTTTTTTAACAGCGGAGATAGAAAACAAGGCAATCTTGTTTCAGCGGAATCTCAGGCTTGCAAAGATAATAATATTTTTGAAATCGTATTGGATTTGCCTAAAATATATTCATCAAGCGATTTGCTTAAAACAAACCTATGACATTTAAAGAATACTATCAAATGTATCTGACTCTCCATAAGAATAAGTGGAACAGAAGACTTCACGTTCTTGGACAATTAGTTACTATTGCTTATTTTATTACTTGTGTTTATTTAGTATTTTGGAAGTCTTTACTTTTTTTGCCGATGTTCATAGCGCTGCCTTTCGTAGTGTATCCATTTGCGTGGAGTGGGCATTTTTTCATTGAGAAAAACAAACCAGCAGCTTTTAAAAACCCTCTTTGGGCTAAAGCTTCTGATTGGGTTATGTTGAAGGATATTTTACTCGGCAGAATTGAGTTCTAATGAAAATCATCGTCACAGGCATTCTTGGCCAAGATGGAGCGAATATGGCGGAATATTTGCTAAAAAATACTTCTGCTGAAATTTATGGGATGATTAGAAGAAGCTCTAATCCAAATTTTATAAATTGTACTAATTTTTTAAACGATCCTAGATTTAAATTTGTGTATGGAGATCTATCTGATAGCGTCAGTATTGACAACATAGTTAGAGAAATTCAACCAGATTATTTTATTAATTTTGGTGCTCAGAGTTTTGTAGGGTGTAGCTGGACTATACCATTGCAAACATTTGATACCAACGCTTCAGGAGTAGCTAGATGTCTCGAAGCTATAAGGAGATTCAAACCAGATTGTAGATTTTATTCTGCTGGATCTAGCGAGGAATTCGGAGACGTTGCAGCCATCCCTCAAGACATAAACCATCCAATCCGCCCAAGAAGCCCATATGGAGCTTCTAAAGCCGCCGCAAGGCACTTGGTGAAAGTTTATAGAGAATCTTACAATCTTTACGCTATCCACGGTATTTTATTTAATCATGAAGGCGTCAAGCGAGGCGAAGAGTTTGTTACTAGAAAAATAACAAAAGGCGTAGCCAGAATATATCATGCTATAAAAAACGGCAAAGTTTTCGACCCAATTAATTTAGGTAATCTAGACGCTAAAAGAGACTGGTCTGACTCCGAAGATTTTGTTGATGGAGTATGGAAAATGCTTAATCAAGATACGCCAAAAGATTATGTTCTTTCTAGCGACGAAACTCATTCTATCAGGGAGTTTGTAGAAATTGCTTTTAATGAGGCTGGTATAGATGGCATTTGGCATGGATCTGGAATAAATGAAGAGTATAGCGTATCAACAAAATATGCCATATCAAATGATCCAAGTTCTTCTATTTTAGTTAAAGTAAATGAAAAGTTTTATCGACCAGCAGAAGTAGATTTATTGATGGGAAATTCAATCCCTGCCAGACAAGAGCTTGGATGGTCCCCGAAAGTTGATTTCAAGAGCTTGGTGAAAAAAATGGTTGCCCACGACATCTCTTTGCTTGACAAATCCTCGTAACCACGCATAGTTGGAACGATGACTGCTAAAACGAAGAAACCAAGAAAGCTAAGCCAGCAGCAGCAGATTATTATTTTATTTCTTTCTGACACTAAATCTTGCAATTGGCCTAATGAGATGCGAATTGCAACCAAGTTGATAGAAGAATACGGTTTTGATTGGTTGATTAGCCTTAAGGGAAGGACAAAGGTCATCTCTCTTACTTGGTTTCTGGGAGACAATGGAAAAAATTTCTTAAACGATATCAAAAAATATCAATCTCTTTCTTTTGAAAAGGAAGAGATAGTTTTAGAAGATAATCCTGTCGCGCCTCCAACTGAGGTCGTTTTAAAACCCACATCTTTCAAGCAGTTTCTAAATATTTTCAACAATAAATAATATGGCAAGACCAAAAAAAGAAGTCCAAGAAGAAGCCGAGGTTTCAAATTCTTCAGGCAAGCTTAAGGTGCTGGATAGCATTCTTAATAGAAACAAAGACCACCACTACGCTTTTGACAATAATATTGATTATGTTGTAAGCAGCGGAAGCCTTACTTTGGATATCGAAATGGGCGGCGGAATCCATCCCGGTATCATCAGGTCTTCAGGAATTACTGAAGGCGGAAAAACCAGCAATGCTTTATCGTTTGCTCGTAATTTTCAGCTCTTGCATCCAGAAAAGGGTTGCATTATTTATATTAAATCTGAAGGGCGCTTGAGCGAAAACATGGTTGCAAGATCTGGCGTCAATACAGATCCAAGCAAGTGGCGAGTGATCCCAACGAACGACTACGAATTCGTTACCGACACTATGCGCGAACTCATCAAAGACAACGATGATGGAAATATTTATTTCTTTATTATCGACAGTCTAGACGCATTGGTTCCTAGAAACGATCTGGCGAAGTCCGCCACCGAAGCGAATAAAACTGCTGGAGCGGCATTGCTCACCTCTGATCTTTTGAGGAAGATGGCTGCGGCTTTCTCTTCTCGCGGACATGTTTGTTTTATTATTTCTCAGGTTAGATCTTCTATTAAGATCAATCCGTATGAGAAGGGCGATCCAAAGGTCACTAATGCCAGCGGCGGAAATGCTGCTCTCCACTATTCAGACTGGATTCTAGAATTCCAGCAGAGATGGAATAAGGATTTTATTTACGCTAACGCAAAGGGAGAAGGTAATCCAGTCGGGCATTGGTGCAAGATTGTCTTTAAGAAGACTCCTAACGAGAAGTCTGGCAGAGAAGTTCGCTATCCAATTAAGTATGGCCGCTCTAACGGATCAAGCGTTTGGGTCGAGTACGAGATTGTAGACCAGCTTTTGGCTTGGGAGTTCGCTCATGCCAAGGGAGCTTGGATCACTATCACTGATGAACTTATCAAAGAACTTGCCGATAACAGCCTTGAAATGCCAAAGCAGCATCAAGGAGAGGCTAATCTAAAGAACTTCCTAGAAGAGCATCAAGATATTACCAAGTATCTTTTCAATAAGTTTATTAGCGCTCTTAAGAAATGAAGCTTTTTAATGTATATGGAAAGGTTGTAAGCAAAAACGTCTCTCAATATTTGATAGATTGGGAGGCGGCTTCTCGATCCAAAGTACAATTTAATACCAAGCAATTTCTTAAACAGTACTGGAAAAATCATATTGTCTACGAAGAGTTTCCTGTTTTCGGATCTCGACTCAAAGTCGATATCGTTAACGCTACTCTAAGAATAGCTGTAGAGGTCCATGGAAAGCAGCACTCTGCTTATAATAAATTCTTTCATGGAGATTCGCGTCTAAACTATTTGAAGTCTATTAAGAGAGATGTCGCTAAAGAAAAGTGGCTTTCTTTAAATAAGTTTCAATTGGTGGAGATTTATGAAGATGAAGTAAAAAACCTAACAGAGCAGTTTTTCGTAGATAAATTTAACATCAAACTTTAATGGCGATATATTCACTACAGGTAGAAAAATACGTATTATCTGGACTAATCAGATTCCCAACTTCATTTGCTGACATTGAAGCTTTTATTAGCGACAGCGATTTCATCAATGAGGTTCATTATACTATTTTTTGCGTCTTTAAAGAGACCTTTAATAAGGGAGAGCAGATAGACAAAGTTCTGATATCCCAGAAGTGCCAGAATCTTGGCATAACATTTAAAGATCAGTCTATTGATATTTTCAATTATGTCAATAGTATTTGCCTTATTCCAACGTCTCAAGCTGGCTTGATTGAAGGTGCTAAGGAGCTTCTTAAACTCAGAATCCGCCGCGAGATAGAACAAACCGGAGACGAGATCAAAAAATTTGCTAATTCATGCGCCGAAAAGCCAATCGAAGAAATCATCAACGAATCAGATAAGATTTATAATAGCAAGATTTGTGTTTATGCTGCTGAAAATAATAAGCCTGAAGACATAACTGCTAATGTTATAGAAATTATCGAAGAACGCGGGAATAATCCGATCCAAGATACTGGCTTAATTAGCCCATATCAAAACTTTAATCGTCTTTATGGTGGTATTCGCCCCGGTAATATCTATGCTTGGGTAAGCCGCCCAAAGCACGGAAAATCAACGATCTTGAACGATCTAGCCATCAAGATCACCACGATAAACAAAGGCTGTCGAGCTTTGGTTCTAGACACTGAAATGTCTACTATAGACATGAAGTTCAGAATAGCATCTTCTTTGACTGGCATTCCAGTTTGGCATCTTGAGACTGGCAATTGGAAAAAGAATGTGAGCCTATTCCAGAAATTCGAAGAAAGCAAAAGCAAGATTAAGTCATTAAGCAACCAAGTAGATCACCTTCAGGTAGCTGGTAAACCTATTGAAGAAGTTGTATCTATCGTGAAGCGCTGGTATTTCTCTAAGGTAGGCAGAGGAAATCAATGTGTTATTGTATACGATTATATTAAGCTTACCGGCGAGTCTGATAAGAATAAACAAGAACATCAGTTGATTGGCGAAAAAGTCAACGCTTTGAAAGAGCTGTGCTCAGAATTGAATGTTCCAATCTTGACTGCTTGCCAACTTAACCGAAGCGCTGAGAACGGCGTTGATGATAGCAGCGCGATTTCTCAATCTGATCGGCTCCAATGGTTCGCGTCATTCGTTGCCATTTTTCGGCGCAAGAGCGTCGAAGAGATTGCTGATGATGGACCAGAGTTTGGGTCTCATAAGCTCATTCCTCTGGCCACGCGTTTCCAAGGCAAGGATTCCGCCGGTCATCATGATTTAGTTAGGATCAAAGAGGGCAAGAAGATAAAATACGCTCCTAATTATATAAGCTTCAATATTAATAACTTTAATGTTGAGGAGACTGGAACTTTAGAGGATGTTTTGTCTGCTAAAGCTTTGAGGCCCGAACTTGATGACTCTGGTGATGGCGAAGTTCTATGAACGATTGCGAATCAGTAAGACAGATACTAACAGATATCGGTTACACTCTGACAGATCATGGCAGAGAATTCAGAACCAGACCTCTTTATAGAGATTCTGGTAACGATAACGTACTCAGGATTTGGAAGAATTCTGGGCAATGGGTTGACTTCAAAGAAAATATTAGTGGGTCTATAGAAGATTTAGTTAGGTTAACTCTTAAATTAAAGTCTATAGATGAAGCTAAGAAATGGATTTCTGAAAAAGGAATCAATACTTCTAATGAAGAAGAGCATCAGCAAAGAGTAACTACAACTCAAACCACTGTATTTGATAAGTCTTTATTGATCAAGCTTCTTAGAGACGATTCTTATTGGAGCAACAGAGGAATATCAAGCCAAACTCTTGCTCCTTTTCAAGGCGGTGTTGCAACCACTGGCAAGATGTTCAATCGATATGTATTCCCAATATTCAACTGCAAGGATGAAATAGTTGGCTTTGCTGGCAGAGATGTCTCTAAAATCAGCCTAGAAGGTCGCCCAAAATGGAAACTTATTGGAGATAAGAAAGAGTGGGCGTTCCCTCTTAAAGTTAACGCTAAAGACATTAAATCTTCCAAAGAAATAATTCTTGTCGAAAGCATAGGCGATATGCTTGCTCTAAGAGAAAATGGAATAAATAATTGTATAGTATCTTTTGGGTTGAATCTTTCGCCAAAGATTGTTTATTCTCTCATCGGGTACAATCCTAAGAAAATTGTAATTGCCTTTAATGACGACAGCTTCAATAATGCTGCTGGAAACATGGCTGCGGAATCTGCCAAGCAAAGACTTTTGAACTACTTTGATCCCAGTCAAGTAGAAATAAAACTGCCATTTGGAGCAAAAGATTTCGGTGAAATGCATTTAAAAGATAGATCTCTGATCAGTAACTGGTATAATTCAATACAATGAGCGCCGTAGAAAAAGTAAAGCTAAGTGCTAGTAAAATCAAAACTGCCGAAGGATGCAGTTGGCTTTACTATACTAAATATATTTTTAAGATGCCTGATATCTCCAACTCTGGGGCATCTAGAGGCACAATTTGCCACTTAATTTTTGAGCTTCTATTAACTGATAGGCATAAGAAGTATTTTGAAGATTTGTGCTCCGGTAAAGCTGGCGTAATTAAAAACCCAGCTATACATAAACTTATCTTAAAAAACGCCAAAAAGCTCAAGGTTGATGACGAGGAAAATCTGGAGATGATATACTCTATGATCCAGACTGGTCTTCAAAGTGATTTTTTCTGTTCTGGCGCTATACTTGTCGAGGCGGAGTCCGAGTTTAAACTAGAAGAAGAAGATTATATTATCAATGGTTTTATCGACAAGCTCGCTAAATTTAGTGATAACGAATACAAAATTTACGATTATAAGTCAAGCAAAGGAAAGTTCTCTAAAGAAGAGATTGATTTCAATTTGCAAAATTTAATGTACTCTTTGGCAGTTTTTAAGACCAAAGGTCATATTCCAGATGTTTCTTTTATTTTTCTTAAGTTTAAGAAGCAGCCAATCCAAGAAGCCCCTAAGCCAACTGCTGAACAATTGGAAGGTTTCAAAGCTTATTTAAGTTATGTAGCTGGATATATTTCTTCTTTTGATGAAAAGAAAGCTGTAGAAAATCTCGCAGCTAAATCTCCTAAAAAGAAATGGATGTGCGGCAGCGATGTCCCCGGTAAGTGGATATGCCCATCTAGGCTTCCAAATACTTTTTATGTTGGCGTAGACGAGAATGATAAATACGTTAAATCTTCTTTTGATAAGAACTCTTTGGTTAATGATCCCAAGGTAAAACTTATAAATAAAAAAGAATACAAAGGTTGCCCATTCTGGCGCAAAGATGAGTTGACTTTTTGATTGACTTCCAAACTTTCAGAGCCATACTAAGGCATGGAGTATTCAGCGATCCCGCTTTTTAAGTCCCATTATAGTCTTGGGAAGTCTGTTTTAACGCTTGCCAAGGCTGGATCTAGCGATGCAGATGAACCAAGTTCAATAATAGATATCTCTAAAAAGTTTGGTTTAGATAAAGTTTATCTTGTCGATGACTCTATCTCTGGATTTCTTGAGGCTTACAAGTCTTGCGAAGATGCCAAATTAGATTTAAGATTTGGTTTGCGATTGACTGTATGTGATGATATAGACAACAAGACTGCTGAATCCAAAGATAAGGAGCATAAAGTTATAGTTTTCACTAGGAATTCTGAAGGCTATCAAAATCTAATTAAAATTTCAACTAGTGCAAGCACCAGAGGATTTTATTATTATCCAAGAATAGACTGCAAGACTCTTAAAGAGTTATGGGATGAAAATAATCTTTGCTTGGGCATTCCATTTTATGACTCTTATGTCTTCAAGAATAATTTGACTTACAGCATTTGTATTCCTGATTTCAGCTTTTGCAAGCCTGTCTATTTTATAGAAGATAATAATTTGCCATTCGATGGTATTCTAAAGTCTAAAGTAGAAGAAATTACAACAGATAAGCTTCTAGCGGTTAAAGCTCAATCTGTTTATTATGAGAACAAAGAAGACTTTTTGGCTTATCTAACTTTCAGGTGCATTTCTGAGCGAACCACTCTGAACAAGCCTAATCTGGAACACTGCTCTTCAAACGAATTCTGCGCCGAATCATTCAAGGAAAAATATGGAAAATGAACTACTGAGATTTGACAAGTCTAAACGCCTTGTTTTCATCGACTGCGAAACGCTAAATCTTTGTCTCAATTTTTGCCAAAATCTTCCTTGGCAGGTTGCAATGCTTGATACTGTAGGTGGCAAGAAGATTGACGAGCGAGATTTCTTGATTAAGTGGGATACTAATCTTAAAATATCTGAAGATGCAAAACGAATCACAAGATACCCAGAACAACTCGTCGAAACAACTGGCAAGAAATTTGACGATGTGTTTAGCACTATTAGGTATTGGCTTGACTCTTCTGACTATATTGTTGGTCATAATATTCTTGGCTTCGACCTCTATCTTATAAAAGAAATGTATTTGCTCAAAGGGTTGCGAGCGAATCATTTAGTTAATAAAATCTTGGACACCAATTGCTTAGCCAAAGGAATCAAATATGGCATTCCTAAGATGCCAAAAGAGTCTTTGATTGAATATCAATATAAGCTTCTCCATACTTATAAAAAAGGCATCAAGACAAATCTTACTGCTTTGGGCAAAGACTACAGCATAGATCACGACTACAACAACCTCCATAACGCCATCATCGACCTAGAACTAAACCTCAAAGTTTGGAATAAAATCAAATTCCAAGTTGAAATATGAACGACTTTAATTCTTTATTTTCTAATATTAAACTGCCACTTTATGGCGTAAGGCTTCCCGAGTTTAACATCGAAAGCCGCCTTAAGAAACAGTATGGCCTAAAAGAGGATTCTTCCAACTATGATTTCTTGATGCAGGTGTGCAGAGCGAATTTCAAGAAGCTCAATATTGCTAAAGATGACTTTCCTAAATATGCTGAAAGAGTAAAGTATGAACTGGAAACCATTAAAGAGCTTGGATTTCTTGACTATATCTTATTGGTGTGGACTGTTATTAATTACTGCAACGAGAACTCCATCCCTGTGGGTCTTGGGCGCGGCTCTGCTGCTGGTAGCCTTATTCTTTATTTGCTGGGGGTCACCAAGGTAGATCCAATCAAATATGAACTATTCTTTGAGCGTTTCATTTCTAAGATTCGTGCGAAGAAGCAAGTCGTTGACGGCATCACATACCTTGATGGTTCATTGATGTGCGATGTCGATATCGATATCTGCTACTATAATCGGCATAAGGTAATTAAATATCTTGATCAACTATTCACTGGAAGAACCTCTAAGATTCTTACTCTGACCACTCTTAGCGGAAAACTGCTGATCAAAGAATGCGGCAAGATCATTGACGAGAAGCCAGAGTCAGAAATGAATGAAGTTAGCTCTTTGATACCAAAGACTTTCGGTCAAGTCATGGACCTAAAGGAGGCTAACGCAGAGGTTGAGCTGCTTAGGAAATGGTGCGAACAGAATCCTAGATCTTACAAGACCGCTCTAAAGCTAAGAAACCTAATCAAGAATAAGAGCGTCCACGCATCTGGAATGATGCTTTCGTACTACCCGATAGATCAAAGCTGCCCTGTCGAACTTACCAGCGATAAAGAACAGGTCTCCAGTTATGACATGAATTGGATTTCTGTATTTAATGTTAAGCTTGATCTTCTTGGTCTTAGAAGCGTTTCAATCGTTGACCGTGTTTGCAAGCTAGTTGGAATCAAAGTTTCTGACGTTGATTTTAATGATCCTATTGTTTATCAACAACTTCAAGACCTAAAGACTCCTCACGGATGTTTTCAAATCGAAGCTGACACTAACTTTAAGGTTTGCAGGAAAGTCAAACCCAAGAATCTTGAAGAGTTGAGCGGCGTCCTAGCGCTTGCTCGCCCGGGCGCGCTAGAGTTCGTAGAGCAATACGCCAATTTCACTAACAACAACGTCTACGAGCCAATCCATCCATTCTTCGACTCTGTTCTAAGCACAAGCGGAGGCGTTGCTCTATATCAAGAGCAGCTTATGAAAATGTCTAATAAAATAGGCTTTACATTAGATGAAGCAGAAGTTCTTCGCCGTATCGTAGGCAAAAAGAAGGTTGAAGAGGTCAAGAAATGGAAAGAGAAAATCTCTGATAAAATTAAAGAAAATAATATCGCTCCAGAGGTTGGCGATATTTTGTGGCGAATTCTTGAAAATTCAGCTAACTATTCATTCAATAAGTCTCACTCAATGAGCTATGCTGCGCTTGCGGCTTGCACTGTATATCTTAAATTCAAGCATCCTAAAGAGTTCTTCTTGGCTTTGCTTGAGATGACTAAGCATGAGCCAGCGCCACTAGAAGAAATATCCAAGATCCAAAAAGAGTTGCGTCACTTTGGGATATCTCTGCTTGGTCCTCATATTCTGAAATCTGAAACTGAATTTGCAATTCAGGGCAATGATATCCGCTTCGGCCTTTCTTCAATAAAAGGAATTTCAGAAAAGACTATGGATAAGCTCAAACTATTTAAGAGCGAGCAATCTAGTAAATTTGAAGTATTCCAAGCTGCCAAGGAAGTTGGTCTATCTATTGGCGTTTTGTCAGCTTTGATTCAGGCTGGCGCTTTGGATGGTTTCTCCGCCTCAAGAAGCCGCGTTGTATTAGAGGCTCAGTTATGGAATGTATTGACTGAGAAGGAGAAATTTCTTGCCATGCAATATGGGCCAGAGTGCGAGAACGACTTGCTCAAGACTGTTAAGAAGCTTTCCGAGACCAAAAATGAAAACGGCAAGCTCTTAATAAAAGAAACAAGACTAGCAACCATTAAAAAGAAGTATGATCCATACTTGAAGATCTATCAGCAAAATAATAAATCTGAAAGCTTTGCCAACTGGTTCTATGAGAACAAGCTTCTTGGATATAGCTATGATAAGTCTCTTAATGCGATCTTCTCTCAAAAGATGCCAAATCTAATCACTACTTCACAAGCTCTTGAATGCTCTGACAATCAAGTCGTGTATGTAGTCGGTAAAGTCGATGACGCATCCGAATGGATCTCTAAAAATGAAAAGAAAACAAGAACATTTAAGATGATTGTGTCTGATGAATTTGGATCTATCCCGATCCTTACTTTTAACGATAAAATTGACTTTAATAAGTCTTGTAATAACGAAAAAATGCCAGAAAAGGATGACATCGTTATCGTTAAAGGCTCGAAAAAGAAAGACTGTTTATTTGGAGACACTATTGGAATTCAGACACTGAAAATATACACCAAATTGTCTGAATTAAAGGAAAAAAATCTTGACAATCCGGAGTAAAAATACCATTATAAATTGTATGCTTCAATTTTACAAACCGAATCCTAAGAACACTGGCTGTGGCTGCTCCTTTAAATATTCTGCTAAGGACGACTGCATCTTCGTAAACATGATCAAGCAAGCTAGTTGGGATGACCAAACTAAGCGTGGTTCATTCGCTGGCAATGCCCAGAATCCAAAAATGTCATGCTCCGTCAAGCTAAGCCTCACTGAGGCTTCTGATATCATTTCCGCTATTAGGCGCAATGGCGAAATTTCTGCGTTCCATGATTCGGCTAAGCAGGTTACTAGGATTAAGTTCTCTCCTTACATGCGCGGCACTAAGGAAGATCCATCAAAGATGGCCCAAGTTGGTTACTCTTTTTCAGTCTCAAAGGAGAGCAAGGAGAACTCTCAGGACAAGACCTCATTTTTAATTGGCTTTACATTCGGTGAGGGCGTCCGCCTTGAGTCCTTCTTCTGCTTTGCTCTAGCGAAAAGTTTTGAAAAGGCTTCGCTAGAACAAGATAATAGATCAGCCGCTACTCCTCAAGCAGCCCCTCCTAAAAAGGAAGAGGCTCCTAAGCAGGAGTCGTCGGATGACGATCTATGGTAAAAAAGAAAAAGATTCTTTATCACAGCGATTTTGCTCTGTCTAAGACTGGCTTTGGTAGAAATACCAAGGCCATTCTTTCTTATTTATATAAGACTGGTAAGTACGAGATTATCTCTCTTGGCGGCGGATTAACAAAAAATAACACAGAACTTGAAAGAACTCCTTGGAAAAGCTATGGATGTTACCCAACTTCCGGTCCAGAACTAGAAGAAGCCAATTCTCACCCAGATAAAGGAAGACTTTATTCTTATGGCGCTTTAGAGCTAGATAAAATTATCGAGAAAGAAAAACCAGATATCTATATTGGAGTTCAAGATTTTTGGGGAGTAGATTATGCGATAAATAAAACTTGGTTCAATAGACTAAATCATGTTTTGTGGGTTACTTTAGATTCTCTGCCTCTTTTGCCTTCCGCTGTTGCCGCTGCTCCTAAGATCAAGAATTATTGGGTTTGGTCTAATTTTGCTGAAAAAGAAATGCACAAGCTTGGACACACTCATGTTCAAACTGTCCATGGAGCTATTGATGTTTCAGAGTTCAAACCATTTTCAAAAGAAGAAAAAGCTGCTCTAAGAAAAAATAATGGCATAGACCAAGATAATTTTATTATAGGATTTGTTTTCAGAAATCAGTTGAGGAAGTCTGTTCCGAATCTTCTACAAGGATTTAAATCTTTCAAAAGTCAAAATCCAAATAGCAAACCTAAGCTTTTATTGCACACTCACTGGAAAGAAGGTTGGGGCATAGAAAAACTTTGCAAAGAAGTCGGAGTAGATATGCGCGACATCTTAACGACTTATATTTGTAAAAAATGCAGATCTTATCATGTTCGTAATTTCGAAGGGCATGATGCAGATTGCCATAGATGCAAAACTAAAGACTCTTGCGTGACTACCTCTACATCTCTTGGGACTACTGAAAAGCAGTTGAATGAAATTTATAACTTAATGGATGTTTATTGTCATCCATTTACAAGTGGTGGCCAAGAGATTCCCATTCAAGAAGCAAAGTTAACTGGATTAATTACTCTTGTTACTAATTATAGTTGTGGAGAGGAAATGTGCGAGCCTGAAGCTGCTTCTATTCCATTAGCTTGGAGCGAGTATAGAGAGTTCGGCACAGAATTCATTAAAGCTTCTACTTGTCCAGTTTCTATAGCTAATAACCTTAAACTTGCCTATGAAATGCCAGATGATCAAAAAGCTAAGATGGGCAAGCAAGCTAGAAAATGGGTTATTGATAATTTTTCTGTTACTAGTGTTGGTGAAAAAATAGAAAAGTTTTTAGACTCTTGCGACTTTAAGGAGTATTCTTTGGAAAAAGATCCAGTAAAATCATGCAATCCAAACGCTGATATTCCAGAAGCAGAAGATAATATTCTTTGGTTAAAATCTCTATACTCTTTGATTTTATCTAAAGAAGTACTTGACGACGATGAAGGATTGCTGCATTGGATAGAAAAGATCAAAGCTGGCACTTCAAGACAAACTATCGATCAATATTTCAGAGAAGTAGCTTACAAAGAAAACGATAAAAATAAAAGTTTTAAACTAGAAGATCTCTTCGGAGACACTAAGCCAGAGGATAGAATATTTGTTTCAATTAATTCTACTTTAGAGAATATATTTCTATCTACTAAAATCATATCAGCTATAAAAGAAAAGTATCCAGATAAGCATATCTTTGTTTCCTCTAATGAGAACAGCCAGCCAATTTTTTCTGGCAACACATTAATAAAGGAAGCCTTCGTGCAGACTAAGCAATTTTCAGATCCAGAGTTTTTGAAAAATAACTTTTACGAATCATATTGCTTAGATAATTTTTCTATTAATAATCATCATTCTGTTTTAATCAAATGAACTTGCTAAAATCTTTCAAAGCTACAACCGGCCTAGAGCCGGGCAAAGCGCATATTTACGAGAAAATTTTTCCACTTCCATTTGATGATTATATAGTTTTAGATACCCAATCATCAGACCCAAATAAAAATTACAATTTTTGGTTTAGAGTAATTGAGTTAATTGAGCCGCTCCTAAAGCAAGCAAATATAAATATTATTCATTTCATAGACGATAAAAAGTATCACTTTAAGCATGTCTATATCGATAATTCTGTTCACTTAGCCCAGAAAACTTATCTATTAAAAAGGGCGAAGCTTTTCTGTGGAGCTTCTAAAATTTATTCTTTGATATGCTCTGAGTATGGTGTTAAACAGTGTTATTTAAAATACGACTATTATTTAGAGAACACTCTAGAACAAGAGAACGTTATCGATTCAGATTGTAAGCGCAAAAACTTCGTAAATCCAACTGCTGCGCCCATAAATAATATTAGACCAGAAGAAATAGCTAAAAAAATAATCGAAATGCTATTCAATTATACTCCAGAATTCGATAATACAATCTCTGTCGGAAGAGTTTATGCTACGCAAAGCATAGAGATAATGCCAGATAATGTCTTTGATATCAAAGCCGATGGGAAGAATGAACTAGTTATTAGAATGGATTACTTTTTCTCAGAAGATAATCTAGATAAACAATTGCAGCTTCTATCAGCTTCTGTAGTTACAAATAAACCAATAAACAAGAATTTACTGATTCGCCGTAAGAACAATATTAAAAAGCTATACTATAGAATAGAAAAAGATTCTGACGATGATTTCGTATCTTTGCTTCATTCTTTAGAGATAGAATTTGATCTTATTACATCTTTGACTGGAGAAGATCTGGACAAAGAAAAAATGAAATACATGGATTTCAAAAAAATAAATCGTCTGAATGTATTAGATCTCAAGTTCTTAGATGGATTAGATAAATCTAAGGTATATTTTAAAGGCAATAAAATAGTAGTTAAATCTGGAAAAACATTCTGTAGTAGATGGCATGCTAAATCTATGATTAGCAGCGATAATGTAAGAGAAGCGAAATCCGCGCTTCCGACTTCTATAGATGAGTCCTTCAAAGAAGAGGCTGATTACTTTTACTTCTTGACGAAAGAGCAAATCTAATCCACATTAGACACGATGAGTACTCCTCCGAAAACCCTTAAAAGGAACCAATTTGGTCTTCTAGAAGAGCCGCCAATTCCGTACATCTTCAATGAAGATGGTTATGTTAACTGGCGCAAGATGATCCGCCCAGAGTTTCTTGTGCCTAACAAGCAGCGCACTCAAGAAACAGATATCACAAAACTAGAAGACAAGGATCTCCTTATTCTTCTCGGCGGCATCAAAGAGCTTGCCCAAATCAGAGGTTTCACCTGCGTTTCTTACGACGTTCCAGAAGCTAGTCCAAATTATGTAATCGCTAGTTGCTACATTAATTGGATTGGTAATTACGAGACTTCAAATGTAGATGTGTCTTTTCAGGCTTTAGCTGACGCTTCTCCAGATAATACGCAAAGCTTTGCTCGTAACTATCTAGCTGCAATAGCTGAAAATAGAGCTTTTGTAAGGTGTGTTCGCAACTTCTTGAAGATCAATATTGTTGGCCAAGAAGAAATCGGCGTTAAGGTTATTGACGAGCCAATGTCAGATAATCCAATGTCTCCAGCCACAGTGCTTTATAATCTTATGAAAGAAAAGAATATTTCTTTCGAGCAGATTCAAAAGCGCCTTATCAAGGACAAGTACGAGAAGGCTGAAGAAGTTACTTCTATTAACGATCTTTCTAAGCCAAAGATTTTCGAGCTTATTGAGAGAATCAAAAAGGCTTAATTACCATTTGCCCGACGGGCAGCTTTCATAATCTGCTTTAACCTTAGCAGATACAAAGCATCCACACACAGTGCATCGACCTAGGCTTTTGTCTAGGTCTTTGCATTTATTGCACACGTCTAATCTTTCTTGAGATTTGTTTTTTTGGGCTATAATTGGTTTACCATCTGCAATTGCTACTCCTGCTTTAGCCGCTGATGACGCTAGACTTCTAGAAACTTTTGCAGCTTCTTTAAATAAATTGCTAAAATTATCTAAGCTCATATTTTTATTGTTCCTGGGAACATATTCGCGTATCTAAAATCTATAGATTTAGAATATGAATCTCCACAATTATAAGTGCAGAAAACTTTTCTTCCATTATTTGTTCCATTTGAAACTGATAGAGCTTGAGCAGTGCCGCGAGCAGATGCCTCTATTGTTCCTCCTGCATCAAAAAATGCAAAGTAAGTATTATAATTTTCATTAGGCGTTGGCAATAAAGTACCAGCAGGGACTTGTTTTTCGTATGCGTCTCCGAATATTCCATTGCAACCAATTGCTGTATACCCCCCTATTCCTATCGGAGCGTTATTATTTACGCAAGTCGTTGTTTGTTCTGTAACTATTCCTAATATTTTTCTCTTAAATGTTCTTAGGTAGCTTTCCTTAAAAGACTTAGCCATCAAAGGATGCACAAATGGCTTGAATGATACAGCCGAAGAGTCTTCAGAAGAAACCTTATAAATATTTGCTGATAAGCCTATAAATTCTGCCTCATCCCTTTTAAGCTCACTTCTAGTTATGCTTCTAGAAGCAGACACTCCTAACTGAGAGTTTATTGGCAGATAAGCGCTTGATTCGCTACTTGATCCAATTTTTGTACCATTAGTATTGAAAGATATTAATTCATATTCATTTTCTCCACTAGAAACATCATACCAAGTATTGTTAGTATTTTTTTGATCTATAGCCCAAATCATTGGCAGAATAACTCTTACCTCATTAAGATTATTTATTCCCATGACTAACCTATTGAACATTTCCGCTCTAGGAAGCATATTCGCCAAAGGACCAAAGCCGTATTGACCATCCGCTCTCACAGAAAGCGGCAATAGAGTTAACCAAGGAGGAGCATTGAATTTGCTTGACACAAATACAGCGGCACTTGCATCTGGTACTATAGTTAAGCCATTTAGAGAGAATAACTCTGGAGAGCCACCACTAGCACTCTTTTGCTGGACATTTGGATTGAGAGATATCGGTGTTATTGCCGTAGAGTCTTTTGTAGTATTTATTGTACTAGGTATACTGGACTCTTCGATTTCGCTTACGCTGGCATCTGTGTCTTCTGTGTAAACTTGAGACTGCTCTATTGGATTTATGTACTTATCAGTATATAGTTTTGAAATTATATTCCAAGTCTCATTTAAAATGCCTATAGAAGAGACATCTTTTTCCTCTTCTGTCATTTCTAAATTATATAACTCTACTGAATTTTCTGTATTACTTGACTCTTCTGGCAAGTTATAATTTAAATAATCATCAAGCTTAGCTTTTTGCTCAGCCGAGAACGAGTTGCCGCCGTTCTGCTCTAACCTTTGTTTGTCTGCGTATGCACTCGCTAACCTAACTCCACCCTCCAAAGAAGCTACAAGATTTTCTTTATCAAAAGAATTATTTTGCAAAGTTAATACGCTTCTAGAAATATTTAAATCATTGGCTACTATTTGAAAAGACTTTTTAACAAAAGGTACTAAATCTGTAAAAGTTTGCTCTCTCTTGCTTTGGAGTGTTTTGAATAACGAATAACCATGCCCGGGATCAGTTATTTGCAGACCTACTATTTTGCCATATTCATTTAATTTTACTATTCCTTCAGCCTGCTTTCCGCCTTGTGACTCTGGAACTAAATTTGGAGGAGAAACTTTTAAAGTCGGCGGTATTAAGAAAACATCATTCGGTATAGATGGCAATAAAATTGAATTAACTGTTCCCTCTAAAACTGGGTCTCTATAAAATACATCATACTCGCAAGATAACTTATACAAAATCTTAAAATCAAAGGTAGTTACTGCACTATTTCCATAAGAATCCGAGAATTTTACTTTCAATCCATTTAACTGGTCATACTTATAGAATCCAGCGTCTGGCAGCCTTATACCTCTTAAAATTGGGCTCGCTAAATCAAGATTGATTTTTTTATCAGAAGCGGTCCTTATTTCTAGATCAGTATTTGTGATGTATTTGTTTGTAATATATTTGTCATAAGCTATATACTTCCAATTAGGAGGCATTAGCATTTTATCAAAAAAATAGCTTCTTGTAACTCCACCGAAATAGCAATCTACATCATGTTTTAAAACTACAAGTCTTAAATTATCGCTTGAATTATCAGATTCGCTTATCCTATCGAATAAAGATTTAGCGGTATTATTTTTGATATCTACATCTCTCTCTATTGATAAAACAAACTTTTGATATTTAGAAAAAAAGCCAAATTTAGTATTCTCATTGGCCGACATTTGAACTGGATCTTTAGTTATCTTTATTGCATTAGTTAGATCCACATAAGAACTAGAGTCTTTATATTGTAGTTTTACTTGAAAATTTGTTGTGGTTATTGATATATTATTCTCAAAAAAACTGTAATCAAAAAAATCATCATTTACTTTCCAATACAGAACGATGGATTTATTAGATCCACCCTCTTTATTAGTCACTATGCATGGATATATCTCTGAAACTGATGCTGGATAAAAATACCCCTTTGTTCCGGCATTATCATATTCATAATAGAATAAATTTTTCCCGTTCTCATTTACAAAAGTATAAGATCCTACAGATAAACCTTTAAATTTATTAGTGTCCAAAAATCCATGAGAATAAGAATCCGCTGGAGATGATTGAACATCATTTTGGTCTATAGAACTAGAATTGTTGGTGATTGTATATACTTCAGAAAATTTAGTAGATATTTCGTATCTTAATGTAGCAGGATTTTCTATATCTACAATATTTGTAGAAATAGAAGAGTCTTTAGGCCTTTGAGGCGCTGTGTCATCTAGATTATCAAAGAATAGAGTCTTTGTGCTTGTGTATACAGGCTCTATATTCGAAAGATTTATTTTTATATAAAAATCAAAATATCCTCCTGAATTTGGCCTTGAAATAGGCTGTTTCTTGAAGTCAAAAACATATCCAGATTCTGAACCGTTGTTACTTTTTAATACAATAGGATTATCTTTACTTAAAATTAAAGACTTCCACTGTTCAAAATCTTTTCTTTTATAAAACAGCTCTAAAGAAGAAAGCTTTGATATATCAAAAACATCAGTAATTGATAGTGTAAGCTGAGAGTTTATTAAATCATAAGAGTCTGTTTCTCTCGATATTTTAAAATCAGAAACAATCTCATCTGGCAAATCTATAATATTTGGAATCGCTGGATCAATATATAAAGGTAAAGTCGATACAGATCCAATAGAATTTGTCGCAGTTAAAATAAATACAGTAGTATAAGATCTATTTTTAGTAAAAGTTTGGAATTCAAAATCTTTAACATCACTAATTTCTGGCTTTCCAATCAAAGCTCCCGAAGATCCATCTCTAAATTGCTTAGACAATGAAACTGTTAAAGCATTAGATACCACAAAGATAAGATCAAATTTGTTTAAATCTTCATAAGATCTATATCTGAATTCTACCGTTGGCAAAGAAGAAGTTCCCGGAATTTCTCCGCTTCCTGCTATTGGATAGCTTTTCTTTGCTGTTGTTCTTATTCCCATTAGACAATCTCCGGATCAATTACTGGAATGTATTGAGCTTGAAACACTGCCGCAGTGTCATCAAATTTACTTCCATTATTTATTGTAAATTTAAAAGTATAGTTATCCACTCTACTTGAAATTACACCTTCTAGATCATTATTAGCGTCACCTCTTGACTCTAAAATAAAAATCTCTGGCTGATAACCCGCAGCTATATAACTAGGATAATTGCCTGATGGTACTACAGTTCCATTGATATCTTTAATTTGAAGAAAAGCCCGAAATTCTTGCCCCTTAACTATTTCAGTTAATTCATTAGTTAGCCCAGAGTCAGAATATAAAACAACCTCTGCCTCACCTATCTTTAATGGTAAATAGTATGTTGGGCTAGAGATTTCTGTATCTTCTCTTCTTGTAGGATCAGCAGCAGAATATAAATTACTAGCTGTAGCAGAGACTCTCAAAGAAGTGACGCTTTCATTTAGAACGAGATTATTAACTTGTATAGTTCTCTGCCTAGTTGTTCCTAGCAAAAAATAAGACTCTATGTCTCTGAATCTTTCTCTTATTACTATTTGATTTAGAATATTTCCATCCTGATCTATTACTGAGTATTGTATTTCATCTGCATAGGTATAAGATAAAGTAAATCCTATTGAAACTTGTGGATAAGTTAACTGCACTGTAGATAAAGAAAAGGCATTGCAGACTGGAAGATTAGCTTGCGATGTATTCAAAAATGTAAATGGGAAATCAAACGCAACTTTTTTATCAGCCAAGAAAGAAAGAGTAATGCCATTATTCACATCCAAAGACTCAAATAAATCTTTTTTTGATATGATGTATTTTGACACTCCTCCAGACAAAATCATTGGATGTAAAGTAGGATTATTTCCCAACCTTAAAAATATTGATGAATATTGAGTGTTAGATAAACTATACGCAAGTTGAAAAGTATAATCTCCAGTATCTGTAATATAATCAGAATATACAGTATATGTATACATTGCATCTTGTGCCAGATTAGTAAAAGCTAAAGAAGATTGCGATCCTCCTTGGCTATCGTATATTGTTTTTGTAGATGCTCCTATTTTTACTGTCAAAGTAAAAGACGGAATGGTTATGGTTCTTATAAGCTCTAAAGATTTTTCTTCTGAAGAATAAAGCTGTCTAATCAGTCCTTGGAAATCATAATAATAATTAAAAGCTTTACAATAAAAAGTTCCAAATTTACCACTAGAGCTTATGGCTGTCGTTTGATTAGTACCATCCGCCGTATCCGTTACGCTAACAGAAATGCTTGATTCATCATTGAATTTATAAGTTAGCCTTGTAGCGTAATTTGTTTTTATTGTTATTAGACTTGTTTCCGTGTCTTCTTCTATAGATATAATTTCTGGAGATAATACATTTATGGGTATATCTATGTAATAATCAGTTGCATCAGCATCTGTTGTCGCTATTTTATAGACTTTAAATGCTAAAGTTATTGCCTCTATTTTCCCAGCGTCTGATAATGTTAAACCATCTGAAACTTCTTTTATGCTAAAATATTTAGACAGGTCCAAAGTTTCATCGATGTAATGCACCGTAGCTGAAGCAACGCTACCATTATCTTTAAATGAATAGTAATTTGTTCCGTCGTAGTATTTTATGTATCTAAAATTATAGCCCCAAACGTCTGATTTTACTGTAGTTATTGAAGAGAAATCTTTGTATAAAGTTAAAGTTTCCAAAGGCTTTAAAGAAAATACTGCGATTACAGTTTTTGCTGTTCCATTAATTGGACAAATTTGCTGATCATCAAAAAGCTTAATCACTCCATTTACATTAACAGAAACTTCTCCAGCATTACTAGTGCATGAAATTGTATTATTATTAGCTACAGTGGTAGAAGAGTTGCATATATTAACATATAAATAACTGATTTCTGATGATACGTCATCTAAAGCTGTGTCATTTGTAGTTTCTAATTGCAATTTTACAGGCCCATGGAATACGCTTTTGGAAGCCCACGCATCTGAAGACACTAAAAGAATATATGGATGATAGTAATCGTAAACCTTCACAGAGCATTCTGTGAGAGCATCATCTAAATAATATCTTTGAGTCCCTGCGTCATAGTAAAATTTTCCAGAAAAATCTTCCAAGTAATCTAGCGACTTGTCTTCTATAATTATTAAATTTTTATAGTAAAAATATCCTGTGTTATTAGAAGATTCAATAAGCAAATTTAGAACCTTACAATTGCTATAGTTTGTATATATATTATTCGTCGGAACTTTCTGGATTTCTTCAGCAGTCATATTTATAGATAGCATTGTAGCGGAGCTTCCATCGCCAGACGGCAGCATTCTATGGTAAGCCTTATTCACAACAGCCCCTTCATAAGAATAAACTAAAACATTATAAGATATTGTTTTGTCGTCTCCTAAAAGAGATATATTATTTATATAAGCAGGGCTTTTTAATTGCGCATTTGATAGTGTATTCCTAGTATCTTCGCTGACACAATTTAACTGGCCAGCTTTATAAGCAGAAAGCAAATACAAATTAAGAACATCAAAAGCGGCCCCATTATTTGCCAAACCAATAGGCTCTTGATATAAAATTGAACCATTATTTACGATATTAATACTCTCCAAATATCTGGCCGAAATATTTCTTATAAATGCACTATTATTAAAATTTTCCGAGCTTACTACTAGATATTGATTGTCTTGGAATAGAGATCCAAAGGCGTCTCCAGAAAGAGCTCCATCTCCAAAAAAATCCGATCTTAAATAAAAATACGACATACTATTTTTTGTTTATTATTTTAATTATAGATGATTCAGAGAAATCTTGGAAAGAAATATCTGGCATATTTTTTAGTTTGCTTACGGAGACAGTAACATTAAAATCAGAGTTTATTATAGCAGGAGATGTTATTTCGCTATTTCTCACCAATTCAGAATCTGGGAAAAGACTTGCAATATAAAGACCTCCTATTTCCATTTGGCTCTTAGGTAATAATGTGTCTTGAGCGTCTTGCTCTTGACCTAATAAAATTTTGATTCTTTGTATCTGGGTCGGATTTAAATCAGCATCTAATCCTATAGTCAAGTCTTTATTATTTGGCATCTGCCTCACTGTTTGTAAAGCTGAATAATAAGAGTAGTCATATTTGAAAAGGGTAGTTTTCAATCCTGTCTTTTTAATTTGGCATTTTGTGAATGTTATTGTTTTACTTGTATTTGGTAAAGCTATAGTTAATGTTTGAGTCGCATCTATTTTATCTAAAACCCACCAATCGTCAGAGTAGTTTGACTCTAACCAAAATGCTGAGTATTTTTCAGGTATCCAAGTTATGATGCTTTTTGCAGCTTCCCTATACTGGCCTAGAATCGCTTCTTTGAACAATTCCAGCTCGCTGGTTAAAACCTGCTCTTCTTCCGTTATACTGGGATCTATACCATTTTCTTCGCCCTTAGTCTCTGCTTCAGTGAATGGTCTATTTATATCCTCCACTACTTTATATAGTCTTACAAAATTTGGATATTTTATTTCATAGACTTCCACTCCATTTCCTTCAAATGTATCGCCATCGCCATAAATATTTCCATCATATTTCAAGAATGGAATTTCTTTCGTGTTGGTGAATGAGTTGTTTGTGCTTATATTTATATTGTCGAAGAAGCTCTTATCGATGCTTACTTGATATTTTATTCCTTTTTGGATTCCTGGCAATGTGTAGGTAGATGTAGAAGCATCAAAAAACAAGAATCTATAAATTGTCTCATGCCCTATTCCTACTTCATACCCAACAACATTATTCGGCGAATCCGTTGGTATATCCTTACCATTGTAGTAATTGCGCAATGCTAAATTTATTTTGCTAGAAGAACCATCCTTGGCTAATAGTTTAACATATGATTTTTGCTCTACTTGATCGTCGTCTAATATAGGTAATAGATCTTCGTTTCTTATTATTCCCAATTTTAGAGTTATTTCTCTTTGCGTCGAGATGGCTGTGTTTGGATTAAAAACGCAATAGAACTCGTCTCTAGCTTTTGATTTCTTGAGGTATCTTAAGCTTACTTTATTTGTATCAACCACCTTCAAAACAAGAACAGAATTCCTGTAAAGTTTACCCCTGCTTCTTTCTGGGCTTAGTATATTTACGAATATATCTCTTGGACAATTATTTATTAAAAACACTTCTCCAGAAGCTGGAATGCTTACTGAGATGTCATTATTATTGTCATTAAACAAATAATGTCCGGCTGAGTTTATGCTATATACTGGTTTGATTATATTTTTAATTACAGTAGAGCTTGATATAGCCATAGAACCCAAACTTGGCATCGATACTGTTTTAAAATTATCAAATGCGCTATCTATAAATATCTTATCGGAGGTAAAATAAGAGCAGTCCACGTATTGCTCATCTTTTACCATGTTGGTTATCAAGATGTTTTTTACTTGATCTGCGTCTTCTTGCCCATCTCTAAAATTTGTATAGTCTAGCAATCCATTTATTGATAACTTTAAATCTGATTTTAAAATATAGTTTACATTAGTTTGTTTTTTGGAGATTGTAAGCTTGCCTTTTTCATAAGCATCCAAAAATCTTAATCCAGAATTACTAACCTCTGCCAAAATTCTTGGTGGAACAAGCAGAGATAACTCTACTTCTGAATCAAAATAAACTGATAAAAAGAAAGGCGTATTATTATAGACGTAGAATTTTTCAGACCCCAATTGAGTGGCTCTGAGTAATTTTAAATAGTAAGAATCAAAATAATTACCTGTATCATTTATTTGGGAAGACCCAAAAACGAAAAGTTTATTATTTGGAGAATAATCTAACAAATCTTTTACATCTAATATTCCATAGTTCTTATTTTGTATTTCTATTTCATTTGCGATTCCATTAGCGTTATACTCAAAAAAATGAGTCTCCGAACTGTTTCCAACTGTTTGGATCGCTTTTATTTTTGTGCCGAATTTTAAATTTGGAAATGAAGAGTTAACAACATTTGTAAGATTTTCAGGAGCTCTTCCTTCGGCATAATTAAAATTAACAACAGAAAATATAGAAGAAGCATTCAAATCTAAATCAACACCCAAAAATAAATTTTGAGTGAAATCTCTAGATACTTTTGTGAAAGCTCCAGTTCCTAACATAGAATTATTAGAGCCTACATACATTCTATACTTGCAAGAATTAAAGACGTAAAAATCTCTAAAAGAACGATCTTCGAAGCTATTTTGATCTACATTAAATCTATTAAAATTCGGAAGATAAACAAATTCTTTACCACTAGACACTTCTGTTGTGGAAAGCCCTGAAATTCCTTTTATGTTTTTTATAGTAGGAAATACTTTCTTGACTTGAGGCAAGCTGGAGGTTTCTTTCACCCATTGCCCGCTTTGTATCTTAAACAAAGCTAAAGAATTGATATCTAATAAATTAGTAGTTGTGCTATCGGAATAATTATATATTGAGTTCGCTCCCGAAGCGTCTGACTTAATCAGATTTACAAATAATATTCTCTTTGTAGATATCAAAGACCCTAGGGTAGATCCATCAATGTCTACGCTTAAATTTGGCAAATAGAATTTAGAGGAGTATTTTGTTATAGGAACGAAAATTATATCTGGAAGATTGCTTATTGTATTTTGAGAATCAAACAACTTAGTTAAATCAAAATACTGAGTGTCTATAATATTTAAATTGTAAACTGATTGCTCTAGCGTTTTTGTGACTTCGGACAAATAGAACTGTTCTTTTCGGATTATTATCTCGTTATGTTTCACGAAAAGATAAAAATCATTGACAGTGTATTTTTCTACTGAAGTTAAATTCACGGGCTTTCTTCCGTAGCAATATATCACCGCAAGATTGGAAGATGGAACAGCAGAATAAACATCAAATATTCTATAATTTGTCACCAAGCCACTGCTGGTCAACAAAATAGATGTTTCATCTCCAGTTTCTCCTATGAAAGCGTTTTCTATAGTATCAATAGCAAAAGAGCTACTCCATAAAGACGACAATGGATGTTCACTATCTAATTCAAGATACTGATTTGATGATTGTATAGAAGTCGGCTCATTTATTACTGAACGATCATCAAAATCTGTCGTATCATTTGTTACCGTATATGGAGATCCTGTATAAGTGAATAGTTTCTTATCATTTGGGGCTAATAAATAAACATTCGTGCCGCTTAGTGTTTTAACTTGATATGGTCTTCCAGATTCATTTTTAATCGCAAAAGAAATCGTAGCAGAAATATCTGGCAACACTATAGAATCTACATCTATTACATTTGATTTTATTACATAATAAAAAGTTGTTCCGCCATTAACTACTGTATTAGTTCTTTCGGAATTAACTAGAGCTATGAAGAATTCTTTTTTATTGTATATTGGATATACATAATTAGCTCCAGAATTTTTTACCAATCTATTTTTCTTTAGAGTAACTGTAGAAGAGTCTACTGATACAGTAACTGTATCATAAGCAAAGTTCATCAATATTTGATCTGTCGCCAATGCATTCGGAAAGGCTTTCGCCGTAGATCCCGCTTCGCTTTGGTAGCTATAAATTTTAGAATCTAGAACGTCTGGTGCGGAAACTTGAAGTCTTCCATTAACATATCCATCTGGAGAATAATCAAAATCTATAGAACTTGACTTTCTCGCTCTGAATAGATTGTTTCCATCGGCAGAATCAAACGATTGAACCACTAAAGACTTATCCGAGACTGGCAAGAAGATTTTGCCATTATAGTCATTTTTTCTATTATAGAAGTCTTTGATTGTAAATGTGTCTATATCTTCATTTCTTATATAAAAAAATCTAGAAGTATCTTCACTTAAAACTTGGTCTTCTGGATCTAAGAATGTTCTTTGAGAAAAACTTGTTCTTTCTACTGTAGGCAAAGCGTCTCCTGATGTTTTTTCGAATACTCTTAAAGATATAGAATTACTTGCCAAATCACCTATCTCATTTATCTCCAGCGTAGAAGGATTATCTTCTGTAGAAACTATAGAATTTACGTCTTTAATTTTTTCTTTATTTATTTTATTCGGAATGAATCTATTTCTGCAAACCAGGAACAGATCTTTATTATGTAGCTGCGAAGCGGAAGGTAAAGAAATCTGAGTGGCGCAGAAATTTAAATCTAGGATATTTATTGGAGAATCTATGTATTGACTGGCGTCAAAATAAAAATGACTAAAAGCATCATTTAGGATCTCTAGTCTTACAATTCTAGTAGATCCTACAGTCGATAACATGGCTCTAGCTATTTGATTTTCAGCCAATGTATAGATTATGTTTTCCTGCTTATCTCTATAGAAATAAACGTTAGAGCTATTTTTATTTACAAAATAAACGAAAGAACCTTGTTTTAATCCAGAATCCAGAGACTTTAGATCAATATTTTGTATAAGATTTCCTTTTAGCAATACTAACTGCTCTGTAGAATTTGAAATCTCAAAGAATGGATTCCCAGATGGATAAATTATAGAATAAGAAATTGAAGAGTCGTTATTTCTATTGACAGTCAATTTGAAGTCTTGTCTTTGCTTGGAAAGAACTTCTACGGCAGAACCATTCGTAATTTTGATATTTAAGGCTCTATTTATAGATTCATCTTTCAGGAAAAAATACTCTCTAGTAATCCCTGAGGCCGTAGCAAATTGAGATAAGATAATTTCTGAATCATCTTTGAGTAACTTTATGCTGTCCGCTGTAGTTTCTGTACCTTTAAGATAAATTTTTAAATCATCAAAATAACTCTTTTGAGCCTTGGAAGCTACAGAGCCATTCCACGAAACATAATTGAAAGAGTCAGGGGCTACGACTAAATTATTGATCTTCAGCGTCTCTTGTGAAAAATTATACACTGGCAAATTGCTATAAACATCTGCTGAACTAAAAGATCCAGTAGTATGATTGAAGTTGACAAAGCCATCTTTAGGATGATAAATTTCAGCATCTTGAGCTGCGATATTTGAATAGGTTTTGTTTAATACTATTGTCTTGGAAGATCCATCGTCATTAAAAGTTAAACTCTTAGTTTGATTAGCAGCTATTGTTTCCGTAGAACCAAATGTGACTGTTATTGAAGAACTTGAATCATTAATTACATTAAGAGTTTTAGTCGATATTACAGTTGCGTTTAATATTGTTACATTAGAAGTTAAATATAAAGAATCTCCATCTTCTAAATCAACCAAATCTAAAGATGATGAAGGCAATGCCGATGCAGACGCAGAAGATACAGCGCCATTATTTGATATCTTGGCATATTGATTGGTGCTAATTGACGTAGAATCAACATTGCAACTTGCATTACCAGTATTAATTACATAAGCTTCAAAAGAGCTTGGAATATTAGACAAGATAGCATCAGCCTTGTCGGTGACGAAGTAATAATTATTGTAATTTTGATCTATTTTGAATTCTGAAGTCTTAGACTCTGGATTATTGAAATCTAGTAACTGGCTGTATGCAGTCCCAGAGGCAAGAACTGGAGTGTAGGTTGTAACTTGAGATAGTTTGCTTATCTTATTTTGGTCTGAATCAGAATTTCCTACTTCAAATCCATATTCGCCAGAAAGAGTTTCTTCGACTTTAACTATTGCTGATTTTACTCCTGAAACAATTATGTCGTAGTAGTTATTTCCATTTGCTCCAAAATTGTAAACGCCAAGATTTACATTTTTTTGGCTTATATCAGGAACTACATATGAAACGCTATTAACTCCTGAAGGTTCAGATCTCAAAAATGTTAAGTTATTGTATCTATCTTTTTGATAGATGTTGTAGTACCCGCATCCAGCCACTTCGTCCCAGTCTACTTTTATAGGCAAGAAATTAGTCTTTTTAATTACATTTGCAGAATCGGAAGAAACTACTAGCCTCTCTCTCTTTAGTATTCTAAATTCATAGTTTTGATCGTCTAAGAACATCGGCAAATTAGTCTTAAACGCAACCATCGACAAGAAATTCGGACTCTCCAAGTCTTCCGCACTGAAATAATAAGGAGAAATAATTGAGTATTGGCTAGAAATTGTATCCTTAGTTAACGGACCCTCCTTAGACATTATAGTCCAATCCACTGAAGCTCCGCCCCCAGAAGAACCCGATGTTCCAGATGTACCAGAGCTGCCAGAAGATCCGGAAGTCCCTGCTTTCAATTTATACTGCAAATCATATTCCCAACCATCATTAAAATTAATAGAATATGGTGATCCTGCGTCTCCAATTACAACTAAATCTTTAGTGTAGAAATTATATTTGATTTTTGTGATTCTTAATCTTCTTGTGTCGCTAAATCTCGCCATTGAATTTAGCACAGAGCTAGAAGGCTTTTGCTTGACTAATTGTCCATTGTCAGCTATTTCTAGAACATAATTTGACTCATAATTTTTAGGGTTTTCGTTTTCTTCTTTTATCGAAATTGTGTTTTCGTAAAGACCATCAGATAAAGATCTTATAGAAGATGTAGAGATTGGTTTTCCTTCATAATTTTTAGAAGTGTAAGGCCCATTTGGAAAAAAGAATAAAGTAGACAATACATCTTTTGTATCTTCCGCGTCGTCTTGAAAGAATCTTGGCTCAGATAGATTATTTGTTTTTCTATCTCCGTATATATTATTGTTGATTGGATTTTGATTGAAGACGGTCCATTGATGATTCTCAACATTACTTTGGACTTTATAATTATAAGTTTGAATATTTACCCTTACCTTGGAAGGAGCTAACAAATTCCCGGCAGCATCAGCAACGCTAAGGTTAAGAGAAGATAACGTTACTTTAGTATTGTCTTCATCTTTTTCTATTCTAAAAACAGAGTCTGTTAGACCTTGTTTTACGAACTTTACAACCGCTAAATTAGAAAAAGAATTAGATGAAACGGAGTCGCCGCTAATAACATTACTATCTAAGAAAGACAAAATATCAGAATTATTATTATATCCATACAAGTGATATGAATAGTTTTTAGTATTTTGATCAATTATTGATATGTTAGAAGCTGGAGTCGCTGGCCCAGACCACGCTATAGAACTGGAAACGCCATTATAACTAAAAGCATTACCAGTAACGTATTCCAATCTGAATAACTTATCAGGATCTCCATCTCCATCGATAAATGAAACAGTGCCAAAATTTTCTCCAGTAGTATATGATAAACCAGCCGCAGAAGTCTCTAAAAATTTTCTAAAAGTCACATCTTCTTTATAATCTTGAACTGGATAAAAATAAGCCTGCTTATCTTTGACAAAACTAGATTCATCGCTTGGTTCGTATGTGTGTACGCAGTATAGCTTTTCTACTTCTTCATTAGCCAAATCGGCATCGCTAGGCGTATAGACCCCACTTGTGATAGCCTGATTTATTTCAAAAGACTCGTCTCTTCTATAAGAATTTGTATAGATTTCTCTTTCTACGAATATTCTTGGATTTCTAGCTCCATTAGAATAAAAAGAACTACTATCATTACTTCCAACTGGTCCGCCTATTCTCTCATTTACTTCTCTTAAAGCTTGCGAAAAAAGAGTGTTATAACTGGCCTCTGGCAGAGATGGATATACATTAAAAGAAGCTACATAATTTTTAGTATAGAAGTAATTTATAGCCTTTAACCAAGACTCTTGATTTATGAAAGCATCTTTTGATATTACTCCGCTCTCTGTAATTTGGGTTACTAATCCGTTTTGGATTTTTAGCCCATCTGTTTTATATCTTTTATTATCGTATATTGCTGAATCTCCTTTACAGAATCCAGTAGCATCAATATAAAGCCCATCGCAAGTAGAGTTCACTACTGTTCTAAAAACAGACTCTTGCCCGGGAACTTCGCTTTCATTTATATAATAACCCAATACTCCGAATTGATCTCCGCAAGCCGTGAATGTAGGATCTAATCCATAACTAGCTAATGGAGTAACAATATAACTTTCTCCAGAATTTGTATAATTTGAATAGAAGTCTTTTGTTATAATTTTTTTAGGAAGAGGAAAGTTAGGTAAAGCAGTCTTGTAATATTGGATTTCATTATTCTGCTGCGTTAAATACTCTTCATCATTAGAGTCTATTTGAGATCTAACCTCCCAAGCTTCTCCATCTCTATTGTCTTGTGGATCTTCTTCAAATTCGCCATTGATTGCTTTTATTGTAGCAGAGAAATTATCTTCAATAGCTTTAGATAATTGACTTTCGTCTTCCTCATCTCCCGCATCTGGTATTTGTATATCTTGAGCATATTTTTCAGATTCAGCTATTTGTTCTACGTCAATCAAGTCTTGAAGATTGTCGTATCCAAATGGAGATCCGTCTTCATTTACTCTCGGGAAGACATTTAGCCCCGAAGATAATGATATAGTTACCGGTCCATCACCTATATCATAACTTGACATTACATAACCAGAGATATTTGGTTTATCTTTGAGATTAAATCTTTCTACTGAAACATCAACCTTATAAATATCATCGAAATTTCCAGTAGATTGTAGTGCGAATTTAAATAAATTATTGCTCTTAGATATGCTAAAACCAGTTAAAGATGGATCGTATATTTTTTTTCTATTCGTTATGTTCTTTTCTAGTATATCGTTGAATTCTCCCGATCCGAAAGAAAGCTGGGATATCGGCTCAAAGTTGTAAACTATTTGCCCATCTATAGTTCCAGAAACCTCTTCCTTATACTTAGAATAATCTATTATCGCCTTGCCATCTGCAGTTAATTCTGCAAAATCATAAATACCAAGCGGTTCACTTGCTCTAGATATTCTATATTTTAACGAAGACTGATTTTCTAATTGAAAAGGAATCTCAAAAATAGAAGAGTCTTGCACCAAAGAGTTTCCGCTATCGTTATATAAGAATTTATATCTTGTAGTTACTTCATTTCTGTATCCTGAGTATCCTGAATCTGTATAGGTATAAATATTGTCTGTATTGTTAGCGCTTACAGGAATACTAGTCTGCGCCCAGTCTTCTCCTGATACAGTTAAGATATCATTGTTTGTGGATTTTGATTTAGTTAAGCCTGTAATCTCGTATCTACGATAAACCTTGCCAGCGTAATCCATGTCTGGCATTATTACGTTTGGATTAGACCCAGATATGAATCTATCTGTTATCTCAAAGTCTCTTAAATAATCATAACCATCTAACCCAAGAAAACCCTCAGTCAAAAAAAATCTAGCCTTCGGGGCTTCTCCTTCGTAATTAATTATAGAGAATCTTTTTCCTGTTACTGCAAATTTTGAAGCTACTATATCTTCTACCAAAGGCTTTGGTACGGTATATCCATTTTCGCTATGGTTTGGATTCTCGAAAAATGAAACCCATAATCCATAAGTGTATTTAGAGAAATCTGGAGTCAAGCTAGGTCCAACTGCGGACAAAGCTGTTGTTATAAAATCCTTATTGTCTGTTTCTACACTCATATTATTGTCTTCCTACCATATTGGGACTAATAGGAGAAGCTTGATCGCTCCCATTATCATAAGAATTTCTCATTAAGTCTTCAAATAAATAGTCCCCTACGGCAGAATCATATCCACCCGGTATAGTTATTCCACTTAATCCAGCTTGTATAATAGCTTGTACTTGTCCTGGTTCCATTTCAGATCCTTTATTTATAAAGCCATTACACATAGCTCTTAAATAATATTCCATTTGCATATAGTGATCTGAATACATTACTGTATTTTTTGATACTTTAGGAATCAGTTTCACGAAATAGAATCTAGGATAACAACAGCCAAAAGGTCTTTGTTTTTGCCAAAACCCTCCATTATCCATAGAAACATCCCCAGCAATTCCTCTTGGGCATTGTATTCCTGCCATAGTGTGGCAAAGATAGTTGATCAAAGCGTTCTCATCTGTCCTATAAAGATCCACGTTTGATTCGGCAAATTTTATAAAGTCTTGCAATTTATTAGACAGCCTTCCCTTTGGAACATCAGAAAGCTTGCCAAGACCAAGAGAAGGATCTACACTTTTACCTGTATTTTGTAATCTATTTTCTATTATTACTTTTATCACATCTGATCTTGGATCGTATGGATTGACTCTTACTATAGATTTAATTTTATAAGGAGGCTTATATATAGGGCAACTAGCAGCAAAGTTGCTTGGATAATCCAAATTCCCTCTCCAGTCTCCATATTGAGGTTTAGTATTTGCGCTCTCTATGTAATTATATCCAGATGGAGCTTCTACAATAAGTGGCAAGTCATTTGGTCTCCAAGATACATTCGCTAAAGCCTTTTTTACGTTTCTGGAAGTTCCTCTCAGCGGCTCCAAAGACTGACTTGCGGTCAAGCATCTAGCATTCAATGCTCCCATTACATCGCCATACATTGAAGGCTTCCAGTAAGAACTATTGGACCAATGGTACAAGTTATAAGTCATGAACATCGTCCATTCATTGCTTATGTTTCCAGATACTTTTTGTTTTACTCCATCTATTACTATTTCTTGCTTTTCTATCGCCGATATCAAAGACTCTGGAGTTATTCCATCTAGTTCATATACACCTATTGTACCAGTAGAATACTCTGATACAAAATAATAATCTCCGCCTCTGAATGCAGATCCGTGCTTTAGTATTTTTTTCTTATTATTATCAACATAAGTTATATAAGAAGAGCCTCTTCTTGGAGTATCTAATTCTACTACAATATACCACTTTCCTTTTGTTATTGGAATAAATGTTTCTGGCTTTGCTCCTCTTATAGATCTATTGCCCACTTCTGTTATTGATGGACCCATATTTCTAAATATATCTACGCCAGTATTTTTCATACCTAGCGCATATCTATTAAAATATAATACAGAATTTCCATCCGCGTCTATTTCATAATCAACTAAAGCTGTTCTATCCGCCATTCTTACATTACCAGAAATAAATTTTCTAGCAGACTCGTAGACTGGATTTGCGCTCACATAAGCATCGTTTTGATACAATGTCTTGCTTCTAAAATTATATGCCACTCCATATCTGCTATAATTTGTGAAAACTGTTTTAGCTGTGTCTGCGTTAAAATGCCCTACTGGGTCCATTTGACCAGCATCTGTTCCTGCGCCCTCAGTTGTCGCCACTCTCATCATAACGTAAGCGTCAGCAGCGCTGGGCTTCATTTCTAGAACATGAGCAAACTGTATAGTTATTGAAAAAGATTGTTGAGTTACTGTTGGTGTTACAATTTTCTTTCCTAGCTGAAGTGTGCCAAAATTATTAAAAGTAGGCTCAGTCACGCCTTCTGATCCCCTAACTCTAAATGAAACTTGTCCTTTTACAGGATAAACAAAGTAGTGTATTTTATTAAATTGATAAATTCTATATTGATTAGTAGAATTAAGGCTTACATCATTGACAACTCCCGTCCTATTACTAATGAGATATCTGTCGTTTTGAGTTATTGGTATCGATTCGTATATCTCTCCATTAACATAAACATCAATATACAATCCAGAAAGTAAGAAATTATCAGAATCTGTATAAGAACAAGCTATATCTGAAGTTTGAATAAATATAGCAGACAAGCAAAATCTATTATTGGAATCTGGAGGATTGGTATTGAAAGATTTTAGTTCTTTTCCGTTATCTTGGCCTTTAAATAAGAACGCGTCACTAGAATTTGTCTTTACAGAATAAGCGCTTGTTGCAGTATTTAAAGTAGCATAATTATAACCAATTGTCCAAATAAAACTGCCTGGACCTTCTGGGAAAAGCTCTGGATAACCAAAAGAGTCATATTTTATTTTTTTATTGCCTAAATTATCTAGCTTTATTGATCCATTAGGATTCAATTCGTATTTTGGCCTAGAATAATTAGGAGCTAAAAGAAACTGCTTAGAGAAAAACTTCTCAAAGTCAAATCCATGAGTTGTTACGTTTCTTCCTTTTATCGTGTGCCTTGCTCTCTGGTCTTCTGTACCTCTGAAAAAACTTAAGTAATAAAATATAGCTTGCTCTATTTGATCTTTAGAAGCGTTCTTTTTTCTGAATATCCCGCCCTTGCCTTCTTGATCTGGAACATAGCTTGGAGCGTATCTTCCAGTGGAAACGGCCTCTGTGACATATCTTAGATGCCTTCTTGCAGCAGAGCATATTCCAAGAGATGCTAGTTCTAGGGTTTTAGTTCCTAGTGCTCCTCCTTTATTCAAATATTTGAAGTTAGCCTCGAAAGCTAAACAGCCTCTTTGTATTTCTGAATCGCTCCATACTATATTTAAATTTGGATCGCCACTAATTTTAGATGGCATATTTTTAGGCAACGCTAATTCCAAACCAGATAAACGAATTGGCTCCGACCAGTATCCATGAACGCCATCTTTTGTATCGTCCTTAGTCCCGTTCGCTTGAGTGACTCTAGAAGCTCTCCCGAATATCCAAGCCATGAATGGATTAGCGACATTAGCCCCTTGAGCTTCTCCAGCTTGAGCCTCTGGCCAACCAAATTTTCCATATGTCATCTTTGGCTCTAGATTAGCATAGAATTTAAACCACTCATCTTGAGCCGGATAATTACTGTCTTGAGGATTTCTCAATCCTCTGAACATCGAAAAAGCGTAGTAAAATATTCTCCAAGAGCAGTCTCCTAGCCCAGAAAGAATCTTTTCGTTAAAAGCTTCCGCTAAAAGATTATGATGTTCGTAATCAGTTTGTTGATTAATTTTTACTTTTTTGGCTAGAGGAAGAGAGGGCATAAGTTAGCTCCACACTCCAATCCCACCGCCTCCACCGGATTGAGACTTTAAAGTTCTAGCTGCCATGTTTGAATCTCTGTAAACTAAGAAATTAACACCAGAATTATTTTTTATTGGCCCAGCTCTTAGCTGTACAGGGACTCCATTTATAGTTGGTATTTGTCTAGCTTTAATGACAGTCTGGTTATTATTTATAGACTCTACAGATACAGAAACGCGCAATCTTTCTCCATATTCGTAGTTGCTGGATAGATTTCCTTTCTGGCCTTTGAATGTTGCTGGCATTTTCACTGGCGTGAAACGTAATGTCTTTCTAAAATTTTTTGTTGTTGTATTAGCAGTAGCAGCAAAAAGAGTATTTAGATTATCAGGGATATTCTGGCACAATATAAATCCATCGTTATAATTTATAAAATCGTTCTCGAATAGAGCCGCTGCCTGAGCTCCAATTTGAGAAATTACTACTTGCTTGAGAGCAGCATTAACCTTCAGGCCAGTGGCTGTATTCGCGTTAGAACCATTCCATGTTGCTATGAAAGGGTATGCGTCGTTAGATACTAGCGTTGATTTTCTCATTTATTTATTTTACTCCTGTTATGTACTTTTCTATAATATTATTATCTATTCCACTCAGTGTTAGTTTAGCCACAAGAATTTCATTATCGAATTTTGTATCATAGACAACTTGCACTGTTATTGAAGATGTGTCGGTTATAAAAACATTATTTTTCACATAACCAGCAGACCCAGATGTGAAAGAATTATCTCTATAGCTTACTAAATTATCATTTATTCCTGTTCTTAAGTCGAAAAATCCTGTGACGCTCTTTGTGTAAAAAGATGTTTCAGCGATTCCACTGGCTATATTTGGATTAAAATTATTTAATATTCCCGTGCCTCCAGAAAAAATTACTGTAGGGGTAGAATTGTATCCTGATCCAAAATATGTCATATTGACATCAACTACAGAATCATAAGTCAGGCTATCTACGCCCAATATAGCTTGCCCAGAAGCAGCAATTGATGCGCCGCCTCCGCTAAATATTACTGTTGGTGCTGCAAGATAGCCATTGCCACCGCTGGCGATGACAACATCGCCGACCATTCCCATGTAACCAGTTACTCCTGAGTAATAAGTTAATGATATATTAATTGGCAATCCAGTTGGAACAAGCTCTTCTCTATTTGTTTCGTATCCATAGTTTAAAATTAAAGAGCCTACTTTAGATACTCCACTTGTAAATGTTGCTTGAGTAATTGAGTCTAAAGTATTTGTTCCTTCCTCTACTTCAAAAATATAATTTAAAAATGGAACATCTACTCCAGTAATTGTTAATTCATTATCGTAATCTCCTGCGCTTGTATTTAAAGTATAATTAGATATTAATCCTCCAAGAGATGGATAGTTTTGCTGTATTAAAATTTGTTGGCTGCTTGAAGCTTTTACCAATCCAGTAGGTATGCTATAAAAAGAAAATGGAGATTCGGAATCAAAGTACCCAGAGAATATCTTGACTCCGCTTGGAGAATTAGATGAAAGAGTGCCAGTTATATAAGATCCAGTTATAAAGGTCTGATCTGTAGATAAAGAAAGTGACGGTTTATCCGATCTGATTTCTATTGAAGCATCTAATACGCATCCAGATAAATTTACAAAAAATCTTTCGGCATAAAAGTCTTCTTTAGCGCCAGATCTTACTATTTCATCTGAATTAATTGAATAATTATAAGCTGTGCCTGAAAAATTAGTATTAATATTTACTTGAGTATCTGGCAAATAAGAACCGCAATACCTGCTTTCGTGATCGAAAATTTTGCCGCTCGCAAAAGAGACTTTGTAAACTTTGCTTTGCCCACTAAATCCTATGTCGCAAACTCCAGTGCATGTATCAAAAGACAAACCAAGATCCGTAGAAAAACGGTTTTCTCTTAAAACGCTTCTAAATGTATTTCCTGAAATAATCATTAGCTTAAGAAGTTTGTATTAACAAGTTTTATGTTTGGTCTATTTTTATACACTAGTGTTTGGAAATTGGTCGCTCTAGGAGGATTACTTTGGAAAGAGCATTGTATACTTAATCCATTTTCTGCTAATGCTATACTTAGTTTAGTCAAACCATTTTCGATAGAAAGCATTGATTTTAAATCATCGCTTATACTTGAGCAAAATAAATCAGCAGAATAGCTAACATTTGGCTGCAATAAAGACAAAGCTTTATAATCATAATAAGATTTTAGCTTATCATGGAATGAATTGAATGTATCAAACTCATATTTTGGTTGAGTTTCTTGAGAATAGCCTTGGAAATTCATTACCACTGGAGTTCCGTCTCCGAACTCAGAACCAATTATTTGATTCGTGGCAAAACTTGGCGCTGTTGCATCTGCATAAAGCTCTCTGACATTGGGAGTTATATTGTTAACATCTAGCTCCAAAGAAAATCCATCATTATTTAAGATTTTATTTATATCATCTTTATCCTCTAAACCGCCTCTAATAAAATTTCTGAACGGAATAAAAGTTTGAGAATTGCTTTTGCTTTTAAGCGTTGTTATGTAATCAACTTGAGAAGGTAAAGTTATGTATTCCATTTCCTGCCTCTTGGAAACTGATGTCCATTGAGTAGGTGTTGGGTATCTCGCGCTTTGAACTCTTATTGTATTTATAGATGGAGATTCCAAAGCCAACATTCCATTATTTGCTTGTAATGTCTTGCTGACGTGAGCCAATAAAAATGCCTGGCTTGGCATTGATCTTATAATTTGAATTCTCTGGCATTTATTTGGATCTGGTCCAAGGCCTTTTAAAATAGCGGCATTATTACGTTCTATTTTACTTTGCTCTTGAGGAAGAACGCATACAGAATAAAAAATTGTTTTATTACAGTCTTTTTTTCCAACTTCCAGAGAATTTATATTACCTTCATATATTATTCTTTGTAATTCAGAGCATCTCTCCGCTATAGAATTTTGATACTCGATTGGATTGGTAAATACTTGAGAAGGGAAGAAGTTGAACTGAAATATCTGGCCCACTTTTTCTACGTTCGCTGCTAAAGTAGAAGGAGAGCTTATATTTTTATAACCTAATAATACTCCGAAAGAATAATTCCCGAGAGGCAAATTAGTTACATCTATTGGTAGGGCTGCTTGCAATACTCCCAATGAAACAGGAGAAAGCTCTTTGAAAATTGGCGCATAAGCCTCTGCTAAATTTATTCTTATCAATTGAGAGCTAGACGCCAAAGGATCAGAGGTAGAACCTATAGAATAATCTAAATACTCTAATCCTCTTACTAATTCTTGGAAAATTCCATAAGCCGCATCTGATCTAGCAGTATAAAATCTAACTTGTTTTAGTCTGCTAAGATCTATAAGATATTTCTGATAAGATTCAGTTGCTTTAGAGCATATATTCTCTGCATTATTCTTTAACGCGTTAAACTCTGAAAAAGCTTTAAAATAACTTTCTGTGCCATTAAATAAACTTGCTATGCTTTGTATTAAGAATCTGGCATCTTGAAAAATTGGTAACTTGTATAACTCATTTGTAAAAACTTTTTGTGTTGCTGGTGATGTTTCTACCGTATATTGCATCAAAACATCTTCGTTTCCAGCTACTCCATCCATCACGCTTTGTACGTCTGTCCAATAATGTTTACCTATAAAATCAGCTATATAAGACTCGATTGCTAAAACGCTATTGGCTAAAGATTCGTTGTAGAACCCCAAGTTCATATCAACTAATATATTTCCAGCGTCATCAAAAATTAATTCGCTTTGCAATTCCAAAGCTCTAGTTACCGCTTCATATGCTATTAAGCTATTATTATCTAAGTAAGCTAACGTAGAAGAGTTTTTAGATCCTCCTAAAGGAAGAAAACCCAGAGCCTGATAAGCTCCTATGCTATAGTTATATATCTCTCTTAGCTTTGGAGAAAACTTTCCAAGTATAGCAGATATAACGACCTGATCATAGGTTCTTGTTGAGCCACAAAAATCGTAAGCAGGAGGGCTGGCAGCGGGATTACCAAATAATTGAGGAAACAAAGAATAAAGTTTTATATTTCTTAAAGGTCTTTCGCCTAATGTCCGCGAGTATTCTATAGTTTGTTCTTTAGCGTCTTTAAAGTATAAAGAAGAGTATAGCTTTAAATTCTTTTTGCTCAAATCATAATCGAATTCTTGAGATCTTATTACAAAGTTAGAGGAATCTGAGCTTTCTAAATTTTCAATTTCGAGTTTTGTTTGCAGTACATTTTCCTTAGATACAGAGTCTGAAAGATCTATTCCTTTTATTCTTACTTCATTGTATAAAGAAGTCGTGTTGTCTGTGAAATCAACAACATAAGAATAAGAATACTCATCGCACCATTGAGCTAAAACATTTTTAAGAGTTCCAGAGTATTTTCTTTTTATTTGTCCGGAAGATTTATCCTTTAAAGAATCTGGATTGACTGTCTGCCCAGAGCTTCCGCTACTGCCAGCCGCGCCAGCAGTTATAGCAGCTTTAGCGTCTGACGGCATGATCTTTATACCAAGAGCCTTCATCGCTTTTATCAAAGAATCGAATGAATAATAAACTTCTGAAGCCTTGCAAATGCTGTCTTTAAAATCCTCTTCTCCCAACAAAATAATAGCTCCATAGCCATTATTGATTTGCTTTAAAGGATCTGATGATTTTACTATAATATAGTTGGATCTAGCCGCACCAGTAGATACATCATATACGATTTGAGTATTTTCAGAATCTACATTTAATTTCTTAGCCAATTTAGATTCGGCGAAGTGAAGCTTTTGTATAAAATTAGTTTTTGTGACGGCTCCAGCTTTTGATCCGTTTACTGATGGGCAATTTAGTCTTATTTGATCTACTACAGCATCTATCTCTGATCTTTCATCTATAGCGACCTCAACTCCCAATACTCCAACGTATATTTTGTCAAGAACGAAAGCATTATCTTTAAATACAACGGTCAAAACCTTTTCATTGTTTCTTTTAGAAAGAGAGTAAGATGAAATTTTGAAATTCTTTAATTGATAAGTCTTCTTTCCTTCGCCATCTACAATTGTGATATTGTAGCTAGTTGTAGCTCCCATGTACCTATCTTCTATATTGAAATCTTTGTCTATGATTTGCTGAGAAATCGTATTAGAAGTGCCTTGGAATACTTGGCTTAAATTACTAATCTGAGCTTTAGAAGTGGTTTGAGTATTCTTCGAGGAGTTAAGATTATTTAAAAAAGCTATATCTTTCTTTCTTTGCTCTTGAACTGAGGATGCATTTTTTGCCTCTTTTATTGTTTTGTTTAGAGCTAAGTTTAACGTTAAAGTGCTTGGATTTCCATCAAATCCTACATCCAAAGACAAGGAATACACATATCCATTGAATAACCTGTTTCCCAAGTTAATTGTTTGCCCAGAAGAAAACTGAGTCCTTGTGATATTTATACTGCTGTTATTCTTTACTTGGGCCATAATCCTTTAAATCAATTACACGTTAAAATAACCTGTGTCATTATTATATATAACTTCAGAGAATGGCTCCAAAGAAAAGGTTGTATACCTTAAGCTTGAGTCGGCCAGTTTTTCATAGTCTAGCCCTTTTATTTGTCTCAAACCATTGACCCATACCTGCTCATCAAAAAGAGGCAAGCTAGTATCAAAATTATTAGAATTATTGCCTGTATATCTGGTTCTATTTACTTCGTGTTTTGGTAATAAGATCAAATCTCCATCTATAAGATTCGTAGTATAAATAGTAATCGCGCCAGTTACTGCGGCATAATCTATTCCTGAAATTAGTTTATTTCCATTCAAGTACAAATCTCTGTGATTTACATAATTATAGTTTAAAACTTTTGTAGTGTTTGTTATATCTTGCGTTGATATGCCGGTAAGAGATCCAGACCCAGAAATCAAGTCATAAATAGCAAAATCGCTCACATCATAAAAACTACTAGAGTCTATAAAACCTCCTGATATTGTAAAATCACCATCTCTATCTCCAGTTATACCAGTAACATAAGTGCAGGCTAATCCATTAACATACAAATTAACAGCCTCTCCAGAGCCAGTATTTAATATAGCATATCTAGCATCAGATATAGAAAACTGAGGAGTCAAATTAATATCTTCCGAATTTCTACCTGAGAAACTATAGACTTCTTTATTAGAGCTATCAAAATCAGCTAAAAGCAAAATTTTAGAATTACCAAATGGCACCGAATATCCATAATCAATCAATCCGCTAGGAGGTCTATACACTGTTATCTCTGAAGACCCAGTGGTTGCCCCTGTAAGCTCCACTAGTTGATACTCATATAAATATCCTGTCACACCAGAATAATAATATCCAGTAACAGAAGAACCATTTGAAGTCGTAGTCGATCCTGAAGCTTGAACATATCCAGTTATTCCTGTGCCAACTATAACATTTTGATACTCTACGCCTGTAACAGATAAAAATGTTTCTATCTGCGTCTCATACGCGCCTGTAGCGTAGCCTGAGCAATAAAAAGCCTTTGCAAAAGTGTTTCTTTCTGCAAAATCTAAACCTAGATTGAACATCATGAAACTGTCAATATATCCGCTGAAATTTTTGTAGTTTACCCCAGAAACCCCTAATCCACCTACAAAGAAATTATTAGAATTAGAAAAATCTGTTATATCAAATTGCACATTAAGCGACTTCTTATTTAAAGTATCATCAAATTGATGTGTTGATAATTGAATAGAGGAGTCTATTTTAGAGACGGACACTACGTTTTTATTATCTAATTCTTGACCAAGAGTATATATTCTTTTGCCGTCTGTTGGTGTATTGTGCTCGCAAAATAGTCTATTGCATCCATTAATTCCTATCGAGAAGCCAGAAGTAGAAGACACATCAGTCTGAGACGAAATAAGAATTTTGCTATCTACAAAATTTCCTGTGTCTAAATTTTTGAAAACAATAAATGCCGCCCAATCTGGGCTGTCAAATTCTCCAAGTATTTTTAATTTGTTTTGTCCATTAAAATGTCCACTAACAATTGACTGATTTACATTACCACCACCGACTTTATCGTTGTATGTTAGAGCTGGATTTGCATCTGTATAAATTTTCGATCCTGAATATTGATAATTAACTCCAGATTGATTATTAAATATTACATAATTAGAATATCCCGCAGAGTCAGTTACTCCAGTGTATGACGGATTTCGGAAATCGTAATCTATTGAAATAGCAGATATATCACAAAATATTGTCTCTAGGAATCCTGATTTTATGGTTTCGTTCATGATTTTATTATGCTTCTATTTGCGGCTTGAGCTGGATCTAAAGCAAAAGAAAATACTGAATTTGCTGATACTATAGATCCATATTTATTTGATGTTAATTCATTAGAGGTCGAAGAGCTAAAATTGCTATTAGATATAGAAACAGCAGAAGACTCTTCTTGCATAGTATCCAAAGAGGGTCTATTTTTTTCTTCTAGTAATGGCTTGAGAAAATACTCTTTAAATGAAGATAAAAGAGAATCTTTATTTGTAAGCAGAGCAGACTCTGAAGTATTTGGCTTAGATACTGATAAATTTATTCCAGCTTTTTCTCTTTTCAGCACATTCATGTCTACGGCGATGTGTCTTAAAGAGTTATTGCATGAAAAACCATATGTGAATATGGTATTCGCAGGAGTATATTCTATTGAATAATCTGAAGTAGAAAGGCCAAGGAATCTATCTTTATTATCATAAGTAACAGTCAAAGAAACAGTTCCCAATAATGGACTTGCTTCTACTTGCACAGAAACTGGCTGAGAATTCAAAGTAAATTTTGGAGAGTTGGAATAATATGCGCTGTAATAGTCATTTACTAGAGTATACAATCTAGGGGCAGATGGGCTAGTTCCAGCAGTAAAAAGCTCGGTCACATAATCTAAAGACTTAGCGTATTTATTTGAAACTGAACCTCTGCATTTTACTTCTCCTCTAACTTCTAATGTATCTATCGATGACAAGTCATCTATATTATGAGATATTGTAGCGTCTAGATAACATCCATTGAAAACTATTTGATCATTAGCAGAGCTATAAAACTCTAAATTATCATAAGAAATATTAAAGCCGACTTTTCTAGCTTTACGGTCTTCATTTATTGAAACCTCGATAGGATCTTCGCAAAATTTAAATCCGTTTGGAGAACCATACTTTCCTGATATCACAGCATACGGATTCAAGCCTGAAAGCTCATTTATTAAACCAGAAATCAAAGCATCACCAGTTGCGCCTGTAATTCCTGCCTTTATTTCTCCCTGAATAGATGCTGTAACAAAATCATCTCCAGCTCCAGAAGTTAATGAAGTGGAGTAAGATACTAAATTGTAATTATTGAAGGAGTAATTTTGCGCCGATTCTGAATCTCCTGTTATTGTTTTGAATCTGTAGCTCTCTTCTATTGAGTATGTTAGGTTTAGTCTATCTAGATTCTCGGATATGCTAACTAACACTGGAGTAAATGATCCAGAGTTATCTATGCTAGTGGCTAATGGCAAAGTTAAAACTCTCGAAACGCCTGTCCTAGAAGCTACATAAGATTTTACGTTATCTATTGCATCATCTATTGTATTTATTACAAATCCTCTAGCCGAGACAGAGTGCGTTATAGTTCCCACGCCATCACTGCCGGGAGTAATATTTATTTCGTCTTTTGGATCTAATATTCCATAATTCCCAGAAAAAAATCCAGTTAATCCAGAAGGATAAGAAACCAACTCGACCGAGTAATTTACTACTTTATTATATGGAGCATTGTCAAATGAAACTCCTTGCACTGAACAACCAGAAAAAGCAGCCACTTCACCTGTTACTACGGTATCATCAGCGCCTTCTAAAACCTTTAAAACTTTATACGAAGAAGAAAAAATATCTACCAAGCCTGTCTGAGCTGTATACAAATCATCGAAAGAATTCCCAGTAATCACTCCATTCAAAACTATCCTTTGAGAAATTCCCCATCTGTCGCCATAAGTAATTACATCATCACTCAATGAGATATAAGGAGTCGGGCCAGTTCCTGAAACTGGAATTCTCTTATTGTTATATTTGATGATTACATCTGACATATTAAACGTTTCCTGTGTTAGATAGTTTCTCTTTCTTGGCTAAGAACTTATATTCTATAGATGCTTTTAAATTGTAGTTATTATCTATAGATAAATTTAAATTGTCCATGAAAAAGGTAAGGTCGCCGACTTTAAAACCAAAGTTTTCGTTGTATATCTTAGAAAAAGCCTTGATACCATATTGATATTGTGGGTAAGTAATACCAAATAGATATCCAGTGTTTTTATGAAGCATGTTAGTAGAGAATAAATCTTTTATCTTGCCGAATACTGTTGATGGATTGGTATTAGATCCATTTACAGAGTATAATTGATTTCTATCTATCTTCATGTCTATGCTTATAGACTTTACACCCTCTGTTAATTGAGTTGTCTGATAAATTGTTTCTTGCATTCTATCGATCTTTTTAGTTCTATCGTTCCAAGATCCAGGAATGCTGGCATTTGAAAATCTATTTACAGGAAGATTTGTATTTTCTGAAATAGTCAACTGCCTTATCAAACCAGAACTATTTAAGGTAGGAGAATTAGAATATGTTTTTGAGTATGTAGTTTCTACGCCAAACTTTAAGTGACTTATGGAAGTGGTTGTCTTGATCCCTGCGAATGTTCCGCTTCCTGCTACAGCAGCGTAATATGGATTTATTTTTGTCAAGTCATCTGCGCCAGAGTTAGCGTCAATAATAGATTTGATCGTTGATAAATTTGAGCTGAATGATTTATTTTTATTAGTATAGAATTTGATTGATCCATTTATAGTGGAGTTATATATTCCTTGAGCGTCTCTCCCTAGTGAGATAGAATAAGTATGAATGGTAGTAGCATCAGAGTAAGCTGCATTAGTTGTAAATCGTATTTCATAGCCTATTTCTGGTTGAGTTTCTGTTAGATCTTTTGTTATTGATACTGGATTTGATTTTAATGTATCCAAAGCATTATACTTTGGAAGCACTTTAGCAAATCTAGAATAATCAGCAGAGAAATATCTATTAAAGACATTATTGCATCTAGTATATGCAGAAGATATATTAGAATTAAGCTTTGCTATAGCATTTGCTCTTGCTGCGGCAAAACTAGAGCCTTTGCCTTTTATTCTTCCTTTTTCTACTACCTCTATGAGGCCGTCAGAGTTGAAAATGATGTCTGTTAGTAATGTTTCTGTTGTGTTTGTACCGTTATCAGAAAATACAGTATATTGCTTAGAGTATGAGAAATTAAAATTAATCAGATCAACATTCTGATCAATCAAAGAAGATCCATAGTCTGTATTACTTATCTGAAAGTTTGTAGAACTATAAAAAGATCTAATACCGGATAAAGAATCTAATCCCTGAGCAAAAAATGTATTTGCTATATTTCTGGCATCTGTTACTACTGACGTGTCTGATGCCTTGTCTATATTGTCGTAGCCAAAAGATATTCTGTGCGAGGCTAGGAAATTTCCATCATCTTGTAGAGTAAAGGAAAACGATTCATTAAAGTCTTTTAACTTGTACCATATGTTTGTTAAACTACCTACTGCTGCTGGCAAATTGGCTGAAGCAAAAGTATTAGATGAGTCATCTTTTATTACTTCTAGCGTTATTGTAAACTTAGTAAACCTTACAGAATTCTCATCAAAATTTACTGAAGTTGGAAAAGAATAACTTAAAAATCTAGCCTTACCATAAGACTTGTCATTGAGGAATATCTCAACAAAATCTGTAGAACTTTCTAGTAGTAATTTTACTTGTCTGAAATGCTCACTTATTGGAACACTTGATTCTCTATTAGAAAAATAACCATCAAAAGAAATATTCTCTTTTCTTCTATAGTCAAATGCGCCCACCTTCTCATTCCTTACGGAATAATTTAATAGCGTGGCTATGGCAAAACTTATTGGGTTTGTGCCAAATTTTATTACTGTTTCAGAGGTAAAGGCCATATTTTATTATATATTTTATCTCTTGAAATTCAAGGCTGCTGGTCCTAGTTTCTTTAGTTCAGGAATCTTATCAAACAATATGCTGATAATTCCTTGCATAGCCTCATCAGGAGCATTTTGTATGGATGTTCTTCCGTCTATATTGATGACATTAGAGTTAGAAACGGAACTTGAAGAAGGTCCATCAGGGAAAGCTGATGTTATTCCATTTCTTAGAGCTTCTGTTATGGCATTTGTAAAGTCTCCAGCGGCGAAGTTTGGAATGTATCCCCCAGAGTAGCTACCCATAGAAGATCTTGCGCTAGTGGCTCTCATTCTAGAGTAAACGTCTCCAGAAGACATCATGCTATTGCTCATTGCAGCAAAATTAGGAATCGCTCCTTGAGCAGCGGCTTGTTTGCGAGCTCTTTCCTCTTCTATGGTTTCTGCTGATACTCCTCTGGCGACAGCTTCTCTCAAAACATCGTCTGAGAAACCTGTACGAGCTTGAGATTGCATGCTCTTAAACTCCAATGTCGTTGGAGCTTCAGTAGCAGCGAATTTGTTTCTAGCTTCTTTATAAGTATTGAATGATCTAGCAAATTCTGGATCAGCAAAATCTGTAGACCTAAATGATCCGAGACCATTCTTGCCTTCTTGACCCAATAAGAAATTTACCCTGTCTTGAGTAGTTAGATAACCAGCGGACTCAGCGTTTTTATCAAAAGACTCAAGGAAAGATCTTCTTAGAGATGAGCTTCTAGCGTCTTCTTCAGCGGTGGATTGTTTATTTAATCTGGCTGTTTCAGCAGCGCCAGCCGCAGTAGCTCTTGAAGCTATTCCTGCTCTAGCAGCTTTGCTTTCTTCATCTAATCTATTATTTAGTTGTTCTAAATCTTGCTCGTCTTTTCTCTTTTGAGCTGCCGTAGATCTAGACAATTGAAATTCTGTAGAAACTAAAGGATTTCCTGCAACTGAGTTATATTTATTTATTTCTTTCAGAAGCTCTTGTTTTCTAGCAACGATCATGTCGTCGTTAAACGCTGTTCTGCTAGTCATTCCTCTGATTGACTTTGAGCCTATAGCACCTAAACCTACCGTACCATAACCTGCGCCATACATCGCATCTAATAACCCGGTTGCTTCTACCCCTTTTATAGCGCCATAACCTAAAGCCCCTACCGCGAGAGGAAGAGCCAATGTAGTAGCTAATCCTGCGCCAGCTAATCCTGCTCCAGCGAGAGCTAATCCACCAGTAGACTCAAACATTTTCGCGGCACCAGCATATTTATCTTTCTTAGCCTCTTGGAAACCTTCGTAGTAACCATAAATAGAAGTGGCTCCCCCAAGCGCTCCTAGAGCTTTTCCTCCATATTTTCCTAAAAATTTCAAAGCAGCTTTACCAGTCCCTCCCGAAGGCATAGCGACACCGCTTACAGAACCTGAAGAGGCAGATTTATTTCCAGAAAGAATTTTATTCACTTGCTCGGGAGAAAGAGTTTTATAGTTATTTCTCATTCTTGCCGCGCTAGGTCCATAATTTTTACCGTAAAGATCTTCAAGCCTGCTATTTACTGTTGGCCTATATTTAGAAGCCGAAGAACTTTGTTGAGCTATAGAAGCGGTATAAGCATCAGCCATATTTTTCGCTGATCCAGTACCTTTAGGAGCAAAACCTGGAGGCATTACTCCTACTTGCCTACCTAAAACTTGATCTACTAATTTTTGAGTTGTAGAGCCGCGAATGTATCCGCTTGAACCTAAAGACTCTGAAGGGTTAAGCTCGAAAACCACGGTGCCAACTCTTCCTCTGCCTCCAGAATAGAATTCTTTAGTATTGACCCCTGCTTTTTGAGCGCTTTCTAAAGTGGTAGCTCCGACATCGACCCCAAAGAATGCGTTTTTTAAACCTTTCTTAGCTACAAGTTCTCTAATGCTTCTAACAGCAGTAGCTTGCGCTGCTTTTTTATATTCCTGAGCAACTTTGGAGGCTTCCTTTCCTAATCCAGATTTGCTTAAAGCGCTTATTCCTTCTTTGGAAGTTATGTCGGCGGCGCTTCCTCCTATTTTTAATATAGAACCTCCTTTCAATAATTTAACTCTTCCATTTGAATCCACAGCGACGTGAACTCTCATTTCTCCATAATGAGGCCCCTCAACAGCAGCTTGGGTAAAAAACCCTCTAGCATCTCCGCTTTGAAATCTTTTTATAATTTCAGTAGTGTCTCCTAAGCCAACTCCACCGCCTCTTCCGAAAACTCCTTGGCCTTGAGCAAAACTAGATCCAAAAGCAGTTTTAACAAGAGTTTGGTTTCCTCCTGATATTTTATTTATTTCAGCAAGTAGATTTTCTGGAGTTAATTTTCCTGCCCTAGAAAGCTTATTCAGAATAGGATCTAAACGCCTAGATTTAGGTATTGTAGAAATTTTTAATTCATCTAACTTATTTATACGAGGATCTTTAATTCCTAAAATATTACTTCCCCTTACTTGTCCTGAAGTCGTTTTGGCGCTATATGGTTGCGTAGATATTGTTTTTGCTCCTTTTGGCAAAGAATCTTTATCAAAAAGTTGAGAGCCGACTCTTCCAGAAGGAGTTACTTTGTAAAAACCATCAGCGCCATGATCGTATACAAATAAATTTCCAGCTTTAGCTGACGTTAAGCCAGCAGAAGCGACCTTTTCTCCAAACAAAGCATAATTTGGAACATATCCGCTTGATCTCATGCCTAAGCTTCTTAAGCCATTTTTTTCGTCTATGCTATTTGTCACCCCAAAGCCTTGAGGATTAGAGCTAGTAACTAAATCTGGGCTTCTCTCTAGGTTAATAGAAGCCATAGCAAAATTAGGAACTCCAATTATTCCCCTCTTAGCTAAAGCCATCTTTTCTCTAGTTACTGCATCGTTAATTGGATTAGCAAAATTTTGCACTACAGGAGTAGTTGCTGTATTACCTGAAGAGCCAATTGAGTTAATTTTTTCAGTAGTAACATTTACTATACTTGCTATTATTCCTTTATCTCCAAAAGTAGTTTTTAAGCTTTCTTGGAAAGACTTAGCTAATTGATTTCCTTCTGTTGTGAATTGATCTGTAATTTTTTGTTTTAATGGGACAAAGAAATCTTCTACTGTTTTAAGGGCAGCGTCTTCTGCTCTTGATTGTCTAGCAGATTGGACATTGAATCTCTCATACTCTCCCATTGCGTTTTTAATTTCTTCAGGAACCTCTGGGCCTCCGAATAAAGCGCTGGCCTTTAATCCAGCAGATTCCATAAGATAGCCTTGATCAAAAGCCTTTGATCTTAATAAACCTGAAGTTTGCCCGAGACCCATCATTTGAGCCATGCCAGCTCTCTTGAGTAGATCGCGTTGCATATCCATAGCGTTTATGCCAGTAAGCTCTCTCTTTACGGCTTGTATATCCATTGGCTCTTTTCCGCCTTTAGTTTGCAAAAGACCAGGATATTTTTGTATTGTATCAGTCAAGAAATCAACTGCTCCTCCGACTTGAGTTCTTCTAGAGCCTAACAATCCACCTAATTGATAAGTCAATGGTCCGCGAATTCCAGCAGCCATTGCCTCGTTCCTCATTTGAGGATTAATAGAAGTTCTAATGTCTCCGCCGAATGCCAACTTCTCTTGAAGAGCTAAGAATTTAAGTTGTATATTTTTAGTCTCATTAGCTATGATTGTAGCTTTTTCTACCGATCTAGCTTGTTGAGAATTGAAGCCAATCAACTTATCTAATCCTTCTATCTGTTTCTCACTAAGGCCTGGTAGAGATTTTAAAGTCTCTAATTCTTTAGCAGCAGCTTTTCCTGGGGCATCAATATTTCTTAATCTGCTTTCTACTTCAGAAGGCAATCCTTTGGCAAATTCTTTGTCAGAAAGTTGAGCCAATAGAGAATTTTGAAAAGAAACAGCAGCGTCAGTTCTCTTTATTGCTAATGTAGCATCAGAGGAAGCGGATATTCCAGCTCTCTTGCTGAATGTTCCAGCGAATGAAGCGAGCTCTGGCAACTGCTCTTGCAAAGCTTTTCTTATTTCTCCTCTTACTTCTTTTGCATCAGCTACTCTTTGTTGCTGGGCGGCTAATGGCCTAGACAGAGCAGTGATATCTCTTTCTTGTCTTGTCGAAAGTTCGCTTAATTTTTGAGTTACCTTTAAGGCGTCTATAAACGCTTTCTTTAAATCATCAGTCTTAAATACATTAGAAAGCTCCTCTACATTTAAACCTCCTGCTTTAAGAATATCTCCAAAATTAGCTGTTGTAGCCTTAGATAGATCTTGCTTTAAGATATTTTCATTTCCAGCATTTATTATGGAAGCGAAAAAGTCTCCGATTTCTTTTGGGGCTTCTTTCCCAGAAATTGCTCCTCTTGCAGAAAACTTTAAGGCTTGCTCTCTTATTGATTGCTGTCTTTGGCTTTCCTTGGTGTTTTCCTCAAGGATATTTATCTTGCCCTCTATGCTTTGCTCTGAGGCTAACTTTGAAACAAGCTCTGGATTTTTTAGACTTACTTTATTTATTAAGTCTTCTCTAATTTTTGCTAGTTTAGTTATTTGCTTAGGATCTGCTTTTGGATCTCTATAAGCAGCATCTAGCTTAGCTAAAGTATTAGAAAGCTCTAAAGTATTTTCTGTTAAATCTTGATATGTCTTTCTGGAGCGGTCTAGAGCCTCTTCGTATCTTTTTTCGTTTATTCTTTTTCTAATGTCGTCTCCAGCTTGAGACCCCATGCCAACTCCGTACGCTACTTGGCCCAATCCACTTGCGATTGAAAATCCTTTTTGTAAGCCAGATCCTTTGCCGAATATTCCTCTGCCTATATTTTTTAAACCATAAGCAGCAGGTATACCTCCCGTAGTAAATGCAGAAGCTTCTGGTGAAATTTTTTCCGCTTCAGCTAATTGATCTATAATGCTTGATAGAAAGCTTCCTTGCAGAACTTCTAAGCTGGCAGATATTGGATTCCCAAAAGTGCCGCGCTTGAATTGAGCAAAGCGCTTTAATAGAGATCTAGGAATAGCAAAATTTGGAACATCTTTCAGCCCGCGAGGCTCATCTCTTTTGTTTGTTACAGCTACAGGATTTCCTTTGCCATCAAAATGAGCCATGATTTGAGAGACAGGCAAGCCACTCATTGTTTTTTCTCTGCTTACTGCATCAGAAAGACCAGCAAAGTTAGGAATATATCCACGGCTATGATATTTTTCTTGAGGAAGAGGTAAAAACGCTGTATCTAATTTATAGTTATTCGATGCAAATGCTCTTCTATTATTTTGATTATTGTATAATTGATAAGCGGCTTGAGCTATTAAACCAGCTTCTTTTCTGTCTACAAATTTTCCAGAATTAGTGACAAATCCATCTATAAGATCAATATTTTCTCCTTCTGGAATTTTTTCATATGCTGCACCATGGTATGAACCAGTAAAAATATTGCCTTTTTTGGTTTTAAATGCGGCAGCGATTATTTTTTCTCTTGCAAAGTTAGGAATATAACCAGAAGAACGAAAATTTTTAGCGTTGAATGGATTTTTTTCTTGTTGGGCTTCAAATAGAATTCTTCGCTGTTCTCTAGTAAAGACTTGGTATTTAAATTTTCCAAACTTTTTATTTCGTAACTCTGCTGCTTGGGTAGCGGTTTTTTTATTTTTATATATATTAGGAAGTAGCTGATGATCTAGCGTATCATATAAAACATATTGACTGGATTCAGCAAAATTAGGGACATAACCTTTGGCCAAACCAATCATTTTAGAAATTTCATCCCCCTCTTCGAATCTCATTCCAAATGGCAAGAAAGAAGCTAGTGGTTGATATCTAGTATTTTCAGGGTCTAATTTATTAGCTGCAACTTTTACTCCAGTTAATCTTTCGAATTCAGAAGGCAAATCAATACCTCTCGAAAGAGAAATCTGAGAATCCGCATATGTGGATCTTGGATACAATGGGTGATAAGAAGTCGGGGCGGCTACTGAGCCACCAACGTCAGAGACTCTCGAAACTACAGAAGAAACAGAGTATTTATTTTGCGCAGAATATTGTTCTACTGCTGGATCATGCAGCCCAGCAGAACCTTCTCTGAATTTTTTTCCTATAGCTATAGCGCTTAATCCCTTTTTGCTTAAATGTTTTACTGCCTGATCATAAAGAGAACCAGTGTTAATCAAAGAAGCGCTTGATGGATTTATAGATAAAACAGATTGGACAAAAGAGCGAGGAAAATCTCTTTTATTTTTAGATACTAATTGTTGTAAGAAAAAAATATTTCTCTTATCCATCCCGCCAGCAGCAGTTCCATATTTACTCATCGCACTAGATGGAACATGAGGAGCGTAGTAGGCTCTTCCGCCTTGCTTTTTAGCATAATCATGCAAAACTTGCATTGCATCTACGCCAGCAGATCTAGCTGTAGAAGCATAAGATCTATCTGGAAATTTCAATCCATAACTAATTCCTCCACTGACTTGACTAGAAGGATCTAAGTCTGCCTTGAGAGAATCATAGGCGCTAGTTAATATTAAATTTCGCCCTTTCCCTCCAAGTATTAATTTTTCTGCATTAACATTAGCAAAATTTGGAACATATCCCCCTGATCTTCCTTTAATTCCAGACAGAGCAGATCTTACAGTCTCTGGGCTATATTTTTCTGCATGCTTACTATTAGATTTAAAAATAGCAGCTTGCAAACCAGCGGCACCAGTTTCTATTTTATTTAATGTGGCAAATTCATTAGCTAAAGCTATTAGTTTTTTAGCTTCTGTTTCGCTTGGCTTTTTACCTCCAAGAATAGCTTGGATAACATTTGTATCAATTGGAAAAGCTGTCTTATCTTGCAATATAGCTCTAGCATAATGTCTAGTTTTGGCTGTATCATCGCTTCCTAAATCGACTCCTCTCAAAGCCTTCGACAAACCATATCTTCTGGCGTCATCTCTAGTTCTTATATTTCCTTCGGCAGACATTTCTCCCTTTTTACCAAATAAACCCAAAGATGCTACATTTTTATGCCTGCTAACTATTTTTGATGGAGCTAAATCAAAATAGTCTTCTACATTAGTGGATCTTGTTTGCATAAACCTATTAAATATAGGTGCAGCAAATTGAGCAGCTACATAATCAGGCACAGAAGGAGAAATCGCAGAAGTTATATTAGCATAAATTTTAGCTTCTTGATCTGTAAGTTTTCTATTAGAGAATTCTTCACCATGAATATTATAAAATCCTTGATAGTCTTTCCCTTTCTCGAAATGCTTTTGGAATCTAGCAAATATTTCTTTCTTTCCGATTCTTTGTATAACATCTCTGCGTTTAGCGAAATTAGGAATACGACCACCAGCGAAATTTGTAACTATATTCTGCAAGTCAAAACTTCCATCAATAATACTATTTCTTAAAAGCTTTGAGTCACCTTTATATTGCTTGGAGGCAAATTCTGAAACTATAGAAAAAATATTTTTGCCGCTTAACTCAGTGGAAGTATTATTTAAACCATTATCAAGATTTACTGACAATGAAGTGCCTTTGGAAGAGCCTTTTTGTCTATAAATTAATTGTGGATACGCAACTTTTAATACCTCTTCTATTCCATATTTACCAGCTTTAGCTAAAGATGCGTCAGAAATATCAAGGACATCATTGGCTTGAGATGACAATACATCGCTTTTTACTGGAAGACCTATTCTCTTAGCTGTTTTGCCGAGCCTTTCAAACATTTGCCAGCCTTGACCTTTTTGCTCGCTTTTAGAAAAGACTAAGTTAATAGCTTTTTTATCTTTAGTTAATGCGTATCTAAGATAACTATAAGTTTCTGGATCTACGATTTTTCTATCTCTAGTATACCAAGTTTTTAGAGAATCAAAAGCAAAATTTGGCACATATCCCTTAGACATTCTAGGGATGTCATTAAATTTTCTATAATTAGGAATAATAGCTGTCTCTCCGGTTCCCGCATAATTAGGAATTACTTTTTCTTGATCGTTGACCATGACTGGTCCGGTTTTGCCTTTTATGGTGGCTTGGACCATTCTCGCTTTTGGATTTTTAGCACCCATTCTTCTAGCAGTATTTTCTTCTAGCGCAGCTAAACCTACTGAAGAACTAAGGTCTGGAACATATCCATCAGCAAATATTCTTCCAAAGAAACCTTTTTTAGAAGCGTTTTGCGCTGTTGTTACTGTAGAAGTTACTCTGCCCGTTATCCTAGATTGAGTCAGGAGATTTCTATTTTGCTCCTGTATCAATCTCAAGACTTCCCTCTCTGCGTCTACCAAGCTCATCTTGCCAGATCTTACATCTGCAATAATTCCGGGGCTTTGTCTTAATGTATCATTAATTCTTTTTTGTATTTGCAACTCTTTTTCAGAGGTGAACATGTCTGTGCTAAATCTACCTAATTCTTTAGCAGAAGCGCTTACATATTTAAACATTTTTGCAGCAAGCAATCCGCCAGTCGCAGCTAAAAGAGGACCGCCGCCCATAACTAGTCCTCTACCAAGCGCAGAAGCCGCTCCTTTAGCAATAGCAGCGCCCATTTCTTCTCCGACGCTATTTGGATCTACTATTTTTAATAAAGCCTCAGAAGCAGCGCTTCCTAATTTTACTATTGGCTCTAATAAAGACTGACCTAAAGCTGCGGCAGCTTGTTGAGCAGAAGTTTTAGTTTGCTCTAATAAAGCAGATAAGCTTTTATTTAACTCTTCATTCTTTTTCTTAGCTTCATCTGTGGCTGCGCTAGAAATTTTTAAAGCATTTGCATAAATACTATTAGAACTGGAAAGATCTTTAATTAAAGCATTAACTTGGTTGATTTGATAGATACCACCAACTAGTTCTGCTGTTCTTGCTTTCTCTGCTTGGCTTAAGTTCTTTGTAGCGTCAGAATAGTTCTTTAATATGCTTATGCCATCTAACAAAAATCCATTTTGATCTTTGATAGCTACGCCAAGCTGCTCTAATTGGCTTAGAACTTCTGGTCTTTGCAAACGAGTGAAAATCGTCTTTAAGGCGTTACCAATTACAGCGCCACCACGACCTGTGATTTGCTGCGCGGCAGTAACTGTAGCGATCAATTTGTCGATGCTAATACCGCTTTCCTCGGCAGAACTACCTACACGAGTAAGAGCTTCGTTCAACTGAGCAGAGCTTACAGCAAATCTTGTATCAACAGCAATTAATTTATTTGTTATCTCTGATGCTGTTAGAGCTTCTTTGCTAAAGCTATTAAGCGCTGTGGTTATACCATTTACAGCTTGAGAATAACTAATACCAGATATTCTTGCTAGTGTTAGAGCACTCTCTGTTCTTTTTAATATTTCGTTAGCAGACAAACCTTGTCTTGCGAATTCTTTTGCCGCTTCTGAGGCTGCTTCAAAAGGAACTGCTGCGTTTTTAGCTACTTTAAATAGAGATTGAGAGAAGCCTTCTAGTTCTTTTCTTGATTGCCCTAAATAGGTATTTAATTCTACTAATTGCTTGTCTACTTCTAGTGTAGCCTTAGCTCCTTCTCTAATTGCTTGAGAAACTTTATATATTGCTCCAGCAGTTAATCCGAATGCTGTTACGCGAGCGGTGGCGGCCTCCAAAGACTTTCTAAATTCTGTAGCATCCCCAGTAATTCTTCCAAGAGGTTGGGCAAATTTAGCAGAACCAATCGCTCTTGCAAAATTATTGAAAGACGCTTGAGCAGGAGCGGTATTTAAAAGTAGATTTGCTTGAACATTAGTAGCCATAGCCTTATTCCTTAATTAGATTACACTATAATCCATGCATTTTGATAAAATCTTCCTTTGTGAGTTTTCCACCATTTTTGGCAGCCATTTCATTTAAAGTTACAGCTTTGCCGCCAGCCATCTTCTCCAGCTCTTCTCTGGTAGCTCCAACATAACCAACGCCGCTAGAGTTTCCTGATGCGCTCGCTGTTCTAGCAGAGCTTTCAATAGATTCGTACCATTCTACCATTTTATCTGGATCAGAAGTAACATCAGAAGGAGGATTGCTTTGAGCTTGGCTCTCAATAAGAGACTTGAAATACCTTGCTTGAGAAAACAAGTTGACTTGTAATATAGTCAAATCTTTAATATATTTACCAAAGAAATTGTATGGGCTATTGTCACACAAAGAAAAAAGACTCATGAAAAAAGAAGAGGCGCAAATTCGTTTTATTTTTTCGATATCGAATCTAGTATAAAAGCGAGACAATATTTCTACAAGATCTGACAAATCTCTATCTGATAAAGCATCGAAATCTTCTAATGTAAAAAACTTTTCTTGCAGATCCTTGTCTTTAAAAAACGAAAGATAAATAATCAACTCATTAAGCTTCTTACCGGTATAATCTTCAGCGCAAAATCCTAGCATATCTGACCTTTCATTCTCCAAATCAGAAAGAGACTTTTTAAAGGCTTTGATTTTATTCTTAGCGTCGTTTATTTGTTTTTTAATTATTAGATTTCTTATCAACATCTCTGTGTCGGAAATCTGTTTTGAAATTTGGGCTATTTCTTTTTCTTTTTCATTGGACCAGAGTTGATTCCTTATTAAAAAAGTTAACTTCTCTTCTTTTATTTCTAGTCCTTTACTTAATGCCTCTTTGTGGAAAGCTCTTCTATGAGAGTCGAGATCTCCATTCTCTAGCTCTGTAAAATGCTTAATAAAAATAGGCTTCTCTAAGTATTTATCCTCAGAAAAGCCTACTGCTATCTCTTTATATAAGCCTTTGTAAAAGCTTACTTTTTCATAAAGATCGCTCACGCTTCATTATCCGATCAAGTCTTCTTTAGGAACTCCAGAGTTTAATTGCCCGATAAGGAAACCACCCTTTTCTACAACCCCACTCAAGAACTCGTCTCCTGACTCTTCTATCTGCGCAAGTCTTTGAACCTTTTGATCGAATGAGCCATCTCCGAAAAGGCAAGTTTGAGAACCATCTTCTCCCTGATAAAGCAAATTCAAAACAAACCACAAATTCAAAGCATCTGACGCTCTCTTCTCTGCTGTATTATCAAACAAAGAATTCTGCACGTTCTCATAATCAAAAATCTTTTGGCGCAAAACCTGATACTCAGTATTTAGAGTTTCATTCTTTAAATCTTTCTCTGCTTGACTAAGAGTAGAGTCTTGCTTGATTTTTTCTAGCTCGATTTCAATTCCTATAGCTTTGGAATAGTTGTCAGCATGGATCTTCTTCTCGTCTTCAGAAGCTAGAATGCCATCCTGCTGAAATTTGCGCAAAAGATAATTTTTAGTAACAAGACCAAGTTTAATTCCTTCTGACACCTTTACTGAATAAAATACGCTCGCCTCGTCTTGGATTTTGCGATTTGGCTTTAGAATATAGAACTTATGAGGAACCTTCTTCTCGACTTCCTTAGTGATCTGGATCTCTTCTCCAGCTTCGTTAACTTCGGTAGTTGTTTCCTTTACCTTTTGAGTCTTTTCGACTTCAAAACTATGTAGCCATTTTTCTTTCATATTTTATTTTAGAGAAATATTTATAGACTTGAAGCTTGTATCAATGTTTCTAATTGCGTCATTGCCAGCGTCTAAGATCTTTTTTCTTATGTAATTATATTTATCAGAATTGAAATAATCAATATTTTTAGCGAAATCCTCAGAAGAGTTTTCTGCTACTTTTTTAAGCATATTTTCGTGGTCATGCTTTAGATCATCAACCATCTCGAAATACTTCTTATAGAGAGAAGTGATGTTTCTGCTGTATTGAAATTTTATATACTCTTTGAGTTTTTCGTCGTCCATATTCCTTGTTTGTATTATATAGAAATAATGAAAAATATAAAACAAAAAACCCCCGCCCGTGAAGGCGAGGGTTTAATTTAATCTTTTTTAGATTAGGCTGCTTTAAAGTGCAATCCAGAGTTCTTACCGATTTGAGCGGAAAGTTCTAGAGTTACAGTTTCATTTGGCCCAATTGAAGAAGTGAAATTTTGAGAGTCCATCTTAGCTCCTTTTAGCATTACATAAGCTGTGTGAGCAGTAGCTCCTTGATAACCTACCAACTTGAGTTCGCAATAGTATTTATTGCTGTCGCCATTTGTGGTCATCAATGTATATAGTTTGTTAGCTGCTGTGGCTCCGACAATGGCATTGACGCTCATTGTGCAATTAATTGGGAAGGTGATTTCTCTAGCGAAAGCGAAAGCCTTACCAAGTTTTCTGATTGGCTCACGACCGATTGTCATAGCAACTGAAGCGCTTTGAATCTTCAAGTCAGACTCATTCAATCCAAACATTGGGCTATTATCAGAATTAGTGGCGCCCAAGGTCAAAGTGATATCTCCTGGTCTTACCGCTGAGACTTCTGTGTTAGAATCGAATAATCCAGCTCCATCTGGAAGAGTTACTGCTGAAGAAGTTTGATCAGCGCCATCAACTACAGCAGGATTTCCGATATTATAATTTCCAGTAGAAAAAACAATATTTTGAGCTTCTAGAGCGCAGCTTACAGTTGGAATTGCTCCTACAGCAGCTTCCAAAGACCAAGAAGTTACGAAAGCGTTACCGATTCCAATTATGCCATCGACCGTACCTGATGACATATTGGTTGAATCGTTAGCATCAATACCAGCATCGCTTACTAGAACATAAACATTCTTTTGATCATAATCGCTTCCACTCGAAATAATATAATCCAACATGTGATCAGATAATGTAGAAGCTCCAGAGGCAGCATTAGTTCTAAATCCTAAGTGCCCTTCGTTAAAACCTGTTGGCTCGAAGTAGTAAGACATATCTACTGTAACAGTAGGCTCTTGTAGAATCAACCTGTCAATAGCAGCCAACTCACCGTATTGGTTGATATCTTGGCGGGTGACTGAAAAGTTATAGTTGCAGCTTTGTACTCTGCGTAAACTATGCGAAGAGGCGGTGATCATAGTTTCACCGGTTGGGGCAGCAAATAAAGCTTGGCTTTGGTAAATTACACGATTTCTTGATGTTGTACTCATGTGGTTTCCTTATATGTTCTAATTTGATTTACACTCAATCAATAAAGTATAGAAATTATTTTAATAAGCATGTGGCGCTCTTACTACTTCTAGATCAAAATCAACAAAAGCTGCCACAATATCTGGATTCAAGTTTTTAAATTCTGCTGAGCTTGATGTCTTTACTTGAGATACTGATACGCTTGACATGTAAACATTATCGCCTGTTGCTATACCTGTATAATTATAAGAAGTACCAGTATAAGAACTCATAGCGTTAAGATGCAAATCATTGTTGCTAACTGTTCTGAAAAAGTCATGTGCTGAGTCTCTTAAAATCCCACAAGCAGCATCTAAGTTATACATTGAATTAGACATAACTAATGCCCTGAAGTAACAAGTAGTCATATCTGTACCGCCAAATCCAAATGGCTCATTTTGAGAATTTACCAATCTTAAGAATATAGCTGGATAAGTTATCTCATTAACAGCCAAGCCAGTAAATGTTTGGGGCTTTCTGTTCTTTGGCTCCATTTTTGTAGAAAATAGCAAATAGTCTTCAGCTTTGTCTGTTAAATAAACATTGAAGTCTTTTATTGCGTAGTTTCCACTTATTGTACTATTATTTTTATTACTTGAGAATATTACTTGTCCATCGTAATGATTTATGGCAACTAAACCGCTTTGTCCCGGCACAATGAAATTATTATCTAAGTATATCCCTGTTAATTGATTGGCCCCAACTATTGAAGCGTCACTAACTATTTGCTTGTAAGGAGCGGCATATGTATAATAACCATTGTAGGCTCCAGAAACTGGATAAAATTTAGAACTAACATTAGTATAGCCCTCTCCTCTTTCTAGTATAGTGTGATCTACATATAGCAAAAAGCTACTAGTTAAAGTATTTTGGAAGTTGGCTTTCATTTTATTATTCTATATTATTAGTAAAGTTTTTCTTAAAGTTTTCAACGATTTTAGTTATGTAAGGCTTAGTTCTGAAGCCTAATGGTCTATTACTTGGACCTTCTGTTATCGGTCCTTTCAATTGCAAACCTCTTTCAGAGCGTCCTCTTGGGTAATCAGCGTAGTAAGAAACGCCAGAGATGCCTCTTTCTATTCCTTTGACCCAGTTTCTGCCGCCGTTCCATCCTTGGAATTGCGCTGCGTCATCGAAGTCATTCAAGTCAGGAACTTCAAAGTTTATTTTTAATACCTTAGTTCTAGCGCCAGTAGCAAATTGTCCTTTTCTATTTCTTGGGTAATTTATTGACAAGTTTGTGCCTTTAAATTTTAGCTTTGATCTTAAAGCTAATCTCACTGGCGATATAGGATTAAAACCAGATTCAAAACCAATAAAACCAAATAAATCTCCATAACCACCCAACGTCATGCTGACATTCCCACCTTCTGGATTCAACAATTCTGCTGTCACTGGATGAGAGTCAAATTCAGCCAGAGCCACTTCTTTTTGAGCATTAAATTGTTTTTTTACTGACTCTTCTATTTGATCTTGTACGTCTGGATTAGAAAGCATGTCAGCAATTATGTCTCCCTTTATTTGGATATTAGCGAGCTGCATTATCTTTCCCTTTCCAAATAATAAGTAAAATACTCTGAAGTTATATAAGGTCTTGGAGATTGCGAAGTAACAAACTTATACATCAAATCATTGATAGAAACATATAAAGTTTTGCCATTATTTTGGATGAAGTCATTAGCATCAGATTTGACTTTCATTTCCAGCTCTCCTTTATCTATTCTATTCTCTGATTCCTCTAGTCTTTCTTGAGTTTGCTTTTTAGAAGAAGTAACAAGAGCTTGATACACTCCAGTAACTGGAATATAATTAATGTTGTCTATGTCTGATCTCTCATTATAGCCATACATTCTTGGCTGATTGATGTTAATGACTTCTATTTTCGCTTCTTTGTAAATGACAACATCCTGCTTGAAAGTATCAAACAGGTCTGTCATTCCTTTTTCAAAACTAGCTTTTTGCGTGGCAGACAATAAAGAAGCCATGCTTTTTATTACACTCTACAGAAGGAGAATAGCCTATCAAATTGGAATAATGACATCCAAATGAGCAACACTGCTTAGAACTTCTCCAGCAGTATTGTATACTTTAACTGCATAATCTCCGGCTTGATTCTCTTGTACATTTACAAGATTATACCCTGGCCATATGGCTCCAGAGATTTCAGATCCATTAAAAGTCCATTGATAAGATGGAGATGGATATCCTGTCGCCATCACATTAAATACAAACGAAGATCCAGTGGTGGCTTCTCCTCCTACTGGTTGATTTAATATTACTGGAACGACTGGAGGAGCAACGGAAATTTGGCATCCAGAACTTGTAACTGATCCTAGAGAATTAGATATTACAACATCATAAAGACCAGCTTGATCGACTTGGATATTTGTAATTTCTAGACCTTCTCCAGTAACTCCAGCTAGATTAACAGAATCTTTTCTCCATTGATAATTTAGAGGTTGGCCAGCAGCCATTAATGATACATAAATATTTTGACCAGACCACAAAGAAATTCCAGACTGAGGTTGTATTGTAATGGATGGAGCAATTACTGGAAACACATCTGTTGGCCAAGGATTAGGAGGAGTGACAATTGGAGGATTGATTTGATTTATGATTTGTTGGACAGCTTTTTCTTCAAATTTTTCTTTATCTCCAGAAGGCATTGCTGAGTAAACCCAACTAAATACTTGCTCTTCTTCTAAATCAATATATGGCGTAAATGGCCCCGGCGAAGAAGGGACACTGGTTACTCCATAAGTTCTTCCGTAGTATGGACCGCCGCTTGGACCATTGTAGTAAGACAAGCAATCCCAGTGGACATTAAATACATAATCAGTTGCTCCGCTGAATTCAGGGTAGCAGTCCATTTGATTAATCTTCCATTTTAATTGCATGTCTTCGCTCATATATCTATATATAATTTATTTACACTTTAAATTCCAAATCTTTTACGAGTACCATTAAAAACTTGAGATATTTCAGCAGCGCTTAAGGCTCTGTTGTAGATTTGTCCTATATTTATATAACCTTTGAAATATTCGCCGCTAGATACCCCGCCGGTTAAATGTCCAAAATAATTGTAAGTACTCCATCCAGAAGGTATGTTTGAACTTGTTCCTACATTTACTCCATTTAAATACAATATTGAAGTTATTCCATCGCAAGTAAAAGCAACATGATACCAAGTATTGACTGCAACTGTTGATGATGAATTAATAGATGGAGTTCCTAGCCAAGTACTTCCATTGCCAATGAAAACTTGTAAATTTCCTGCGCCATTTCTATTCAAAGATATGGCTAATGTATTATGTGGATAACTATTAAAAAAAGAATTATAAGATTTAGATTGATCTATGTACTTAGCATAACCGCAAATTGTTATAGGAGTTGAAAGCGTTTGATTTACTGGAATATAATTGCTGCTACCATTAAAATATAAATTTCCTACGGTATCAAATCCTGCATTGGCCAAATCAATAGTTTGAGAATTATTTACTAGATTTAATAATCCTTGAGTGTTGCTTCTTGTGCCATTTGTGAATGCAGTCGGGTAAGATTTTTTCTCCCATTGCAAACCATTTATATATAAAACTCCAGCAGAAGAACTGTATCCCCAAGATGGGCCATCTACAATAATTGCGTTTGTATAAGTTTCGTTTATTTGGGTTGTTGTGTAGTTGTATCTCCATTTGCCATCTGCAATAATAGTGCTTCGATCCGCTAATATAGTTGAACTATATGCCCTAGACCAATCTGGTGTATAGAAAGATCCAATTCCAAATCCAGAGTTCCCAGCGGGTGCCAATGTTTTATACCAATAACTTGTTGTCCAAATGTCTCCAGCAGATCCCGTCCAAACTGAATTGTATGTGCTTTCCCAGCCATTCCATTGATTTGAACTTCCAGTTTTTACAAATTTCCATGTTTTAGAATTCGCTATAGGGCCAGCGTCACTTGTATTAGTTACGTCAGTATTAGATCCACCGACAGTCCAAGGATCAGGCTGATTTGAAACTGTAAAATATCTATTTTCTGTTGGCGCTCCAATAAAAGAATTCTTAGTATCGCCTGCGTCGTAAGCAAATATTAAGCCTTTTGTTATTGTTGCTGCATTTAATTGAGCTGCCATAAATTTAAATTATTACTCTGCTTTTATACATTAAGTTATAGTTATCTGTTATTTCTGAATCGCTTAGCTCTCTATTATAAAATGAAATCTGATGGACTCTGCTTATATCATAGGCAATTGGACCATGTATGCCTATAGATCCATTAGAGCTGCCACTTCCCAATACTCCGTTACCGCCTCTGCCTCCTACTTTAACCCCATTAGTCCAGCCTTGAGCGCCTGTTACGCTATTATATTGTAAAACTAAATGCCATATTTTTCCTACTGTCATTGTCCCCGGGAAGCAAAGACTTTTCCAAGACCCACCTCCACCGGCATACCATCCCAGCACTCCATCTTGGCCATTACTTTGATAATTGCCGAAATGATATAAAACAAAACTAGTCTTTTCTAAAGTAGCATCCCATTTATTCACCGGATGATAAGCGTATGTTGTAGTTGTTGCTGTTTTTTCTAATAATAAAGAAATTGTGATAGCAGTTATATTGTTTGCCCAACTTAATGAGGCTGAATCTGCTACACTATAAGAAGATAATGCATTGGCTCCTGTATTTACAAGATTATACATAGTATTAACGCTTTGATTCGGAAAGCTTACAGCATCTTTGATGTCGTAAGACAAAACCAAACCATTAGTTGATATTTTGGGGCCTCTATTTATTGCCATAATTATAATCCAAATCTTGTTTTAGTAGCATTATAGTTCTGCAACACTTCAGTTGCACTTAATGCTCTATTGTATATTTGAACAGATGCAATGTTTCCTGTAAACTTGGCGAATCCTGATATTGTCATACCTAGACTTAAATATGAGGTACTAGTTATATCATATACGACTATAGCACTACTAAATGATTCATATACACCATTTATATAAAAATGTCCATTGTTAGTTGCTCCCGTCTGTCTAATTGTAACAAAATTAACCCACTTATTAATTAAACTCGACCAACTGTTAGATGAATAATTCTGACTATAGGAGGATCCGTTAGATGCTCCAGTTTCTATGTAAAATTTACCTCCACTGAGAGTAGACCATCCAACAAGATATCCTTTCTGATTTTCATAATTAGAAACCATAGTTTTAGTAAAACCCGCACTAACTTGCGTACCTATTTTGACCCAAGTACTTACAGTAAAATCGTTGGTACTCATGGCAAATGATGGCGAATAATTAAAACTACCCTGTCCAGATACGCCATCAAAGAAAATAGACCCGTTATTATTACTATCAAAAGTAACGCTGCTTAAATATCCACCAGAACTATTGCCTGTTATATCATTCATAACTGCACCTGTTCCTGTATAACTATTTTTATCAGCAGCATCTAGTGCCAATACTAAACCATTCGTTGCTATTTTAGAGCCGTATTGCATTTGTTATTATTTTTACACTTTATAATCCAAATCTACCTTTTGTAGCGTTGTAATTTTGTAATACTTCTGCGGCAGATAAAGCTCTATTATATATTTGCACTACAGCGCCATTTCCTTTCCAAGTTTGTGCGGCTGATCTATTAAACAAAGTTGGAATTAGTGCTGGTGTAGTATATGCAGTTCCAGTACCAACAAGAACTCCATTAACATAATATGATGCAGAAGAACTGCCTGATGGTTTAGATAATGAAACATATACCCATTGATTTCTGTAAACTGTTGTTGTTGTATAACGAGATTCATCAAATTCTATTTGTCCAGAAGTGTTCCACCATATCATAGGGCTTGTGGACAGACTGTCAACAAAATTTTTATAAGTAGATGTACTCTCTGTTGAATATAACCACCCACAATAAGTTACTGACTGTCCTGATGTTGTTGCAAATGAAGTAGTTACATAATCATTCACGCCATCAAATACAATAGTACCACCAACATCAGAACTATAAGTTGGTCCATTTGTTAATGTTCCATTATTACTATTTCCACTAACGTCAATCCAAGTTGTACCTGCTCCAGCATAACTATATGGATTACCAGCGTCAAGATTTAATACTAATCCTTGTTGTACAATTGTATTTGCAAATTTTGACTTTAGAGCTTCGTAATTTTGACTTATTTCAGCTTGAGATAAAGCTCGACTATAAACAGAAACATTGTAAACGCTACCTGTTAAATATCTACCAGCAGTAAATCCTTGTACTTGACCCACTAAAAATCCATCTGTTAATCCAGTATAAGATATATTACCAGTGACTGTAGTCGCTGAAGCCTGCAAAACTCCATTCACATAAACTCTTTGATTTGTGCCATCATAAGTTCCTACTACATAATAAATTTGGTCATTATTTGGAGTTACTCCAGAACTTTGCTGCAGATAATTTCCTGATCCGCCACCTATAGAAAATCTTATCGGTCCTCCACTAGTTCCTATCCAATATCCAGCTATCCCAGTGTCGCCATATCCAGCTATAAATTGAACACTTTGACCATTATTTACTGTTTTAAAAAAAGCCGCAATTGTTACGTTATTTACTTGCAGTGAAGAATTTGGGCCTACTTTAATAAAATCATTAGAGCCATCAAATCTAAAAGCGCCTTTATTATAATAATCATAAACTGGCATGTTAGCTGTAGTTCCATCTCCTAGTAATCCATTATCATTAAAGCCACTCAAATCAATAATACTTCTATCAGTATTAGATATACCCCATTTTTGTCCAAGATATGTGTGGACTTGTTTCATTTCTGTAGAACTTAATGATCTATTAAAAATAAGTATTTCACACATATCTCCATTATAAAAACGTCCGCCTCCATTTCCCCAATAACCAATTGCCAAACCAGTAGTATATTGTGCTGTGTTTTCAAAAACAGTTCTGCTAGTTTGAACAGTTCCACTTATATAAGGGGTTGCAGTTGCGCCAGATTTATTTAATGATAATAATTGAATAACATTATCAGTATAGGTCCAAGGACTTGCGGATGCATCTACAAATGTGGAACCGTTTCCATTTGCATAATAAAATTGACTTAAATCATTTACACGTTGTATAACAAATCCATACGCACCTCCAAAGCCATGATAATTATCAATTAATACTGCATAATTATAAATTTGAGTAGAAGGTTTATAAATTATAAAAATACTAGCATCGGTTGGAAGAGATATGCCAGAAGATATCGTCATATAATCAAGACGACTGGCAGCATTAAAAAATACGCTTTTTCTACTATTATTAGTTGTATTTCTAGATGGCTGCTGCGATGTCGTAGATTGACTAGCGTGAAAATTATTTCCACTCTTATCTCTCCATTGACTTACAACGGTTCCCGAACTATAACTAAATGTTGTGTCATCAGAAGCATCAAGCCAAAGAAGCAATCCGCCTTTCACTGGTAAATCTGTTGTTGGATATGATTTATTTTGTGATGCATCTAAACACATCACTAAACCATCGGTTGTAATTCTTGGACTATATCTTAATGCCATATTTTATATATATTGTGTTTTAGCTGATTGATAATTAGCAGAGACTTCTGATGCAGAGATCTCTCTATTATACATTCTTATTTCACCCATTTCACCATTCCAATGCGCTGTACCAGACCCACGATAACCAAGTCCTCTAGGAGTTGTACCAGATCCAATGCTAGTTACATTTTGACGACCATTTGCAGCTTGTAATGTTGATGTGGTTGATTCTAAATTTCCGTTCAAATAGACTTTGATAGTACTTCCGCTCCATGCGTATACTACATGATACCATACGTTTGCGGAGATGGTTGATATAGATCTAGCGCCAGTATTAAATCCACCATTATTATCAAACCAACCACTACCATTTCCCAAATCGCTTCCAAAAGCAACTGTGCCGCTAGTAGCGTATAAAGAAAACCATACAACATTTTCTTGAATATAAATTTGCTGATAGTTACCTGACGTAGGTAAACTATAACACTTTAACCAAAATTCCCATGTACCGGCTGTTTGTCCCGAATTGATATTTGATGCAAAATTGATATAAGAACTCGACGCACTATCAAAAACCATTGGCCCACCTTTTATTCTCGGTAAACCAAAATTTATATGAGCTACTTGAGAAGGATTTGTTGTATAGTTTTCATACGCCCATCCAAAAGCATTTCCTTGTCCCAATCCCGGCTGTCCAATTAATATCCACTCAGGAGCAGCTATATAATCAGATTCTAAAAATCCAGCAGGTTTTCCTAAATCAGTTAAGATATCTCTTACTGTTGAATTGTAAGTATCTGCTCTGTGGCTGCCCATTACTATATAAGTAGCTTTTGGATAAGAAGATTTTATTGTATTATAATTAGATGCAAATAATGCTAATTGAGCAGAAGTTATTCCTGCTCCTGAATAATTATCATAACAATGCCCACTAAGGTATGCACCGCCAAAAAAACTATCAGCAACCCAAGCTGCACCATTTTCATCCCATGCCCACAAATGTAATGCTCTACTTGCATCATAAGTTTTAGCTCCTGACCTAACATTTAATCCCGGTGTTATACCCTGTCTATTCGCTGCGTCTCCACCATAAGAGCCTTCTGGATAATCAATAGCAAATGCAGTATAATAAGTTTTATTTTTATTATATATTTTATTTGTAAATGGATAATTAGTGCCTGAAACTAAATCAACGACCCCATCAGTGCTTCCATTATACAATCCACATCCTAACTGAGTCATTTTTCTACGACTAGTAGCAAATGAATCCAATGCTAACACCAATCCACTCCTAACTATTTGCGGCCCATTATTTACTGTACTCATATTTTATATTCCATAAGTTGCACGGGTTGCATTGAAATTTTGTAATATTTCTGCGGCAGTTAACGCTCTATTATAAGCTTTAATATTTGAAATGATACTATTGCATGGCCAATTAGCGTCTCCTCCGCCAATAAAATATGGAGTAGTAGAAGTGTATTGTCTTAATTGTTTAGTTAATGTATTGCTATCTACTAAAGCTCCATTTATATATAATTTTCTAGTACCTTCTTCTACATTTGCTATATAAATACCGTGATACCAAGTATTTAAACTTAAAGTTACGCCTAAAGACGCATTTGTTGCGTCATTATACCATGTTGTAATATATATAGCATTTGAAGGTGATTTATAATGACCAAATCCCTCGTGATATCCCTGTCTTCCAAAAAGATAACCGTCATATAATCCGGGAGGAGTTCCTAATAATTTAAACCAGATTTCATAAGTATGAGTATTGTTGCTCAAACTATCTAACACTGAATTAGCTACTGGAGTTATAAATTGCCCTCCAGCATTTCCATTAAAATAAAATCCTCCACTATCAAATGAAATAGCAGAACTAGTAAGATCAATATTATAATTATTTCCACTTATATCTAATAAACCACCACCACCAGCAACAGTATTAGCTGTTCTACTTCCTAAAACTAATGGAGTAACATAAGCTTTTTGTTCAATTTGATAACCAAAATACGCAAGTTTTTCACCAGCAGTATCACCTGTATAACTACTCATGTATACTCCTGTTTCATTAGATTGAGTAGTAAATGTTGCAGTTAATCGTATCCAAGTTCTTCTCGGCCAATTTAAATAATTTGTATCTCCATTATATCCAAAATACGCCAACTCATTATTGTTAATATTCGCTCTTACATAAGGCGGTGCTTGCATGGACCCTCCACTAAACCAATAATAAATAGACATCGAATATTGAGTGCTTCCTGAAATGGGAATAATTGATGAACCTAATTGTTGATTTCCAACTACCGTAACAGTTGAACTAAATATTCTTAAATTTGAAGTATCTACATTTAATATTACTGGTTTATCAATACTTGTATCATTATCATTAAAAACAGCATTCCCTGAATTAACCCACCAATTACTATTTGAATTTAAAAAATTGTTGGTAGCATATGCAATATTTGTAGTAGCTTGTCCCCTAAAACTTTTAATAAATTCACGGTTATAATATAACTGTAAATCTTTCTTTACTACTCCTCTATTGGCATGCTGAACGGACATACATATACTTACACCTTAAAAAAACTTAAGGCTTAATAATATGTGGCGCGAAAAGATTCTCTGTCGCGGGCGCTTGCGCGGGCTCCTGCGCGGGCGCGGGAAGAACGGCTTTTAATTTATTTTCGATCTTCTTCGTCAAAACCAAACCAGCCTCAGCGGCAGCAACGCCTCTGGCTCTTACTGCAATGTCAATAATCTCTAGCATAACCTGAGCTTCATTAATCGTGTAGTCTACTGAAATTGTTTTATCCATATTGCTTATATTATATAAAATTAAAAAAGAATCACAAAAATTTTTCTACATGTTGTTTGTAGCTTTCTTGGAAGTTTCCTCTGTAATCAAAATATTTATTTTCTATGTTAGAGAATCCATCTTTTTGGGCACAGAGTAAATCAGCCGCAGCAAAGCATTTATTATTCTCTTGGAACTCTCTTACGAAGTACCAGTCTATGGCTTCATATTCTCTTGAGAAATTTAAGACTTGAAGTTCTGTTTCTAGTTTTAAGTTTTGAAGTATTTTGTTTATACCTTTCTTGGAATAAGATACAGCATGCAAGCAAAAACATGTCTTGGCTTTTATTAAATTTTTGGAATACTTTTCTGTAGCTTCATAATCGTATCCTTTAACAAAAAACCCCCCAAGATAAAAAACATCCCAATCACTTGGCAATTCTGCTATGCTTTTGTTTATTTGAGCGTTTACTATTTCTTTATCTTTTAGGAATAAAAAGTCATCCTCAAAAACAAGAACATTAGAGTAGTCATTTTTCTGGGCTTCTTTTAGAATGTTGTAATGAGAAAGAGCGCAGCCAACTTGAGCATTTTGTTTAAGGCTCAAAGCCGGGTGCGCACAGAGTGTTCCTTCTGTTTTCTTTACTCTCTCTAAAATATCTAGATGAGAAAACTGAGAGATGCAATTTTCCCACCTATCTGATCTACTTTTTAAATTTATACAATATATTTGCTCAAAAAAATCAAAACAATTACTCATTAATAAACATTATCTTCTTTCCAAAGCCGAGACTCTAGATTTTAGTTCATTAATTTGTGCTTGTTGTTCTTTTATTGCTTCTGTTAGTACTGCTGTTATTCTTGGATAATCCAAAGATCTAGCGTCTGGACAGTCGTCGCTTAGTTTCCAAGTGTTTACCAATTCTGGAAGTACTTGTTCTATTTCTTGGGCTATAAATCCAATAACTGGAGTATTTAAAGTATAGCCATCTCTTATATTATTTATGAATTCATTCCATTCGTATGTAACGCCACGCAGCTTCATTATTTTTTGAAGAGCGTTTTCAATTGGTTTTATGTTTTTCTTGAATCTAAGATCAGATGATGTTGGGAAAGATGTGGCGTGAGCATTTCCATTGACATCCAAAGTGTAAGATGGAGAGACTCCAACTCCTAATATGTTTGCGCCGTTCGCTAAAAATAATTTATCACTACTACCTGCAAACCATTTTAATACGTCGCCAGTTTCACCGCTTTGCATATAGTTGTACCACTTTGGTGTGCCACCAGTCGCCCATTGATAGCCTCCTTGATAGCTGGTACTTGTTCTATTTACTATATAATAAGCTGCTCCCGCTCCACCATTTAAAGTAATTTGAGAAGTTCCGTCGTCAGTTTCAAGAGAGTTGCCTAGAGTTGTGCTTGCAGTGAACTTAGCTATTCTATTAGTTGTGCCGCTTGCATTTGCTGCGCCTTGAGACCCTTGAGAGCCTTGAATTCCTTGAGAACCCTGAGACCCAGTAGAACCTTGAGACCCAGTAGATCCAGTGCCACCAGAAGTGCCAGATGATCCTCCACCAGCAGAACCTTGCGAGCCTTGAGATCCTTGAGAACCTTGCGATCCTTGGACGCCTTGCGACCCTTGGATTCCTTGCGACCCTTGAATTCCTTGCGAGCCTTGAATTCCTTGCGATCCTTGGATTCCCTGAGAGCCTCGAATTCCCTGCGAACCTTGAATTCCCTGCGAACCTTGAATTCCTTGCGACCCTTGAATTCCTTGCGAGCCTTGAATTCCTTGCGACCCTTGGATTCCCTGAGAACCTTGAATTCCCTGCGAACCTTGAATTCCTTGCGACCCTCGAATTCCTTGCGAGCCTTGGATTCCTTGTGAGCCTTGGATTCCTTGAGAACCTTGGATACCTTGAGAACCTTGGATACCTTGAGACCCCTGGATTCCTTGCGACCCTTGAATGCCTTGAGATCCCTGGATTCCTTGCGATCCTTGAACTCCTTGTGAGCCTTGAGACCCAATTCCTCCCGTTCCGCCAGTAGCGCCAGCAGATCCTGACGTTCCTGAAGAACCAGAGCTTGCAGCATTAACTTTAGTTTTGACAGCTCCATCTGCATCAATTACTAGGCAATTTGTGCTGCTGCTTGTAGTTATACCAGTAAATCTAATGGTGCCAGAAACGTCTAAAGTATAGAGAGGATTGCTTTGGCCTATTCCAACTTTATTATTTTTAAGAACAAAGTCTCCGCTGCCATACTGCCCAAGCACGACTCTGTCGTCAGCGAAGACTTCCATTACTGGCAATCCTGCGCTATTATTTACTGACATTAACGAATCAGATAAATCATCAACTACAGAAAAGAGTGTCCCGTTTGTGCCGTCTGCTCTAACTAATGTCGCGCCAGCAGTTGTTGAGTTTACATGAAGCTTGCCTGAAGGAGTCGTAGTGCCTATACCCACATTTCCGCCACCATCTGATTTAATGGTCATGCGGGTGGTCATTGTCCCGCCTACATTTTGTCTGAAATATATATCTCCATATATAAATCCTGCCGTTGTTGGATATGTATTGTCTATATATGAAATCGCGCTAGATGGATTATATATAAGATGTAAGCCCCAAGTATCAGAATTATTATAACTAATCTTTATGCCATGATCGCTAGTGCTTGTATTATTTATTCTAATGAACGCATTCGTGCCATTTACATTTAGTAATGTATTTGGGTTTGTTGTGCCAATACCCAAATTGCCAACATCGCTTAAAAACATTGAAGAGGTAAATGTTCCTCCTGAGCCAGACCAAGAAGTCCCGCCGCCGAAAGATAAAGCGCCATTTGCAGACTGTATTATTGCTGGATTATTTACTCCTGAAGAGTCTTGATTACCCATTAACAAATATTGAATCCCGGCAGTATTTGTTATTGATAAAACGTCTGCTACTGTTAGCCTTTGGCTTGCGGTTGTTGTGCCGATGCCTACATTACCACCATTAAAATAAGAAACTCCACTAGCCCTTAATTTCACTGGCTCTGAAAATGTGGTGTAAGAACTATTGTATTCATTAGCAGTAAATGTAATTACTGTCAATTGATCTGCCGAATACCAACCCCTATTATTATCATAAAAAAAGGCATTAACTCTTGTGGCTCCAGCGGCAGTTTTTTGCCCGAATCCCCAAAAATATCCGCTATTATCGCTGACATAACTATCGAATCTATTGTATGGATAAGTATTAGACATTGGACCAATTTGAATATTTGATCCATTACTTGTATCTTGAAGTTTTAAACTAACTCCTGAAACATGCAAAAGAGCGCTAGGGCTTGTTGTGCCAATTCCAATACTGCCACCAGACTCGTATATAATAGAATTATTTAAAGTAGAAGCTGAATTAAACTTAGCGACATACCCTGAAGATCCAGAAAGACTTGCACTAGACCCTTGAGAGCCTTGGACACCTTGCGATCCTTGGATACCTTGCGATCCTTGGATACCTTGGGAACCTAAAGACCCTCTAGAACCTATAGAGCCAAGAGATCCAAAAGATCCTTGAATGCCCTGCGAGCCCTGAACTCCTTGAGATCCTTGGATGCCCTGTGAACCTTGGATACCTTGGGAGCCTTGAGAGCCTGTTCCTCCAGAAGTTCCCGAAGAACCAGCAGATCCCGATGATCCTGAAGTGCCAGGATTACCTTGTCCTCCTTGCGAGCCTTGAATGCCTTGAGAACCTTGAATACCCTGCGAACCCTGAATCCCCTGAGACCCTTGAATACCTTGCGACCCTTGAATACCTTGAGACCCCTGAATTCCTTGCGAACCTTGGATTCCTTGAGACCCTAAAGATCCTCTAGAGCCTATAGAGCCAAGAGATCCAAAAGATCCTTGAATGCCCTGCGAGCCCTGAATCCCCTGAGACCCTTGAATACCTTGCGAGCCTTGAGACCCAATTCCTCCCGTTCCGCCAGTAGCACCAGCAGATCCTGACGTTCCTGAAGAACCAGAAGTTCCAGAGCTTGCGGCATTGATTTTTGTCTTTACTGCGCCATCGGCGTCTATTACTAAACAATTAGTACTAGAGCTTGTAGTTATACCAGTAAACCTAATTGTACCACTAACATCAAGAGTATATAAAGGGTTGCTTTGCCCAATTCCTACTTTGTTATTTTTTAATACGAAATCTCCGCTGCCATATTGTCCAAGAACAACTCTATCATCAGCAAAAACTTCCATTACAGGAAGCCCCGCGCTGTTATTCACAGACATTAAAGAGTCACTCAAATCGTCAACAACAGAAAACAATGTTCCATTTGTACCATCAGCTCTAATTAAAGTATCTCCTGCTGTTGTTGAATTTACATGAAGCTTTCCAGATGGAATAGTTATTCCTACGCCAACGTTTCCAGCTCCATTTATATTTAAGATGTCACTTTGGTTCCATAAGCTGAAAGATAAGCGATTGGCCGTGCTTCCGACGCCAGCTTTATAGAAGCCAATGAATGCGCTATTATAGTTGCTTAAAGCATATCCAAATCCTAATCCATATAATGTAGCAGTATCTGCTAAAGTAGTATCAAAAGCTGTGATTGCTCTCGAAGAATTAGTTACGATTGCCAGTTTGGAAGCGTATGTAGAATAAGCGCTAGTCGTGCCTATGCCGATATAAGTATTAGCGTCCTGATATATTACTGAATTATCTAACGTGGTAGATGAATTAAATTTTGAAATATATCCAGAAGTGCCTGAAAGACTTGCGCTAGACCCTTGAGACCCTTGGATTCCTTGCGACCCTTGGATTCCTTGTGAGCCTTGGATTCCTTGCGAGCCTTGGATTCCTTGCGACCCTTGGATTCCTTGCGACCCTAAAGATCCTCTAGAGCCTATAGAACCAAGAGACCCAAAAGACCCTTGGATTCCTTGAGACCCTTGAATTCCCTGAGACCCCTGAATTCCCTGAGAACCTTGGACGCCCTGTGAACCTTGAATACCTTGCGACCCTTGGATTCCTTGAGAGCCTTGAGAGCCTGTCCCACCAGAAGTTCCTGAAGAACCGGCAGACCCTGATGATCCTGAAGTGCCAGGATTGCCTTGACCTCCTTGCGATCCTTGGATTCCCTGAGATCCCTGAATTCCCTGAGAGCCCTGAATTCCCTGCGATCCTTGGATTCCCTGAGAACCCTGAATTCCCTGAGAGCCTTGGATTCCCTGAGAACCCTGAATTCCCTGAGAGCCTTGGATTCCTTGCGACCCTTGGATTCCTTGCGACCCTAAAGATCCTCTAGAGCCTATAGAACCAAGAGACCCAAAAGACCCTTGGATTCCTTGA